ACCACTAACTGATAGTTATAAACATTTTGGAACTAGAATGAGAATTATTGGCAAGATTGAAAATGATGCTAATCGTGGACAAACACCAGTAGGTGCATCAACTTACTTTATAGTTCCAGGAACAACTCCAGATAAAAATATTACTATTGCTGGTGGCTCAGGTGGGCTTGGGGTTATGCTTAATCCAGCAACAAACAATGGATATTATTTTGAAATCATCGCCCTGGGTGCAAACAATTTAAATGATACTCAAAAAGATAATGTTAACAATATTATGTTTTATAAAATAAAGAACTCTGATACTGGTGCGGTACCAGTAAAGTTATGGGAAGGTCTTACTAACATTATTGTTGATGATGGAAAATTTACTGGACAATATAGAATGGCCTCTGAAGAAAATCCAACGGTATATGATTTATCTGTAGAGTATCAAAACATAGGTGCAAAGAGAAGATTCTTTCTTTATATAAATAACAACCTAGTTGCAACAGTAGATGATCCTGAGCCACTTCCAGTTTACAATAATATGGCACTATTTGTTCGTGGATCATCAAGAGTGATGTTTGAAAATGTTTATGCTTTGACTAACAACTATACACAAAACACATCATTTAAACTGGATACACCTGTTAACTCAGTATTTGGTGATTCAGAACTAAATGCTAATGACTCATTTAGAAAATATGCAATGAGTGGAATCGTTCAGTCAACATATTTATCTGGTATTAGTTCTTATCAGCCACCAGAGCATAAGATGTATTTTGAAGAATTTGGAACAATAATGAGAGAGGCAGCATCATTTAATGTAAGATACGATAAAGCATATCCTGCCCTCTACGCAAAGATGTCTCCTACATTTAATAGAATTAAGGGATACACAGTCTCTGGGTTTAGGGCGGGATCTTATGGAGCAGAGTTCCTAATTTTTAATGCAACTGATACAGCATTAAGCCTTGATGAAACAAGTGGAAACTATTTAAGAATTCAAGGTATAACATTTACACAGCAATCAAATAACGACTTGACGGTAGATGAATATTTTTCAAAGAATAGCGATTTCTCAGATCCACAATTTAACGGAACTACGCTTGTATCATATCCAAACAAAGTTGCAAAAGATTATGAGGATATCAAGTTAAGCAGAATGTCCTACGGTAAAAAGGATTTTAATCTACAGGTTGAATATATTCAAACACAGGATGATGCAAATAATTTAATGTCTTGGATTATTAAGAAGATAATGAAGCCAAGAAAGTCTGCTGGTGTAAAAATCTTTGCAAACCCAATGATACAATTAGGAGATATTGTTACATTAGACTATGTTGAGCATGGTGTAGATATAATTGGAAGCACTGACTCAAGGTTTGTTGTTTATAATATTGAATATTCAAGAAATCAGTCTGGACCAGAAATGACAGTATTTTTAAGTGAGGTAGTGTAATGGCAACAGACGCAATAGCAAATCAACCATTAGCAACATCTTCTACAGCATCGGCATCCTCAGTTAAAATTGCCACACCAGAACTAGTTGCATTAAGCAATAAGCCATTAGATATTGACATAATGGCAGACCTAATATTTGAAAATATTGGGGGGCAAGAATTAATAAACATAGCAAGAAATGATATTATTAATGGACAAGATGTGCTGTATAGCCCTATTACAAATATGCAAAATATATATCTGCAATATAATCCTAATAATATAGTTAGACTTCAGGATACAGCGGATACATATTTTAAGAATTTTCCTATCAGATTTGAATCAAAGTCTCCAACAGTTGGAACTGGTCCCAATGGCGAGATAGTTTATATTGATTCAACTACTGGAGATCTTGTTATAAATGTTTATAATCTTGAGCCTGGAGAGCAGGTAGATGTCCAGATATTGAACTCTGGAGACTTCCTTGATGGTACAATATATGGAGTGGAGTAATAATGATAACTAATACTGGTAAAAATATTTTAGCAAAGTATCTTGTTGGGCAGGCACCAGCCTACGCCTCATATATTGCTATTGGATGTGGAGCAACACCACTAGATACAACAGATACGCTTGGTGACTACTCAAGCAAAGATTCTTTAGATTTTGAAATGTTTCGTGTTCCAATCACATCTCGTGGATATGTTGTAGAGAATGGTCAGTCAAAGATTGTATTTACAGCAGAACTTCCAACAGAAGAAAGATACGAGATTACAGAAGTTGGACTGTGGTCCGCTGGCGCAAACCCAACAGCGGGAGCCTATGACAGTAAAACAATTTATTCATTTAGCACAAATGAAAACTGGGAAGACCATGTTACAGATGAAACATCTTATCAGGTAGTATCTAAATATGGACCACTAGATGATAGCGATGCAGATAATATTATTAATGATATAACAGTAACAAGGGGTGGATCTTCTGTTGTTACAAAAACATTTCAGACAAATGCAGATAATAAAATTTTTACAAATCAAGAAAGAGCATCAAGATATGAGCGTTGTCGATTTTTAAATAACATAATGGTTATTCGTGGAGATCATGCAGATTTAGATGTTTCTGGAAATCATTTAGTTGTTAATAACTCAACATCAGATCACCTTCACCTTACTGGCGCTGCTTTAGATTTCAATAAAAACTCACCAACTGATGAATTGAAATTGGCATTTGCTGTTTTTAATAAAGACGGAGAGTCTAGTATTCAGCCAGATGAAGTTAGAATACTTCTTGAGTTTGCTTCATCAGATATACATGGAACAGGCCAATGGGCAAGATTTGAAGTAATCCTTGATGAGGTAGATTTTTCTACAAATAGATATTTTGTTATAAAAAAGCAGTTGCAGGAACTATACAAGAGTTCTGCATTTACATGGAATGCAATAGATCTTGTAAAGTTTTATGTTACTGTAATAAAAAATAATGAACCTAGCAGTGATTATTATGTTGGATTAGATGCCTTGAGGCTAGAAAATAAAACATCTGCTAACCCAATTTATGGACTTACTGGTTACTCTGTAATTAAAAATACAGGTGCAGAAACAATTATAAAGTTTGCTAATACAACAAACCATATTGAGTTTAGATTTGGAATGGATGTTTTGTAATGGCTGATGCTGGTGTTAAAAAGGTAATTATTAAAAAAGAAGATCTTCCAGCATTTCATGGAAATACACAACAGTATTCTGTTAGATATAGGATAGTCTCTGAAGACAAGAACAGATATTCTCACTGGTCTCCATACTATTCAGTTGCTGCGCCAACTGCACCTACAACAGAGTATTCCGCTACTGTAACTAATAGCACTATTAATGTTGTTTGGTCAAAGCCAACGGGATCTGAAATAAAAAACTATTATGTTTATTTCAAGATAAATGGTGGTGCATGGACATATATTGCTGCAACAACATCTACTCAATTTTCAACACTACTACAAAACACTGTTTCCACTATACAGGTTGCCGTACAAGTTCCAACATATCCAAAGTCATACTTTGCATCAGCAGCATTATTTACCTCTCCAGAAATAGAAGTAATGGTATAATAGAATAACTATGGCAAAAATTCCACTTCCAGAAAGAGGTCAACCTCTAGATGTAACATATATTTCACAACTTGCTCAGGCAGTTAATGAAATCTCATCAGATGTATCTTCAGCAACATATAAGTATACATCTGTAGACACACCAACTGCTGGAAGACAAAATGTCAAATCCTCTGAGGCAAGAGTAATTGGTGGATATGTAAATGTTATTAATAGTGGATCAATTACAGCAGGCGAAGAAAAATCATTTGTTTATGATTTCTCTGGAGAATTTAAGTATGCTCCTGTAGCAACTGCAACACCAATTAACATTGGAAATACGGTTGCTGGAAAAAATGTAACAGTAGTTCTTAAAAGTATAACTACCTCTGGAGTTGAGGGTATTGTTAGATTTAATACATCTGGAGATGTATCAATTGCTGTTAACCTAATAGTTATCGGCATACCAAACTAATGTTAAAATGTTTTAGATGCAACGGTAGAATGTTTATTGATAGACAGTACAGTACCATCTCACACCTTGAGATATATTGTATGAAATGTGGCTCAAGAAGTTTCTTTCATCCGCCACAAGAATCTATGGAGGGCGCATGGCTGTTAAAAAAGGAACTATTGCGAGTGAAGGCTACAATGTCCTCCCTGTAATTACAGGCAATAAAAAAGTTTGGTTTCTTAATGGAGACCTAGTTAGAATTCATCATCTAAATAAATCCAATGGAATTATGTCTGTTTATAATATTACAAAAGATCAAATTGAAAGTTGTTTAATTAATGATTTTAAAAAGAAAAGAGAACGAGCATATACAGTTGGAGAGACTGCTGATTTAGTTAATCGTCATAAAAAATATATGCCATCATTAATGAAGCGTGGTGTAATACCTTTTCCAATGGGTTCACAAAAAGGTGGTGCAAGAGGTTTTCGTGTAAGATCATATTACTCTGAATCACAAGTAAAAGAGATACGTGATATACTTGCTTCATATCATATGGGTAGACCACGCAAAGATAAATTAATAACAAATGATATTACGCCCAGCAAGCAAGAGTTGACAAGAAGAATGGGCGATGGTATACTTACATATACGAGAACAGAAGATGGACGATTTATTCCAGTGTGGAGTGAATCTATTTAACGAAGGGTATGAAATGCAAAACGAAGAAACAAAGGTATCTGTTACACTTGGATACACGCTTAATCTTGGTAACTTTCAATCACTAAGACTTGATCTTGGTATTATTGATAGTAAGCGTGACGGAGAAAATACAAACGATGCATTTGAGCGTGTGTATAAGTTTGTTGAAGATAAGTTAACTGAAAAGATTAACGAAGCAAAGGCTGAGATTAACGAATAATGGCAGAACGCAAAGACCGCATGGCTTTGCTTTCAAGATACAGCAAGTATCACACCGCAAGGTATGAATCAAAGCCATCTCTAAACTTAAATGTTGAGCAGTGGGCATCTGATGCCCTTGTTGAATCATACACATTGCCAGGATGCTACGATATACTTGAATATTACTTTTCAGTTGCAGAGAATCCTTCGTGGAACTACTTTGCATACAATGCAGAAAAAATATTGCAGGCACAAAAAGATAAGAAGAAGGATGATGAAGAAAGAGCAGAACGTAGACGAATGGCAAAGGAGTGGCTAAGTGAATAATACAGAAGCAAAGGTAATCTCAGCAGTCCTTAATGATAAGCAGGTCCATGTTCTACTTCAGGCAAACATCGATAACCTACTAAGAACCCATAACGATGTCTGGGAGTTTATTAGAAATTACTTTGAGCATAATAGTGCTGTTCCACCAATGAATCTAGTCATTGATAAATTTAGAGATTTTCAACCAGTCGATGGAGTTGGTGCAACAAAGCATCACCTTGAAGAATTACAAACAGAATATTTAACTGATAGCCTTAAGGATATCTTACGGTCTGCTGCAGGAGTTGTTCAGCAGGGTGAAGGCAATAAAGCACTAGAAGATCTTATCACCCAGACTTCAGAACTAAAAAAGAATACATCTGCAATTCGTGATATTGATGTAACAGATTTAGAATCAGCCATTGCATACTTTGAAAATCTTAAGGTGCAACAGGCAGCAGGCCATGTTGGAATTAAAACCAATCTGCCAGGGTTTGATAATTATCTTCCTTCTGGAATTATGCCAGGGCAGTTAGGAGTCTTTCTAGCATATCCAGGTATCGGAAAGTCATGGATGGCTCTATACTTTGCTGTACAGGCCTGGAAACAAGGCAAGACACCACTTGTAATCTCCCTTGAAATGAGTGAGACAGAAGTTCGTAACCGTGTATTTACCATTATGGGTGAGGGTCTTTGGTCTCATAGAAAGTTATCAAACGGAGATGTTGAACTTGATACATTAAAGGCTTGGCATGCAAAGCATCTGCAAGGCAAACCAGAATTTCACATTATCTCTAATGATCAAGGTGGAGAGATTAACCCATCCGTTCTTCGTGGAAAAATCGATCAGTATAAGCCAGATTTTGTAATCGTTGACTACCTTCAGTTAATGTCACCAAACCAAAAGTCAGATAATGAAACTGTGCGAATGAAGAACCTTTCACGAGAACTCAAACTAATGGCTATTGGTGAAGAAGTCCCAATCATTGCTATTTCATCAGCAACACCTGATGACGCTAATGATTTAACAAGCGTTCCAACACTTGGTCAAACATCTTGGTCTAGACAGATTGCCTACGATGCTGACTGGGTTATTGCACTAGGCCGTGCACAAAATAGCGATGTCATTGAGTGTGCCTTTAGAAAGAACCGTAACGGATTTATGGGTGATTTCCTTGTTCAAGTTGACTTTGACAAGGGATATTACAGATATAAAGATTTTGAAGATAAGTAGGTATAATATGTTACATGGCGAACTATCACCACAAGCCTATCAAGAAGTTCAATTTGAGCGGAGTTATCCACGATGAATCTGCACTTGGTAGACTTAAAATGGAATATATTAGACTCCTTGAGTCTGAGATGCGCCTGTCTGGATATGTTCCAAGGCTTGACATTGTTCCAGATTTTACGGTAGACTATAACGAGAAGAAAAAATATTTTGAATTTGAATTAACAGTACATGGTATACATACAGGGAGAAAACAGAGCGAATGGATAGAGGGAATAGACGGTACCAAAGCAATCTATACACAAAAGAGCAAATCAAAAGAGTCCTTACGGGAACAGGTGTAACGATTGAGTCTGAGATTGATTCAGACTATATAATTTTTTGTCCATACCATAATAATAATAGAACCCCTGCAGGAGAAATAGATAAGTTTAATGGAACATTTTTTTGCTTTTCTTGTCAGAAAGTTGCAGACCTAGTAGAGTTTACAATGCATATGTCTGGTCGTACATATTTTGAGTCCATAAGATTTATTAAAAGCAAAGAAACAGAATCTGATATTACAAAAGAAGTCAATAAACAATTATTTGAAAAGCCTGAGTTTGTTCCATTCGATGAATTAATTTTAAAAAGACTTAACAATAATCTTAACACATCAGAAAGAGCAAAGGATTATTTTACTTATAGAAAAATATCCTTAGCATCTTGGTCAAAGTTTTCTTTAGGGTATTCAGAAAAACAAGATATGGTTACTGTGCCAGTTCATAGTCCAGATGGAATGCCAGTAGGATTTGTTGGTAGATCAATTGAGGGCAAAGAATTTAAAAATACTCCAGGTCTTCCAAAAGCAAAGACTTTATTTAATTTGTACAGAGTAAAGACAGCAGACAAGGTTTATGTAGTGGAATCATCATTTGATGCTATCCGCTTAGATCAAGTAGGCTTTCCAGCAGTTGCAACGCTTGGTGCTAATGTATCAAACACACAGATAGAATTGCTTCAAAAGTATTTCAATAACATTATAGTTATTGCAGATAATGATGAAGCGGGAGGAAACATGAAAACTAAGATAATTGAAAAACTTGGTTCTCGTGTGTCCGTTATAAAACTAAATAAACAATACAAAGATATAGGCGATATGGACGATAAGTCAATTCAAGAACTGGACTTTCAGTTTGACAAATCAATACAGTCTATGCTAAACTAATATAAAGAACAAGGAGAAACAAATGAGCGTAATTAAAGGACTAAAAGAAATCAATGCACTACTTGACAAGCCAAAGTTTGAAAGCACTGGGCAAAAGGTTAAGTGGGTAAAGTTGGCTGATGGACAATCAGCAAAGATCCGTTTCGTTGAGGAACTAGATCAAGATTCAGCAAACTACTCAGATGCTCGTGGGCTATCTGTTGTAGTTGCAGAACACACTAATCCAAAGGATTATAAGCGCAAGGCTGCATGTACACAAGAATCAGAAGGTCGTTGCTTTGGTTGTGAGATGGATCGCAAGGAACCAAAGAGTGGCTGGAGAGCACGTATGCGTTTTTATTGCAACGTACTAATTAATGATGGTACAGAAGACCCATACATTGCTGTATGGTCACAGGGTATCTCAAAGCAATCAGCATTCAATAACATTCGTGAGTATGCACTTGATACAGGTAGCATCTCAAACCTTGAGTGGAAGTTAAAGCGTAATGGTCAGGGAACTGAAACTAGTTACACTCTTCTTCCAAGCAAGCCAGACTCAGAGCCATTCAATTGGGATGGTTTTGAATTTTTCAACCTAGAAAAGGTTGTTCGTGAAGTTGTGTATCCAGAGCAAGAAGCATTCTACTTTGGATTCGATACACCTTCTGTTACCAGCACAAACATCGACTGGTAATAGATGAATTACGTAGGCTTACACGTACATACCCACTATTCCCTCTTTGACGGAATCGCTACTCCAGAAGAATACGTTGACCGTGCAGTTGAGTTAGGGATGCCAGCAATTGCCATCACTGACCACGGTACTTTATCTGGGCATAGGGAACTGCACCGTATTGCAAAAGCGAAGGGTATTAAGCCTATACTTGGCGTAGAAGGCTATATGTGTCAAGATAGATTCGACACTAGAGATAAGTCTGAAAGAGACGGAGATCTAGATTTAGTCTATAACCATATAGTTCTTCTCGCCAAGAACCAAATTGGGTTGGAAAACCTAAATAAAATTAGCGAGATATCTTGGACAGAAGGATATTTCAAGAAGCCACGTTTTGACTTTGAGATTCTTGAAAAGTATTCAGAGGGTATTATTGTTACCTCTGCTTGTCCAAGTAGCGTACTTGTGAAAGCACTTGAGAACAATGAGTTTGCTGTAGCAAAGAAGTACATTGAATGGTTTAAGCGTGTATTCAATGATGACTACTATGTAGAGGTTATGCCACACAATCCCGCAGAAATTAACAAGCAGTTGATTGCATTGGCAGATGAGTTTAAGGTAAAAATTGTTGTAACGCCTGACTGTCACCATAGTCACACAGATCAAAAAGAAATTCAAGAATTTAAGTTACTTCTAAACACACATGTTAAGATTGATAAAGAACACACATTTGAAAAGTCTAAGAAGCAACCAGACATGATGAAGCGCCTTGACTATTTGTATGGTGAAGATAGACAAATTACATTTAATAAGTTTGACATCCATCTACTTTCTTATGAAGAGATGAAGTCTGCCATGGAAGCACAAGGCATTGACCGTCCAGATATTTATGCAAACACATTAGAGATTTCAAACAAGGTAACTGATTATGGAATTCAAGAAGGACTAGATCTTCTTCCAGCACAGTATAAGAATCCAGATAAAGAATTAAAAGAGTTAGCACTTGCAGGTCTTATTGAAAGAGGAATTGAAGATAGACAAGATTACCTAGATAGACTTGATGAAGAGTTGAAGGTAATTAAAGATAAGAAGTTTGCACCATACTTTCTTGTAGTACGAAACATGATTGCTTGGGCAAAGAAGGAAGGCATTATGGTAGGTCCTGGTCGTGGATCTGCAGCAGGTTCTTTACTTTGTTATGCTTTAAGTATTACAGACATTGATCCAATTAAGCATGGTCTACTCTTCTTTAGATTTATCAATCCAGATAGAAATGACTTTCCAGATATTGATACAGATATTCAAGACTCTCGTCGTGAAGAGGTAAAGGACTATCTTGTTAGACAATATCGACATGTTGCATCTATTGCTACATTTCTTTCATTTAAAGATAAGGGTGTTGTACGAGATGTTGCACGAGTATTAAATATACCATTGACAGATGTAAACAAAGTATTGAAGTTGGTTGATACTTGGGATGACTTCTGTACATCAAAATCAACACGGGAATTCCGTGAGAAATATCCAGAGGTAGAAATATATGGTGAACAACTTCGTGGTCGTATTAGAGGTACTGGCATTCACGCTGCTGGTGTTGTCACTAGTAAAGATCCTATTTTTAGATACGCACCAATGGAGACACGTTCTTCTACTGGTAGTGATGAGCGTATCCCTGTTGTTGCGGTGGACATGGAAGAGGCTGAGAAGATTGGTCTAATTAAGATTGATGCTCTTGGATTAAAAACTTTGTCTGTATTAAAAGATACACTTGATATTATTAAGGAGAGAGAAAGTAAAAAGATTGACCTTCTAAAAATTAATATGGATGATGCTAATGTTTATCAAATGCTATCTGATGGATATACAAAGGGTGTGTTTCAGTGTGAAGCAACACCATACACAAATCTTTTGGTAAAAATGGGTGTAAAGAATCTTGCAGAACTTGCAGCATCTAATGCTCTTGTTCGCCCAGGTGCTATGAATACAATTGGAAAAGATTATATTTCTATTAAGCATGGTCGTCAAAATCCAAATTATAAGCACCAAGTTATTAAATCATTTACGGAGGAAACATATGGTTGTATTCTTTACCAGGAACAAGTTATGCAAGCATGCGTACAACTTGGCGGTATGTCCATGTCGGAAGCAGATAAAGTTAGAAAGATCATTGGAAAGAAAAAAGATGCTAAAGAGTTTGACATTTTCAAGGATAAGTTCGTTGCTGGTGCGTCTGCTTACATATCTCCTAATGATGCTAAGGATCTATGGCATGATTTTGAAGCACATGCTGGTTACTCATTTAACAAGAGTCACGCAGTTGCTTACTCAACTCTTTCATATTGGACGGCATGGCTAAAGTACCACTACCCACTTGAGTTTATGTATTCTTTACTTAAAAATGAAAAAGATAAAGATGCAAGAACAGAGTATCTGATTGAAGCAAAAAGAATGGGGATTAGTATTAAACTTCCTCATATCAATGATTCAGATATTGATTTTAAGATTGAAGGTAAGGGTATTCGATTTGGTCTATCAGGTATTAAGTATATCTCAGATAAGATTGCTGAAAGATATATGTCTGCAAGACCATTTAATTCATACAAACAGTTAGAAGAGTTTACCTTTACAAAAGGCAATGGGGTTAACAGTCGTGCACTACAAGCCTTAAGAATTACTGGTGCAGCAACATTTAACGATAACCCAAGAAATGATCAGGAGATTAAAGAAAATTTATATGAATACTTAAATTTGCCAGAGTTTAATTTAACAGTACCATCTCACTATCATGCTTTTATTACATCAGCAGAAGATTATGAAGAAAAAGGTTCTTTTGTTCTCATGGGGATGGTCAAAAGTATTAAAAGAGCAAAGGGTTGGTCAAGAGTAGAATTACTAGATAAAACAGGAAGCGTAGGTATCTTTGATGACGAACAAACAACTATTGAAGCAGGCATATCGTATATCATTCTTGCTAATGATAACAGGATTCTTTCTGCTGTGCCTGTCGATCAAATAAAAGGATCAGACAGTGCACTAATTAAATTTTTAAATTATAAAATGTTGCCATATAAAGATGATGACATGTTTGTGGTATCATTTAAACCAAGGATTACAAAAGCAGGAAAGAAGATGGCTTCATTAACTGTAGCAGATGCAAGCAGAGACTTACATTCTATTACTGTTTTTCCAACAGCATTTGCTAAAGCATATATGAAGATTGAAGAAGGTAATGTATATAAGTTTAGTTTAGGAAAGACTAAAGATGGAACAGTCATATTGGAGGATGTAAATGTCAGTTAGTGTAGAAGAGGCGTTAGCGCAGTTAGACCCAAAGTTGAGGAAAAGACTTGGTACTGGGGTTGGAGTTAATTATGAGTATCAGCCAACACCAAGTTTTGGTTTGAACCGTGCTCTAGGCGGAGGACTTCCATATGGTAGACAAGTTCTTATCTGGGGTTCAAAGTCTTCTGCAAAGTCCTCTATGTGCCTTCAGATGATTGCTTTAGCACAAGCAGAAGGAAAGTTGTGTGCATGGATCGACTCTGAAATGTCATACTCAGAAGACTGGGCTAGGTCTCTTGGGGTAGATCCAGAAAAACTAATCTATTCACAGGCAAGAACTATTAGTGATATGGTGGATGTTGGTGTTGGATTAATGAATGCTGGCGTTGATTTGATCGTAGTAGATTCTATTACATCAATGCTTCCTGCAATTTATTTTGAGAAAGACACAGATGAAATGAAGGCTTTGGAAAATACAAAGCAAATCGGTGCAGAGTCTAGAGACTTTAGCAATGCTTGGAAGATGCTCAACTATGCTAATAATAAAGTTAAGCCAACCCTGCTTGTTCTTATTTCTCAATCTCGTAATAATATCAATGCTATGTATACTAGCCAGCAACCTTCTGGTGGGCAGGCTACAAAATTTTATTCTTCATGCGTAATTAAATTATTTAGTTCTGAGTCAGATAACCAAGCCATTAAAGGAAAAATCAAGGTAGGAGATAAATTAATTGAAGAAAAAATTGGTAGAACTATTCGCTGGGAATTACAATTTTCAAAAACCTCTCCAGGGTTCCAGTCTGGTGAGTATGATTTTTACTTTAGAGGTGATGATATTGGTCTTGATACCATTGGTGACTTGGTTACTACAGCAGAACTAAATGGTATTGTAGAACGCACAGGTGCTTGGTACATTCTTCCAGATGGATCAAAGGTACAAGGCAAGGAAGCATTTGTTAATCGTGTAAGAGAGGATCTTGACTTGCAAGAATCAATTAAGGCAAAACTAAATGCCTAGTTATACAGTTTATAATGGTAAGTTTATTTGTCATGAGTGCAAAATAGAAGTGCGATCTTTAAGGCTTTATGCAGAAACAAAGACTGCTACTTGGATGTGCAGGGACAAGCATCTTAGCACTGTTAAGTTTGGCAAACAAAAATGGAAACAAAATGACGGAGAAAAGTGAATCAAAAAGAATTAATGCTAAGCAGCATAAGAACTCTGGTAGGAATACTCAAAAAGGGGATGCGACTTGGCAAAATTTTGTAGTAGACTTTAAAGAAGTTGGAAAATCATTTACCCTGAATAAAGATGTCTGGGCAAAAGCAACTACAGATGCTATGAAAAATGGAAAAGATCCAGCAATTGTTGTGGTTATTGGGGAGGGCAACTCAAAAGTTAGACTTGCTATAATAGAAATGTCAATTCTTGAAGATCTTGTGGATGGGGTATAATAGTATATATGTTTAGTAATAACTATAAAACAGATGTCTTTACACCTGAAGAAGTTAAACAAATACAGGACTCCATTAATCATGAACTAATGACTAGGGAGACTGTTGAGTGGGATGATTCAACTATGGGTGGTACACATAATACTGACCTAATCAGAATTAAAAAGAATAACCTTGGTAGACTAGAGATAAACAATCTACCACTTCCATTTGAGTTAAGAATGAAGATTTGGCGAATCGGACAAGAAATGTATCAACTTGATACATCTTATCCTAAAAATATTAGTGGTATAACATATGTTGAGTATAATCCAAAGTACGGAACCCCAGTATTAAAGGTGCATAAAGATAATGGTACCTGTGGACTCATCCTAGACTATCAGTTAGACGCAAACATCTCTTGGCCATTTGGAGTTGAAGATTCTGTATATGAGTTAGAGAATAACTCAATTTTAGCAATGTACCCAATTACACACTATCACTGGCGACCAGAGATAGAGTGGAACGATGGAGACTTTGTTAAACTTTTATTTTTTGAGTTCTTTACTCCAGACTTAACAAAAATAGAAGACCAGGCAAGGAAAAAAGAAGTGGTAGAATTTATAGATAGTTTTTCTGTAGGAGGAAAAAAATGAAGCATGACGAAGCAAATGTTATTGTCGATAATGTATTTACTGATGAAGAAATAGATCAAATTTTACACGCACTTGAAAATAAAAATGGAAGCGTGTTTGTTGCTATTCATTGTCAGACCAATAATTTTATTCAGTTGCCTCAAAATATAGTTGATAAGTTTACTAATTATGCTAGGTCTATAAGTGGAAACAACAACTTAGTGCTAACTGAGTACTGTCACAATAGATATGAGAATGTTGAGCATGAAGGAAAATCATACAAGCCATCACTATTTCCACACTATGATGAAACATTTAAAGAGCCAAGATTTACATTTGACTATCAGTTAAGATCAAATATAGATTGGCCAATCGTTGTAGAGCCAAACATTGAATTAGTTCTTAAAGATAATCAGGCAGCAACTTTTAGTGGAACTAATCAAATACACTGGAGAACTCCAACAGAGTTTAAAGACGGAGACTATCTTGAAATGGTATTCTGTCATTTTTCAGATCCTACAAGCGGTCCTAAGCCTGCAGAAGCAAATGAAATTATGGATGCAAAGGCAGCAAAGTATCAAGAGTGGTTTGATCAAAATGGCGGATACTCTAATGGTAAATATATGAATGGACGGTATGTAAATGTTTGAGTTACACGAGTATTTAACTGGGTTTGATAAGTACAATAAGCCTTTGCCATTTTATGTTGACAATCTATTTAATGATGAACAAATATCAAGAATAAAATCCGTAATTGAGGAAAATAGAAAACTTGAGCCAGTCATTATTGGTGACAGAATTGAAGACGGATATATAAGAACATCAACATTTAAGAGTAGGTTTCAACCAAAGATTGCAAAAAATATGTCAAGAACTCTTATCGAATTTGATCTGCCTAAAGACTGCGAAGATGCAATGAATAAGATTGTAAAGCCATTATATAAAGAAGATATTGCTTTGTGTCATTATAACTATATTGACTACAATCTTGCATACGGATATGGTGATAATAGCCCAGCACTTCCTCCTCATTTAGATGCAGACAATAACCTTGTTACAGTTAACTTTTGTTTAGATACAAATATAGAGTGGGATCTATATATTGGAAACTGGAATGATACTGGCAACTTTACAAGGTATTCTTTAGGTGCTGGACAAACAATAATATTCAGCGCAGTCAACCAAATTCATTGGAGACCAAAGCGTAAGTTTAAGGAAGGCGAGTTCTGTGAAATTATCAGCATGGACTACTCTCCACTTGATAGTTATAGATTTTTAAATGGAGAAAACCCAATTGATCCAGAACTTTATCCAGAAAAAAGATTAGATTATTTAAATAAATTACAGTCTAGACAAGATATGATGTATGCTTTTGATTTATGGAATGAAGATGGAATTAAAGATGGAATACCAAGGGAGTCAATGGGATAATGTACTATCTAGAATATGCACCTAAAAATAATATAGAGCCAAAGGTCTATAAAAATTTCTTTAGTAATGAAGAACTTGAAAAGATTAATCAGTGTATCAATGATTCAAAAAAACTTGAGTATGGTACAAGTCTTTACGCACCTGTTATTCAAAAAGAGTTATCACGAGTACACATAGAACTTGTGTATCCAGAAGATATATTAAAAAGGGTTGAGGAGTTTGCTTCTGAACTTTGTGGAGAGCCAGTTGTTATGACTCACAATAGTTACTATCATTATGATAAAAACTATAACACTGAAGTTGAAACACCAACTCTTAGACCACACAGAGATTTTGATAATTACTATTCAAAACTTACTCTGGACTATCAACTAGATAAAACTGTTGACTGGGATATCATAATAGAAGGTGATAGATATAATCTTGAGGTAGGGGACATGCTTGCTTTTTGGGGCGCAGGTGTTATTCACTGGAGAGAAAATATTGTTTTGCAAGAAAATGAGACTACTACGGTTCTAACATTACACTTTTCTAATAAAGAAGACCATGAAAAATTAAATGAGGTTGCTAGAGATAATGAAGAAAGAGTTCGTAGGCACAATATAAACATGCAGGATGAAAATCTCCAAAACTATAAAAAAATTTGGGAACAAGAAAGAGTAGACTTTAATAATAGAAAAAACGGGGTATGACAATGCAACAAGAACAAACAACAATAGATATGGTCAATGGCTTATCTGAAATTGCTGAGTACATGCAGGATGAGGAATTGACTACAGCATTAACCTTTATTGCTAAAATTATTATAAAGCCAGATATCCCTCTCAATGTTGCTACAGTTGAGATCGTTAGACTTCAGGCTATTGCTGCTAAGATGGCTTTTAAGGCTACATGGATGGCTAATGTTGACAAGTCTGATCGTGGAAAGAAGAATCTTTACTACACCGCTGCAGAATCTATTAATAACTTGGTGTCAGCACTCAAATATATCACACGCTAATCTGCTATACTTATATAGAATAGAAACGAGTAAAACATGACAAAAAGTTTATTGCAACAAATTATGGTTAAGCAGGAAAAACCACCAGTGCATTCTATAGATGCGATTGGTCTTACTGAAAAAATTCAGTCTGGGTATACTGTTAATCGAATTGACAAGCATACACAAAAGAAAACATTTGCACCATCTACAATTGCCTACGGTCATGGAGAATGTCCAAGATACTGGTACCTTGCTTTTGATGGTCAAACATTTGAAGATGATGCAACACCATACAGCGCAGCAAATATGACTGCTGGGACTAAGTCACACGAAAGAATTCAAGAGGCTATGAGAAATGTTCCAGATTTTCTTGTAGATGAAGAGTTTAAAATCACCTATTCAGATCCTCCAATTTTTGGGTATGGAGATGTTATGGTTAATTGGCAAGGAGAAGAACTCCTTGGTGAAATTAAAACAATGATGAATGAAGGCTTTGAGTATCGTAAAGCACATATGAAGCCAAAGACTGGACATTTAGTCCAGTTGCTTATTTATATGAAGATTCTCAAGAAGGCAAAAGCAGTTCTGATTTATGAAAATAAAAATAATCACGAATTACTTATTCTTCCTGTAGAAGTTAATGATTATTATCGTCGGTGGGTAGACCAGACGTTTGAATGGATGCGACAAGTTCGTAAGGCTTGGGTCGATAGAACCCTTCCTGAAAAGAACTATCGTTCCAATTCAAAGATTTGCAAATCATGTCCAATTAAAAAGGCTTGTGCAGATGCTGGTAAGGGAGACTTTAAATTAAAGTCCTTGGAGCCACTAGATGAAACATTGTCAATGGTGTGACAGAGTATTTGAAACAACTATAAGTTATCAAATTTATTGTTCACCTAACTGTCGTGATGAAGCAACAAAAGAAAAAATTGCTGCTCGTTATATAATTTCTAGACGGCAAAAAAGAAAAGGCAAAGAAAGAAAATGTAAGTCTTGCGGTGAAGCGTTATCAATATATAATGACGAGAGTTTATGTATAAAATGTAATGTAAATCCAAGCGATGTAAATAAAGCATTAAAACAGATTAAGGATAATTTGAAATGAAACTAGCAGAGGCAATAGGAACTAAACTTCCAAAAACTATTTGTGCAATAGATGCCAGCACCAATAGTCTTGCCTTTGCTCTTTTTAATACAAATGACAAAGGTCTTGGTGCGGTAGGTAAGATTAATTTTAAAGGCAAAGATACCTATGAAAAAGTTATGGATGCTGGACAAAAGGTCAAAGCATTCTTTGATTACTATGGTGGGTTTGAAGCAATAGTAATTGAGCATACTGTATTCATGAATAGCCCTAAGACTGCTGCAGATCTTGCATTAGTTCAAGGGGCTATTCTTGGAGCAGCAGGACAGTCTGGAACAAAGGTTATTGGTAAGGTTGCACCAATCACATGGCAAAACTTTATTGGAAACAAAAAGATTTCTAAAGATGAAAAACTATATATTAAATCACAAAATCCTGGAAAGTCAGAGTCATGGCTTAAGGGGTATGAACGTGAACTTCGTAAACAAAGAACAATTAACTTTATCAATGTTCAGTACGATAGATCTATATCTGATAATGATGTTGCAGATGCATGCGGTATTGGTCACTGGGCATTAAAAAACTGGGGTAAAGCAATAGGAGTTGACAATTAATACCATGGGTGCTAAACTATATACAAGCGAGACTTTTATGCGTAAGCGTTATCTTATGGATAAGAAGACTCCAGAAGAGATTGCAAAGGAGTGTGGAGTGAGCCTAGAAACCATCTATGTCTACCTTGCAAAATTTGGATTAAGGAAGTCAAAGCGATGAGCGATAACTTACACATTACTGTTGATCAAGTCAATCATCCGTCTCACTATACAACAGATCCGTCTGGTGTTGAGTGTATTCAGATTACACGCCATCGTAATTTTAATATTGGTAATGCATTTAAATATTTATGGAGAGCAGGATTAAAAGATGAGAGTAAAACAATTCAAGATTTAGAAAAAGCAATTTTTTATATTAAGGATGAGATTAACAGATTAGAAGGTAAGTATGTCAACTGAAGACGATCTCGTTAAGCACCTTGATCAAGTAAATCAAGTTGTTGAAGAGTATTTAAAGGGTAGTGATCCAACTCAAATATCTAAAGATCTTGCAATACCAAGACAAAGAGTTGTTGCATATATTGATGAGTGGAAGGTTAGTGCATCAAATAATGCAGCCATTCGTGCTCGTGCTAAAGAAGCCCTAGCAGCAGCAGACACTCATTATAGTAAACTAATCTCAAAATCATATGAAGTTATTGATGAAGCAACAATGACAAATAATCTTAGTGCCAAAACAACTGCAATAAAGTTAGTTATGGATATTGAATCTAAAAGAATTGATATGCTTCAAAAGGCTGGCCTTTTAGAGAATAAAGAGTTAGCAGATGAGATGATGGAAATTGAAAGACGGCAGGAAGTTTTAGTATCTATATTAAAAGACATTGCATCTGAGTATCCACAAATTCGTGATGAGATCATGCATAGGCTTTCTTCTTTTGCAAAAGACAATGAGGTGATTACCGTTGTCCACGATGTTCAATGAGTTTCTTGAAGTTCTTAAAGACAATCACTTTATAGAAAAGCCAGTAGATGCAAGAACATTTGTAGAGGGTGAAGACTATCTTGGACAGCCCCCGCTTTCAGACATTCAGTATGATATTGTTGAAGCAATGAGTCAGATATATCGCAAAGAAGATTTAATTGATTTAATGGGAGAAGAAAAAGGATCAAGATACTATGAAAAATACACAAAAAATGAAATCATCTTACAACTTGGTAAAGGTAGCGGTAAAGACTTCACCTCTACTGTGGCTTGTTCTTATATTGTATACAAACTACTTTGTCTTAAAGACCCTGCAAGATACTTCGGAAAGCCATCTGGAGATGCTATAGACTTAATCAATGTTGCTATTAATGCTCAACAGGCTAAAAATGTTTTCTTTAAAGGTTTCAAAACAAAAATTGAGAAGTCTCCTTGGTTTGCTGGAAAATATTATGCAAAGGCTGATTCAATTGAGTTTGATAAATCAATCACTGTTTATTCTGGACACTCAGAAAGAGAGTCACACGAGGGATTAAATCTTTTGCTTGCAGTTCTTGATGAGATTTCTGGTTTTGCATCTGAGGTTGGAACAGGAAACGAACAAGGAAAAACTGCTGACAATATCTATAAAGCATTTCGTGGTTCAGTAGATTCTCGTTTTCCTGATCTTGGTAAGGTAGTTCTTCTTTCATTCCCACGCTATCCAGGCGACTTTATTTCAGAAAGATATGATGATGTTATTGCAGAAAAAGAAGTTGTTGAAAGAACCCATAAATTTATAGTAAATCCATTGCTTCCAGATGATGCAGCAGATAACTCATTTGACATATCTTGGGATGAAGATCATATCATTTCATATAAATATCCTGGGGTATTTGCATTAAAGAAACCAACATGGGAAGTAAATCCTACAAGAAAGATTGATGATTTTAAGATTGCTTTTATGACAGATCTTGGAGATGCAATGATGCGTTTTGCTTGTGTTCCAACATTTGCATCTGACGCCTTTTTTAAACAACATGAAAAAGTAAGATCATGTATGACTACAAGAAACCCAATAGATACATTTAAAAGATTTGATGAATCATTTAAGCCAGACCCAGATAAAAAATATTATGTTCATGCTGACCTTGCACAAAAGCATGACAAGTGTGCGGTTGCGATTGCACATGTTGATAAGTGGGTAAATATCCAGGTAATTAATAATTATGAACAAGTAGCACCCATTGTAGTAGTAGATGCAGTTGCTTGGTGGGAACCAAAAATTGAGGGACCAGTTAATCTATCAGAAGTTAAACAGTGGATTCAAAACCTAAGAAGACTTGGATTTGATATTGGATTGGTTTCATTTGACCGTTGGCAATCATTTGATATTCAGAATGAACTTCAGCAGGTAGGAATGAGAACTGATACTGTTTCTGTTGCTAAAAAGCACTATGAGGATATGGCCATGCTTGTTTACGAGGAAAGACTTGTTATGCCAGCAATCGAACTTTTGTTTGAAGAATTAACACAATTAAAAATTATGAAAAATGACAGAGTTGACCACCCCCGCAAAAAGTCAAAAGACTTGGCTGATGCTGTGTGTGGAGCAATATTTGGGGCAATATCTCATACACCCAAAGACCAAAATCTAGTTGTTGAGGTTCATACTATTAGTGATCGACCAAAGCAGGTTGACAAGGATAGTGAGAATCTGATACAATATAAACCTATGCCAGATGATGTAAAAGACTATTTGGATAGATTTAACTTACTATAAAACAAGGAGAAATAAAGAATGAATTCATTCAAGAAGATCGCACTAGCCATGGTTGCAGCCATGACTCTGGGCACAATCGTAGCAACACCTGCAAGTGCTGCTGTAATGACAGTCGCTGTATCATTGGACGGAACTGCTAATACAACAGCATCCGCAATTGCTACACCTGCTGCATTGCCAGTCCCTGCAGACAACTCAGTTGACGCTGCTGATGCACTTAAGTTTGTAGCAACAGTAGATGCTGGAACATCAGTTACAGCAGTAGCAACAAACGCAACAATCGTGTCTGCACTACACACATCTGCTGCACCAGTAGGAGCAACATCAGGATCATCATCTTTGACAGTTGCAACTGGTACAGGAACAACAGCAACATTTTATGTCTATACAAAGACAACAGCAATTGGTACAGTTGCTATTACAAATGGTGGAACAACACTTACATACTACGTACAGGGAACTGCTGGAAAGATTAATAATCTAACAGTATCTGCTCCTGCTGCTGGTGCTGCTGGTACAAAGCAAGACATCACAGTAACAGCAACTGACGTATTTGGAAATAAGGTTTCTGGTAAGTCAATTACTGCAACAGTATTTGCTGCAACAGCAACAGTTGATTCAGCAACAGCAACAACTGGCGCAACACTTTCAGACTTTGGAGTTGCAAAGTTTGCTGCAACACTTCCAACAACTGGAACACGAGCACTAATTATGTTTGCTCCAACAACTTCAACAGATGCAACATCTGCAGATGTAGTTGGTCTAACAGCACGTACACTTGCTCCATTTGCAGAGATTGCAGTTCGTGATCTAGTATCAGAACTTGCTGCTGCAAATGCTGCCAAGGATGCAGCAATTGCTGCTAAGGCTACATCAGATGCTGCAGTTGTAAAGGCTGCTGCAGATGCTGCTGCTGCTAAGGTTGCTTCAGATGCTGCTCTTGCAGCAGAAAAGGCTGCTTCAGCAAAGGCACTAGCAGATGCTAAGGTTGCATCAGATAAGGCACTTGCTGATAAGGATGCACAGATTACTAAGTTGACTGCAGATAATGCTGCAGTGCTTGCAACTCTAAAGGCATCATTCAATGCACTTGCTAAGCAATGGAATGCAAAGAATCCAAAGGCTAAGGTTACTTTGGTTAAGTAATTAATCCAACACTAAAGGGGTTGCCAATTAAGGTAGCCCCTTTTTTGTGCAATAAAATGGTATAATCATCTTATCAGACATCTTGTCTGTAAGGGGGAAGGCAAATAAAACGACTAATACGCATAGTAACCGCAACAGTTTTAGCCTTTGGCTGGCTTTTTATAGCACCCCAAGATGCTCATTCTGATGATCCTTTAACTGTTGCAGCCAAGGAAATTGAAAAACTCAATAGCGCAGTAGATAAATTAGACTATAAAGATGATCTAATTAATATGATTGACATAGCAGAAAACAAATTCATGTATGCTAAAAATATGCGGGATGTAAGAGATTTTGCAATTAAAGACTACGAAGATGCAGTAGAGGCAGAAGCATTAGCCCTAGAAGCCAAAAATCTTGCTCAATCCAATGTTGATGAACAAATAATTATAGTTGATGAAGCATTACAAAATAAAGATAATGCAAAGGATGCACTTGATTTAGCAAACCTTAATCTTACAACAGCCCAATCAAACTTGCAAAGTGCTAGTGGTGCAGGTTTAAGATATGATGTTTATAGTTTAATTAGACAAAATGGTCAAGCAGTTCCATATCAATATCTATGTTCTGGTGTTTTAAATGGAAATGCTATGTCTCCTGGATCTGCTACATGTGGATATTATCAGAATTTTATTGTTAAATTTACTGGAAAAATAACAGTTCCTTCATGGTTTACATCAACAAAATTTGCAGGATACACAGATGATGGTTTTAAAATGTATATTAATGGAAACCTTGCTATAAATAATTGGCGGGAGCAGGGAACAACTTGGAGTGCATATTCTCCAATATACGATGTAAGTGAAGAGAAAGCATTAAATGTAGAGATTTGGTGGTATAACGGTGGTGGTCCAGGATATTATCATCTAGGTTGGGGAATCCCTTATGACTCATCTAATAGTTTAGGTTGGACTGGTGCAGGATGTGATTATGCTGGAAATCCAAGAGTATGGGGACAAAACTTTAGTTGTAATCTCAATACATTTTCATCTGGTTCTGAACCAACACAGCAACAACTTGATGCGTATAATCAAGCGTTATCTGATAAAAATGCAGCACAACAAAATTATAATGATAAATTAACTATTTATAATGCAGAAGTTGCAACATTAAATGCAGACAATCAAACTTTAACTAATAAGATATCTGAATATGACAATGCTGTAATAAACACAGCAAATAACTTAGATGCTAAAAACAATACAGCACAAGGCTATACTAATCAATTAAATGATTTAAATAATGCAATTGATGACGCATGGCGTTATTACGATGAGCAATCACAAAAAGAAATTCAAAGAGCAATAGCACAAGCAGCAGCCAACGCTGCAGCAAATCAGCCTAAGCCAGAGCCATCCCCAAAGCCAACTGAAGAGGCACCAAAGCCAAAACCGTCTGCACCACCAACAGAGAAGCCAGAACCAAAGCCAACTAACAATACTGCTACAGAAGAGCCAGAACCAAAGCCTACACAGCCAGGAACAAAGCCTACAGAGCCTGGACCTAAACCAGAACCAACAGATAAGCCAAAGCCAGAAGAGCCCAAGCCTACACCTGCCCCAAGCCCTGAACCAAAGCCAGAGACTGCTCCAGAGCCTCCTGTTGAGCCTTCTCCAGAGTCTAAGCCATTGCCAAGACCAGACTTTAAGCCAGCAGAAAATATTGACCCAGTTATTAAGGATGCTGAATTAGCAGCGCTTATTCCAGAAAAGGGTACAGGAAATGCAGAAGATCTATCTGGAGTTATTGCTAACCTTACAAGCAAGGATAATAAATTAGTTAAACTTTCTGCAGAACAAACAGCAGCAGTTAGTCAAACACTAAAGGCTTTAACACAAGAAGCAAAAACACAAGTTGCTCAAAACCTTGGTATTTCTGCATCAGAAGTTGCAAAGGTTGCAGATCAAATGAAATCTAACCCAGCACTTGCTGCTGCATTCGTTGCATTTAATGATAAAGCAGCAGAATCAGGAGATACTCCAATGCCATTTACATTAGCAGATGCAGTAACAGAAGTACAAACAGATGAATTTTTAGCAGATCCACTTGGAGCAGTATTTGCAGTGGACCCACTAGAACTCCTATCCAATTTCTCTGAATTGGGTATGGACATGACAGATGATCAGAGAGAAAAAGCACAAGAAGTAATTGTCCCAGTGGTCATTGCATCACAAATTGCAGGGGCAATGATAAGGAGGAACAAATGAAAATAATCAATAAAGCCATCAACCTAGTAGGCAAAATGCTAAAGGGATTAATTAAATGGTTTAAAGATGCAGGAATGGAATTAATTGCACAGGCATTTACCCTCCTTGGCTTCTTTATCGCATGGCTAACTTTGACGGGATCAGCAAGAGATATTGTTGGCGTTGCAGTACTTGCAACAACAGTTATTTGGCTAATCACAATCCCACTAAGAAAGGAGGACTAAAATGGCAACAAGAAAAAAGGTAGTAGAGACTCCTAAGAAAGAGCACCCACAAAAGGCTTTGACAAATGTTTTGATGCGTATTGTAGCAGTGTTTGCTGCTTCTGGTCTGTCAGTACTTGGTGCTGGAGCAGTAGTAGGAATTGACACAGTTCAGGCAGTAATGCTTGCAGGTTTATTAGGCGTAGCAACAGTCATTGAAAGACTAGCAAGGGCTTTTTTGGACGATGGAAAACTTACAATCGCAGAAATAAATGATGCATTTAAGACTGTAGACAAAAAGGCTAATTAGTCATTGTAGGTTATAGTTGACAGCCCTCTCTGGGCAATGGTATACTTAATTGTTACCTATCTGGAGAGGGCTTCATGTATTTTACAGATTTACCCAAGCAAAATGTTTTTAGACACAACATAGTATTTGGATCATTGCCAATTGGAAATCCAGCAGATTTATCATTTAATATGGTTGCCCACATCAAGCAGGCAGACATTATTGTTGTAGAAAGTCATGAGCAGTTCTCTAGACTATTAACAGAGTTTAGACAGTCTTCTTTGAGGAATGGTGCTCAACTAGAAACATATGCAGATATATATCAGTATAGTTTAGAAAGTGCACCAGGAGCAATGAGAAGAGTTAATGATATTGTTATACAAAATTGTAAAGACAAAAAGATTCTGGTTGTTTCAGATGAGGGGTCTTCAATTTTTTTAGAGCCAATGTGTACACTAAAAGCAGAATTGCACAACTTAGATATTTTGTATCAGGTTATTTCTGGACCAAACTCAATGGTATCTACAGTCATATCTTCGGACAGAAACACAAATGAGTTTTATTTTGGATGTGGAATATCTGCAATTAGAAAAGATAGACGACCAGAAGTATTTGAAAAAATCAGAGACCTTGCCATTCCAGCAGTCTTTTTATTAACTGGTAAAGAAGCAAAAGAATCTATTGAAGATCTTCAGGCTACCTTTGGAAATCATTACCATGCAGATCTTTGTATTAATCTATCTATGGTAACAGAAGAACATGTGCGTGGATCTTTTACACAAATATTAAACTATATAGATGATAATCCTAAAAGATTTTCAAGGGATACAGAAAGAGATAAATATTCTATTATTATTTTCCCACCACACCAAGATAAATCACATTATGTGACTTATGATTTTGAAACAGAAGAAATGGCTCAATCTGGTGATACAAAATGACATGCATTGTTGCATTAAAGCATGAAGATAAAATCTACATGGCTGGAGATCGTGGTGCCTCAGATGATGGAGTTATTCTTTCACTTGTTGCACCAAAAGTTTGGAAAGTTGGTCCATACCTAATAGGATATTCTGGTTCAATGGATGGTGAGCGCATGCGACATAATTTTAAACCAACAGCACCAAATATTAAAGATACAGATAAATTTATGCAAACTAAATTTGTTAAAGAACTTAGAGATTACTATAATGAATTTTGGGTTGATACATCAAAAGATGGTGAGTTTAGTTTGATTATTGGTATACGTGGTGAAATTTATGAACATAGTTCTGGAGATATGTCTTTAATTAGATATACACTTCCGTATGTGTCTATTGGGTCAGGATCAGAGTATGCCTATGGTGTTTTATATGCAACAGACAAACAAAAAAATGCAAGAAATCGTGTGCATTCAGCAGTAAGTGCAGCAATAAAATTTTCCCCATCCTGCATGGGACCAGTTGACATCGTAAGCATTTAAGGATATACTTTATATATGGACAAAGAATTTGAAGAAATTCTAAAAGATATGCAAAACTCTGAGTCAGATTTCAATGAGTTTGAAATATGGCTTGAGAATGGAATTGAACGGGGATGGATAACAGAGCCGTTTTGTAATACTCATGAGGGTGATCCCTATATGACTGAAGAAGAAGAGCAAGAGTGGGAAGCAGGTGGCGACCCATGTCAACTAGTAATCAAGATAAAGGGTATGTAAATATGAAAAAGTTGTTAGCATTAATTGCAGTATTATTTTCAGTAGTAGTTCCAGTTCAGTCACAAGCAGCAGATTTAAAGGCTCTTGTTATTATTGATAGTTACTTTGATTCCAGAGTAACTGGTGGAAATGTTTCTTGCATTACACTAACCAATAAGGTTTGCACAGATGTAGTAACAGCAATTCCATCTTCATTATCAAATGATATTAATCATGGCAATGCCATGGTAGAAGTTGCTAAAAAGCAAAATGCCACACTACCAATTATTGCACTTGCAGCAACAGTTCCAAGCAATAAATCTGTCTCAGCAGTAAATGCTGGAAATTTTATTGATGCATTGCGTTGGGTTGATTCTAACTCAAACAAGATTGGCGCCGTATCATTTTCAAGATACTTTAATGGTACAAAAGATTGCTCACCAGCATCAACAAATACTGTTCCATATGGTGGAGTTAGTGGAGCAGATACAACTATTCGATCACTTATTGCTTCATTGAAGGCTAAGGGCATTCCAGTATTTGTTGCAACAGGAAATAATCCTGGAACTAAGATTGACTATCCAGCATGTATTCAAGATACAGTATCTGTAAGTGTTGGGGAAACAAACAAGGTTGGTGTTGTTGTTTCTGGATTTGCATTAAATAAAGAGACTGACTATGTTGCTACTTCAAATGTTTATAGTTATTTATCTCCAAAGTTGGGGCTTATTGCTAATACAACGTCTGCTGGAACAGCAGCAGTAGCAGCAATATTTGCAACTGGCTCTTTGTCAGCAAACAGGGTTGTTATTGTAAAGCCTTAATAGGTTTTGGGGTGTAACTCAGATGGTAGAGTGCCGAACTGTTAATTCGGATGTCGCAGGATCGATACCTGCCACCCCAGCCAGGTCCGTTAGAATAGTTGGTTAGTTCGCCACCCTGTCACGGTGGAGGTCACGGGTTCAAGTCCCGTACGGATCGCATGTTAGAAATACATCATGGTTCTAAGGTGGTATACTCATCATATGAGTTATCACTGCATAGTAGTTTAAAAATGGGTTATGATAACTGGATAGACTGGACAGGTTCTCATGGATAAACCAAAGATGCTTCATGATATGGAGTATGACTTTGATGTATGGTATAAAACTAATGATCCTGTTTTTTCAGATATAAGTATGAAGTCAAGGCTTCCAGGAAAATGGATTACATATGCTCCAGTTAGAGTTGGCAAATATAAAGATAGTATATTAAAGCCAATTAACTCCTATGTTCAGTCTTTATATCCTGCACCAACATTAGTAAGTATTGAAGGTAATACCGTAAGACTAAGACAAGGCAATCATGCTGAGTTCTTTTTGTTAGAAAAAGAAGACGGCACCTTTAGGAATATTGATAGACCTTGGATGAGACAATATTATAATACATCAGAAGAGCATATACCAATGGCTGGTTGTTTTCCAGGTACCTTTAAATTTTATACTCCTTGGTTTTTAGATGAAGATAATATTGAAATAAACTATGAAATACCAGATGTAGAAACACCATTCTATATATATCCAAAAACTTTTGTTTCAGAAAAGGCACAACCTGGATTAGTTTATAAAGAACCAGAGTTTATATCGTTTCATTTTAAGAGGGTTGGTCCTCACATGCAAACAGAAAAGTTTGGCAAAATTAAAAGGCAGCAGCCGATGTATGACATGGTTTTCCAGGCAGATGATATAATAGTAGAGAGAGTTAGGAAGTTCTATGAACAAGATTAGTTTTTATCCTTTTAATGATAAAACTGTTTCATTTGCACCACCACCAATACCTGCTACAAAGGCAGTTCCAGATTGGTATAAAAAGCAACCAGGCACAATAGATGAAGAGAATTTTATTAAGAATGGACAAACTTCTTCTACTGTTAAAAGATGTATGCCTATATTTGACATCATGACTGCTGGATATATAATCTCAATGCCATGTGACATACATATAGATGCAACAAATCCAGATAAAATTGAGTGGTCTGTTCCTATCTCTATGAAAAGTTTTGGATCTGATATGGTTGCATCACATGCTCGTGAACAATATGATCATTATCCAATTGATAAAGATAAATATCACAGAGATCTTTTTCGTATCATGCCGTTCTGGTCAGTAAAAACTCCACAAGGATATAGCACTTTATTTACTCAGCCAATACATAAAGATCCATCTCCTTTGCTTGCGATAGGTGGTCTTGTTGACACTGATAATTTTATTACTGATGGCCATCTGTCATTTTTAATTCAAAAAGATTTTGTTGGAATTATTAAACAGGGAACACCTCTTGTTCAGGTAATACCATTTAAGCGTGATGACTGGGAGATGGAACTAGTTGAATCTTCGCAGGCAACAAAAGAAGTACAAGAACAAAGATTAGACTTAAGAAGCACATTTGTTAATGGGTATAGGAATAAAATGAGAGCAATCAAAGAGTGGCGATAGAAAATCCTCTTGTAATTAAATTTACACCAGGCTTTAATGGACCTGCTGGAAGGTTAACTGCTCCAGTTCCAGGCGTATCTAATGTGCCAGAGTGGTATAGAAGTTTAGCAAGATTTCATATGTCAAATGATGACATAACTCTTGGTGTAAATAATAATATTGGTACAGATGGTGCTATGGTAGCAACTAAAATGTGTATGCCATTTTTTGATGCAATGACTGGTGGATATCACTATGTTCTTGAAGATGACCTATATGTAGACATGGACCCAGATGGTAGACCAATTTTATCTTGGGGTGGAGATGTAATGTTGGTTGATAAGAGGCCAACCATAGAGTTACCAGTTCCAGATAATTGTCATCCAATTCATTATGGATGGAGAATGAACTGGTACTATGAAACACCACCTGGATATTCAGTGTTAATCACACACCCAATGAATAGATTTGATTTGCCATTTTATACAATGTCTGGAATTGTTGAGTCTGATATTTGGGGTCTACCAGTATTCACTGCATTCTTTTTGAAGAGAAACTTTATTGGTGTAATACCTAAAGGAACTCCAATTTTTCAAATAATTCCATTTAAGCGTGAAGCCTGGGAACTAGAAGAGGTTGACACTGTTGAAGAATTGGACAGACACGAATTGATGGCAGAAAATAGAAGGTCAAGGCTTTATGGATATTATAAAGAAACAGCCTGGCGTAAAAAATTTTTTGGTTTGAAGAATAAAAAAATAAAGGATGTAAGTCATGATGATGAATGATATATCAGTTATAGTTTATTCTTATAAAGGTAAACTACTAAAAGATGTTCTTAAAAGGTTGCTTGATAATTCAAGCAGCAAAAGTAGGATTCATTTTAAAATAATTGATCAGCATCCACTAAAAAGAACCGAAATGTTTGAAAATGAATTTGATTGTGCATATACACATATGTTTTGGGATTGGCAACATAGTCCACTAGGACACAAAAAGACTATGCTTGATGCAACACTTGAAAAGTATACACTTTTTATTGCAGATAATATATTTGTACAGAAGGATTGGGATATAGAGTTAGTTGAGTTTATTAAAGATTCAGACAATATTGTATCTGGTAACTCTAATTTAAAACTTGAAAAAGATGGCAACTTCTTTATTAAAAAAAATCGTATTTCATCAAGTGCATTTGAACTTACACAGTTTGTAGATAGAAGATTTATCTTTGGAAAAACATCAACTTTTAATGATAAGATGAAGTTTCCAGACTATCTAAAGTACAATGGTGAAGAGGAGTGTATGTCTCTTGAACTTTTCACAAGTGGGTGTGACATTTTTACTGCACCATCAGCAATGTATAGTGAGATTGGAAAAAATAACTTGGATCAACTATATGTTCCTTTTTCTTTAAATCATAATTACAATAATGCAATAGACCTTATTCAGATTGGAACAAATAGATTTACATCTGTCAATGGAAGAAAGATGTCGGTTGAAGATTTTAATCTATTCCATAATAATATATTTAAATCATTGTCAAAACTACCATTTCAAACCAACGATGTGGAATATGATCCAATGGATCTAAATTTTAATACCGTAGATGCTAGAAGGTTTGTTGCAAGAACTAAGGCAATTCACTAGTGGTATAATTATATAAAAGGAGAATCAAATGACAGACCCAACAATGCCTGCAGAGCGCAGGGCAGATCAAGCAGGTGGACATAGAATCCATGTTATCAAAAATTTTATTACACCAGAGGACGCACAAATCCTTATTGATGAGCAACATAATCCATCAGCAGTAAACCCATATCCAGAATACTACAAGGAAAGGTTTGGCGGTACTGCTTTTCCATATAATAGAAGAGTTATGGACATTTTAAAAAGGTATGGTGAAAAAGCAAATCAGGTGCATAAGGAACAAAATGCTTTTTATAATGACATCTATGTATTTAAGGCTTTTGGTTCATGGTGGACAGAGGGCACAAAGGGCGATCTTCACATTGACGCACAAGATCCAGAGCCATTTATTGAGTGGAGCACAATCATTTATCTAAATGGCAGCCTTAATCCAGATGAAGAGTTGCGTGGAGAAAAAATTAAACCAGAATTAGAATTTACTGGTGGTCGCATCTATTTCCCAAACCAAAATTATGTTTATGAGCCAAGAAGGTATTCTGCTGTATTTTTTCCAAGCGCAGGAACGGAATACATTCATGGAATTACAAAGGTATTGAGTGGTAATAGACATACAGCATTATACATGCATACAAGTTTACCAAAGCATGCAGACCCAGACTTCTTAGAGCCAGGAACTACACCAGAATGGAAGGCAATAGGGTATCCATTACGAAATGAATAATTATGAAATATTAGATCTTGGTATGGTTTATTATAAAAATATTATTAAAGATCCAAAAGATTTAATAAATAAGATTGAAGACCTTGATGCTAGATATGCTCAAGACAATCCAACCTCAACAGAAACAGTAGTTAAACCATGGATACCATGGAAAAATGAAACTGGTAGACACGAAACATTTTGCTTGCAAAAGTTTATACCACAGGTGCATAATATTTCTGCAACAGATAAGTATAGGGATGAACAAACATTCATTTCTTCACAACTCTTTGGTGCACTAGACGACACATTACATCATTATTCTACTCAGATTTATCCATTTGCTGAAAAGAACATCAAGTCAAGAGAGCACATGATGCACCTGTTAAGATATGACGCATCTGGATATTTACCAGCACATCAAGATCAGGGTGTTAGTACAAGAGTTTTATCAGTGCTTTTGTATTTAAATGATGACTATGAAGGTGGAGAAATTACATTTAGACATTCTAACATAACGCTAAAGCCAGAACCAGGAAGCGTATTATTTTTTCCATCAAACTTTTTATATGTACATGAAGTGGCACCAGTTACAAAGGGTCCAAGATATGCCCTTCCAAATTGGTATCACAATGTCCCACTTGAGTTTAAAAGAGATTCTACTGGGGCAGAATAATGCTTAGTATATTAAAAAATTTTTATAATAATGAAAACAATTTTAAATATGATTGTTTATGCTCTACATTTAATGTAAAAAGAAAATATGATGGCGATACTAAATCATACGTAGATACAATAAATTATGATTATTCAGAATGTTCAGAGACCCATATATCTCATACTAAACTTAGAGATGATTATGGACTCAACTCTATCAATCTTAGATCTGATGAACTAAAGGTAGTCAAAGATGGCACACACATTCTTTTTGGTGGTTGTTCACAAACATGGGGATATGGCATTGACAATAAAGAAGACTTGTGGTCACATATAGTTAATCAAAGTTTTAGTGACTCAAGTGGTTATTTTAACCTTGCTAGAAGTGGTTGGAATACATCTCAAATAGTTGCAGATGCTATAGCATATTGCAATACATACGGCATTCCTAAATATATGTTTTTGGTATTTCCAGATTATGAAAGAGAAACTGTAAATTTTAGAATGAATCAGGATGATGTAAAACCTATAGATAAGGATTATATTCTTATGTTGCAGCAAAGAACTATGTTTCTTGCAATAATGGCAATAGAAGGTTTTTGTAAAGCAAATAATATAAAATTAGTATATTCAACTTGGCATGGTTTAACTACACACTTTCTTGCAAGATTAAAATTAGAAAACTTTATTACATTATGGGATGTTCATAATTTACTTATTGAGCCAAACTTATTTTTCTTTACTGATCTTCAAAACGATGGACATTGGGCAGAAAAACATCACAAAAGATTTGCTGAAATTGTTTTGGAAAAGATTAAATGATAATACTTGGTATAAATGAAACAACACATGATGCATCTGTGTCTTTAATTAAAGATGGAGAAGTTTTGTTTGCTGGACACGCTGAAAGATATAGTAAGCAAAAAAATGATTGGTTTACAAACAAAGAATTAATTAAAGATGCATTGCAGTATGGCTATCCAGATAAGATTGCCTACTATGAAAAGCCTTTACTTAAAAAACTTAGAGTAAAGACTAAAGGTGGGTTTGGTGGAGACAGACCTTGGTTTGAGTCTACAGAACTTGGAGATTTGCCAAGAAAAAACTTTACACACCACTACTCCCATGCAGCAGCAGGATACTACACCAGTGCCTATAATGAAGCATGTATTATAGTTCTTGATGCAATAGGTGAATTTACTACATCATCAATCTGGGTTGGTGAAGGAAATAAGATTAAACAAAAGTATCGACAAAACTACCCAATAAGTTTTGGTCTTTTTTATTCTGCATTTACACAACTGATTGGTCTTATGCCAAACCAAGAAGAATATATAATGATGGGTATGGCTGCGTATGGAGACCCAAATAAATATTTAAAAAAGGTTGTTGATTATTTCCCATCTATTATGTCTCAGAAATATAACTTTCATAAAGGAATTAATGATTGGGGCTGGATTGAATCAGAGCAAGATAGGTTTGATATTGCAGCAGCAGTACAGGCAGTTTATCAAAGCAGACTCATTGAGTTTGCAACAACAGCAAAAGCAATAACTGGAAAAAAGAATCTTGTATTTATGGGTGGATGTGCACTAAACTCTTCTGCAAATACAGCACTATGGAAAATTTTTGACAGCATCTGGATTATGCCAAACCCTGGTGATGCTGGAAGTTCTTTGGGTGCAGCAGCAGGACTTTATGGAAAACACCTTAACTGGAAATCTCCATATCTTGGATATGATCTTGGCGGAGAGTATCCGATTGATAAAATAATTGAGGGGCTAAAGAAAGATAAAATCGTAGCAGTGGCAACTGGTAAAGCAGAGTATGGTCCAAGAGCATTGGGTAACAGAAGCATTCTTGCTGATCCACGAGATCCAGATATTAAAGACAAAGTAAACCTAATTAAACAAAGAGAACTCTTTAGACCATTTGCCCCAGTGGTAATGGCAGAGCATGCCTCCAAGTGGTTTGATATGGACTTTGAAAGCCCATATATGCAGTATACTGTTAAGTGCTTACAGCCACACAAGATTCCTTCTGTAGTACATGAAGATGGAACATCTAGAGTTCAAACTGTTACAAAAGAGCAACATCCAGGTCTTTGGAGAGTTTTAAATAAGTTTTACTTAGAGACTGGCGTTCCAATTCTTCTTAATACTAGTTTAAATATTAAGGGTCAACCACTACTTAATGATGAGACTGACATTATTAAATGGGAAAAAGAATACAACTTTACAATTTGCAGGTAAAGTGCTATAATAGATACATATAAAAGGAGGCCAAAAATGGCAGCAAAAGGTAGTGTAGAAGCAATCATTGAGGTTGCAAAGAATGAAGTGGGCACAATAGAAGGCCCAAAGGATAATGAAACAAAATACGGTGCATGGATCAAGGTTAACTTTCAACCTTGGTGTCAGTCATTTGTTTCTTGGTCAGCATTTACTGCGGGAGTAAAATCATTCCCAAAGACAGCATCAACAGTTGCAGCAGCAGATTGGTTTAAGAAGGCTGAGCGTTGGTCAGATGCTCGTAACGATGACCCACAGCCAGGAGACTGGATCTATTTTGATTTCCCAGATGATGGTGTAAATCGTATTTCACATGTTGGTCTTTGCATTAAGAACAATGGTGACGGAACAATCCAAGTTATTGAAGGAAATACTTCAGGAACTGCTAAAGGAGATCAGCGCAATGGCGGAATGTGTGTTGAAAAAACTCGTGGCTATGTAAAGAATAACAAGAAGAAGTTGCTTAACGCTGTGGTTGGTTGGGGTCGTCCAGTTTATACTGGTGAAGAAAATGCTCCACTACTAAACAAGATTGCAGCATCTGCTACTTCAGCACCAGCAAAGACAACAACTATACCTGCTGCTAAGAAGACCGCAAAGAAATCTTCTGGTGGAGGAAAAGGGGCAGCAGCGCTATAATGGAATCTACTAAGAGAACATTACTAAAAACAGCAAGTTGGGAAACATTTCATCTTGTTGGAGTTGCTGGAGTAATTTATTTGTTCACTGGAGAATGGGAGTATGCATCACTTGGTGCATTACTTTACATTGGATGGGAAGCACTTGGATACTTTATTCATGAAAGAGTTTGGGCTAAATTTGGAAAAGGAGTAAAATAATGCGTATTAAAATTATTAAGTTTGTTGTTAAAGCACTTGGATATGACTGGGGCGGAGATAATCTAAAACTTCCTTATTGGACAGTAAAAGAAAAGAAGAAGAAGTAGTGGCTCTTTACGAATATCATTGTAGCACTTGTGTTGATAATTTTATTAAAGAAAGACCAATAGCATCAGATGATCCAGGTTACAAATGTGAGACTTGCAATACTGATTTAACTCGTGTATACTCTAATGTAGGAGCAGTTTTTAACGGTACTGGATTTTATTCCACTGACAATAGAAAGAAGTAGAGTATACTATGAGTATTATGATTGACACACCTTCAGAAGTTAAGAACTGGGTACTCAAGGCAACTGATAGATGCGATTCATGTGCAGCAGAAGCCTTGGTGCAGGTTACTGGACTAAATGGAGAACTTCTTTTTTGTGGTCATCACTATAACAAGATTATGAATAATCAAGAAGGATACAAGAAAATGATGTCGTTTATGATTACATTAATTGATGAACGAGATAAACTGATTGAGAACAAAGCAAAGGAAGAGCCACACGCATGATTATTCAGATTATTGGGCTTCCAGGTTCTGGCAAGACAGAACTGGCGAAGGCCCTAAAGGAACGCATTAACGCTATTCATCTTAATGCAGATGAGGTTAGAGCAACAGTCAATTCTGATCTAGGTTTTACAATAGAAGATAGACTTGAGCAGGCCCGTCGCATGGGTGAGATGGCAAGAATAATTGCAAAGCAGGGGGTTGCTCCTGTTATTGTAGACTTTGTTTGTCCAACAGAATTAACTCGTGCAGCATTTGGTAAGCCAGACATCCTTGTATTTATGGACACACTTGCTGAGGGTAGATTTGAAGATACTAATAAGATGTTTGAACGACCAACAGAGTTTGATGTATCTTTTATTAGTCACAATTTAGATGCAGAAGCAAAGGCATCCCACATCATTTCAAAGTTTGGTCTACATGATTGGTCTGCACCTACAACCCTAATGCTTGGTAGGTACCAGCCATGGCACGAAGGTCATCACGCCCTTTACAAAGAGGCGGGTAAGAGAACTGACCAAGTACTGCTTGGAGTCCGTAATACCTACAACACAAGCGAAAAGGACCCACTTAGGTTTGATCAGGTAAAAGAATATATTGCCAAGGATGAATTTATGGATGGTGCATTGGTATTAAGACTACCTAATATTACCAACATTGTTTATGGTCGTGATGTAGGATATAAGATTGAGCAAGTAGATTTAGGTGCTGATATACATGCTATTTCTGCTACACAAAAGCGCAAAGAAATGGGCATCTAAATGTTAGAAAATGGTATTGCAGTTGTTGTTTCACTTATAGTTGCTTCTATTGCTGTTTACTTTGTTGACAAAAAGTGGGGTGGATCTGATGACAGTAACCAAGGCTAGATCATTTATTAAAGCATTGAGTTATCGTATATGGGGAACATTGTCATCATTTGTTGTTGCCTATATCTTAACAGGAGATGCAACTCTTTCAAGTGCTATTGCTTTTTGGGAAACGGTAGTTAAAGTATTTATCTATTACGCACATGAGCGTGGGTGGAATTATATTCAGTGGGGTAGAAAGTAACAAAAGGTTACTGTATAATGTAATAATGAAAAAAGTTGTTATTGTCGGTGGTGGTACTGCTGGGTGGCTTACCGCTTTGGCTGCACAACAGAGATATCCTAATGAAGATATAACTGTCGTAGAGAGCACAGAGGTAGGAATTCTTGGTGCTGGAGAGGGATCTGTTCCAGATTTACTTTTTTTCTTAAATAGACTGGGAATCAAGGTCTCAGATTTAATAAAAGAAACTGGTGCTACAATTAAATCTGGTATTCTGTTTAGGAATTGGGCAAGCGATGGCAGTCAGTACTTCCATAGTTTTAAAAAAAATGAAGAACTAACAGTTAACAAGTCTTTAAAGTTAAACGAGATAGATCAGACTTTTTCAGATATGCCAGTAGATGAACTTATAGCAATGCTTGAATATAAAAGAGATTCTAGCAAAATTGATGCGATGGCTATTAAAAAAAATAATGTTCCTTTTGTAAAGAAAGAGGAAAAGAATACAAAAAGTTTTAAAGATTTTGATCTATACAATAGGTTTTCAGTACATTTTGATGCAAGACTGTTTGCAATTTTTTTATCAAAAGTAGGAATTTCTCGTGGAATTAAAGTTGTAGATGCTAAAGTAAAAAATTTTGTTACAGATGAAAATAACAATATCATTAAAGTTGATTTTGATAACTCAAATTCAATTGAATGTGATTTTATTTTTGATTGTTCTGGATTTTATAGGCTTATAACTGGTAAACATTATAATGCTGAATGGATTAGTTTTTCTAAACACCTGCCTGCAAAAAAAGCAATACCATTCTTCTTAGACATTGACAAAGAATCTATAGAGCCATACACTGACTCAGTTGCTATGGATTATGGCTGGATGTGGAAGATTCCACTACAGCATCGTTATGGTTGTGGATATGTTTTTGACTCAGATTTTATTACAGAGGATCAAGCAAAAGAAGAAGTAGAAAAATTATTGGGGAAAAAGATTATTTCACCCAAAACATTTAGTTTTAATCCAGGTCACTATGAAAAGATATGGAATAAAAATAGTATAGGAATTGGACTTTCTTCTGGATTTGTTGAACCTCTTGAGGCAACATCAATTATGCAAACTGTTCATACTTTAGCCACAGTCTTTTCACCTTTAAAAGATATTTTTAAAATGGAGGAGTCGCATGTAAAATTGGTTAATGATGTTTATAAAAAAGACTGTAATGAAATTTTAAATGTAATATATTTACATTATATGACAGATAAAACAAATACTGATTTTTGGAAAAATTTTACAACTAATAATGAGATGCCAGAATCGCTAAAAAAAGATATAGAAAAGGTAAAAAATTACACTCATGAGGAAAATCCAAATAATTTTTTTAAATCCAGAAGTTACTACACAATTATAGATGGCAATAATATTATGGATCGATCATCATTAACTAAACTGTATGATGAAAAACTAAAAGATTACCATGATACAATTAAAAAAGAGAATGAACTAAAAATAAAAGAGTCTGAAAATTTTATAAGTCATTCAGATTTTATTAGATATCTTGGGGGATTAAGTGAGAATTAAGGTAATATTGACAGTATTAAAGAAAATGTCAGACAAGTCTTATTGGACATTACCAAACTTTGTTGAGTTTGTAGCATTTATGACAAAGGTTGTTATTATTGTTCCAGGACTATTGTTTGGTCTTCAGTGGTGGTGGTTATATATTTTTGCATTAGCATCCAGCATATCACTGATATGGACATCAACTGTAAAAACTCTCCCAACAATAATAATATTCAATATGATCTGGACTTTACTGGCAGCAACTGCTATAATTAAGTATTGGGTCTAAGGGGGCTTGTATGTATGAGTACTATGTAAGAAAAGTAGAGAATGTAGTAGATGGAGATACCATCGATGTTCTTATTGATTTAGGGTTTGATATTTTGTTTGCATCTCGTGTAAGATTGGCTGGTATTGATACCCCTGAGTCTCGCACAAAGGATCTTGCTGAGAAGGCACTTGGCCTAGAAGCCAAGGAATATCTAAAGAAGCATCTTAAGGATGCTAAGTCTGTTGTTATTAAGACTGAAAAGATGGACTCATCTGAGAAGTATGGTCGCATTTTGGGCTGGGTATATGTAGATGGAAACACCGTATCTCTTAATGACATGATGATCAATGATGGTTATGCTTGGGGATACCTAGGTGATACTAAGGTTAAGGACTTCGATGCTCTTGCAAAGGCTAGAAAGAAGTCTGGTAAGTGACACCAGAAGAAAGCGACATCATTGATAATTTAATACTTACTGGAGCACTGGAGCCGTGTGGTATTGATATTGAAAGTGGTGAAATGTTGTACAACTTTACAGATAAGTTGAAGCAGGTAGATCCGCTACTTCATGATGAATTTCAAAGATACTTTACATCAGAGACAATGGCTTTGTGGGAGCATGGTTTTATTGAGATGGATGTCACATTAGATCATCCAGTAGTCTCACTCACACAAAAGGCTTTTGATTCAGCAGAGGTTTTAAAACTTGATAAAAATCATCAATACACACTAAAGGAAATCATAAGAATTATACTTGAGGATAATAAAAATTAGCAATGGAATATTTTCTTGGTTCATTAACTACACTATTAATCATTGGGTTGGTTTCATATATAATAAAACCATCTAACATTGTAAGTGATATGCCGAAACTAAGATATAGTCAAAGCCATATATTTGAATTAGTCAAACCAATACTTCCACCAATAAAAAGTTTACCAGGGAAAAAGAAAATTTATCAATCTACTAAGCATGAAGAAAAAACAAGGATCAAGGTTATAATATTGGATAAGAAAGCCTATTGGGTAAAAGACAATCTATTTTATGTGGCGGATATTGATGGGCAAGGAATCGATAAAGACAATGCACGAGTAGTTGACACGATACATATGGATAAGGTACAATTAGATAAGATGCTTTTTATAATGGATCAACTAAGAGATGGGAAAGTAAATGATAATGGGGATTCAAGGGACCAGTAGTTTTAATGACTACCAGGTTTTTCTTAGAGCCATGGGTGTAGCAATGTCTTCTTTGCAAAGCGAAGACCCATACTTTTATATTTATTCTGCTGGCCCAGCAAATGTTAACTCTATGGTTTCAGAGTTTGTAAACCTTTCTGAGCGTGGCATGAAGTCTCGTGGAAAAAAGATTAAGATGTATAAGGTTGCACCAAGTTGGATTTCAGAGAATATGAAAGATGTTAACTACTTTGCATTTTTAAGCAATGAGAAAGAACATGTTTCAAAATTAGTAAGTGAAGCAGAACTAAGTAATGTCGACTTCGGCATTTTCCGATACTAACAGAAAGAATAAAATGCAAATTAAATCATTAGAGCAAATGGAAAAAATTGTTTCAAGCAACAAGTCCTTGCATTGGGATGGATGGACAGTAGTAAATTCTTATCCTTCTGAAAAGGGCAGAACATCATCACAGGGAGCATTTGTCAGTGGCAAGTGGCACCTACAGCGTCGTTTTGTGCCTTCTCAGTTTGGATGGGAGATACCAGATAAGTTTGCAGGTTAATATGCCTAAACATGAATGGAAAGATGATGCTTTATGTTTAGAGTATGATACGAACTTATTCTTTGATAAGTATGAAGAAGATGAACTTCTTCGTCCAGCCATAGATAAACTTTGCTCTAGTTGCTCAGTTGCAAAGATGTGCTTTGCTGTTGGAGTTTCTCAAAAAGAGTGGGGTATCTGGGGTGGAGTATATTTAGAAAATGGACAGATATCTAAAGAATTTTCAAAGCATAAGGCTAAGTCTGATTGGGCTAATACTTGGCAATACTTAACTATGGAGTCTGAATAGATGTTGGCGCTTGGTGAAGAAAATAAATTTCTTGTTTATGATGGTGTTTATAAAATATCATATAATCGTGGATATTCTTCGCCACCAATAATAGAGCAAGCAGTCTCTAGTGATACTGGATATGTGTTTGATAAAGATGAGCCAAAGTGTGTTGTTAGGTTGTCTCAAAGATACTATCACACATTTATGCAGACGCTTGGAATAATACTGCAAGAATTTAACAAAAATAAAGATACTCATTTTTTTATAATAATAGAAAGTCCTTCTCATTTGTTATTAGAAAATCATATTTTATTTTTTATAAATACTCTAAAAAGTCAGGATATAAAGTATACCTTGTTAGATCTTGGACATTATAAACTTCAAGGTCATAGTTTTTTAATAAAAGATTTTTATTATTATGATTATCCTCAACTAACAGATACATTTGTAACTAATTTATACAATGTTTCCAAAAAATATCACTTTGAAGGTGAGCCTTTTAGAAAAGTTTATTGTAGTAGAAAAAAAACAAAATATCAAACTGGATCAGCAATTTATGGGAACAGGGATCCAAAAACTTTGCCAATAAAGGATGATTCAGAAAGGCTTTCTGGTGAGTTAGAACTTGAAAACTATTTATTATCTAAAGGTTTTGAAGTTATTTGCCCAGAAGATTTTGACAATTTTGAAGATCAAATAAGATACTTTAGTTCAATAAAAACTTTGGTATCTCCAACTGGTGCAGGACTAACAAGCATGTGTTTTATGAAAGAAGGATCACAGTTGGTCGAACTCACTATACCAATGTTAGTTCAGGGAAGTATATCTCTTCATAATCACTATTCGTCAATGGCCTGGGCTAAAAAGTTAGTATATTTTTCCATACCCTCAATGAGGTCTGCCAAAGAAGTAATTGATACAATTGAAAATAATTCAATACTTTTAAGTTTAATTTCTGAGGGGAGTGAGCAATGAGATACCATGACACATACCAAGATATATTATTTTATAAAGATGAAATGATATTTAATGGCCAGCCACCGAATCAATACAAACTTGAGTTGTTAGAGTTTAAGGATTACGATGGTCCAGTTAATTCATCATTTTTAGAAGATGAACAAAAGTTTTTTATTCATTTACACCCTACATTTTTTCATTTACTGTTAGAGGATTTTGGATCTATTTTATCAATGATGAGAAAATATCCAGGAAGACACTTTGTTTTATCTGTTTCTGATATGCTGATGTCTAGTGAATCCTTAAAAGGAATGTTGGATTTGTTATTAGAAGTGCTTACGGAGAACCAAGTAAAATACTCAGTTATATCGACCACACATCAAGGTCCGATAAGGATTAATCTTTTTTATTATCACCCTTCAAGGTTTATGGACAAAGAAGGCGTTGATGCAATCTATGGTGTTTTTAGCAAAAAATTTAACACTGTATCAATTCCTGCAGAGAAAAAGGTATACCTAAGTCGATCTAAGGTTATGGAAAAAAATCCAGAGGGTCTTTTTAAGGGACAACCTTTAGATAAGTTTTCCTTTACAGATGATATAAGATTATATAATGAACACTTGCTTGTAGATTTCTTTTCTTCTTGTGGATTTGATATTGTTGTGCCAGAAGATTTTGAAACATTTGAGGAGCAAATTAAGTTTTTCAGTTCAGTAAAAACTTTGGTATCTACAACGGGGGCTGGTCTTTCAAATATGGTATTTATGAAGCCAGGAACAACTGTGATTGAATTAACAACATCTCTTATAGCCGCTGGAAGAGAAGATGTTCATACACACTATCAAAGTCTTGCGTATGCAATGGATCAAACATACATCTCTTTACCAGTAATGAGAAATTCTTACAAAGCATTGGAGATTATTAAAAAATCAGAAGGGCTTATGAAGATAGTAAATGAGTAAATTAATTGTTTTTGATTTAGATGGAGTACTTGTAGATAGCAAGACAATACATTTTGATTCACTAAATAATGCCCTTGCTGCTTTGGATGAAAAGTATATTATTACACCAGAGGAGCAAACAAGTACGTACGAAGGCTTGCCAACAAAATCAAAATTATTATTACTTGCAAAAAATAAAGGGCTTCCAGAAAGTTGCTTTGATAGTATTTGGAACATGAAACAAGAAATAACAAGCATGATGTTTTCTAATATTGGAGAAGATAAAGAATTAATTGATCTTCTTAAAATTATTAAAACCAATAATATTAATATAGCGGTAGCAAGTAATAGTATTAAAAAGACAATACTTGAATGCTTAGAAGGACTAGGTATTATAGATTTAATAGACCATGTTGTAAGCAATGAGGATGTAAAAAATCCTAAACCTCATCCAGAGATGTATTGGAAGGCCATGTCATACTTTGGAGTGATTGCAGATGAGACTGTTATTTTTGAAGATAGCATAGTTGGAAGAATAGCAGCAATAGATAGCAATGCTACCCTTATTAAAGTTAAAGATAGAGCAGACCTAACCATGGATAAAGTTCAAAAGGCTGTTACCATGTTACTAAGTAACAAGGGGTCTTGGAAGGAGTCTAACTTGAATGTTTTAATACCCATGGCAGGGGCTGGAAGCCGTTTTGCAGAGGCTGGATACTCTTTCCCTAAGCCACTTATAGATGTCAATGATAAACCGATGATACAGGCTGTTGTGGACAATTTAGCAATTGATGCTACATATACATATATTGTGCAAAAATCTCATTTTGAAAAATATAATCTTGGGTATCTTCTAAATGCAATTACTCCTAATTGCAATATTGTGCAGGTAGATGGAGTAACAGAGGGCGCAGCGGTAACATGCCTACTGGCTAAAGAATTTATCAATACAGAAGATCCTCTTGTAATGGCAAACTCTGACCAGATAGTTGATTGGAATAGCAGAGAGTTCTTATATGAAATGCATAGTAAGAACGCTGATGGTGGTATTGCTACCTTTAAATCTACCCACCCAAAATGGTCATATGCTAAAGTAAATGAATTAGGATTAGTAACTGAGGTTGCTGAAAAGAAACCAATTAGCGATGATGCAACTGTTGGTATTTATTATTGGAAGCATGGTTCAGATTTTGTAAAGTATGCAGAGCAGATGATTAATAAAGATATTAGGGTTAATGGTGAGTTTTATACATGCCCTGTTTTTAATGAGGCTATTCAAGATGATAAAAGAATTTATACAGCAACAGTTAAAAAAATGTGGGGAATAGGAACTCCAGAAGATTTAAACAACTACTTATACAGGAGCAATAATGATTAAGATAGCACATAGAGGAAATATTAATGGTCCAAAACCAGAATTAGAAAATAATCCAGACTACTTATATGATGCAATTAATGCTGGTTTTGATGTAGAAGTAGATATATGGTCTGTAGATGGAATTTTGTATCTTGGTCATGACACACCTCATTACAAGGTTGATGATTCTTTTGTAATTTCTATTTTGCCATATGCTTGGTTTCATTGTAAGAATCTAGAAGTATTAGATAGATTTATAAGTATTAAGCCAATCATTAGGTTTTTTTGGCACCAAGAAGATGATTACACACTTACTAGTAATGGTTTTATATGGACTTATCCTGGTAAAAATATAACAAAGAACAGCATCGTAGTACATTTAGAAAAGTTTGATAAAGACAACTTTAATGTTAAGCCATTTGCTATTTGTAGTGATTTTCTGATATAATAGAATATAGAGAAAATAGGTAATTATGTGGTCATGGATTCTTGCTGTAATAGGTGTTTCTGGAATATTCTTAGTTGGTCGTAAAACAATATGGGGATGGTTAATTCTTTGTGTTAATGAATGTTTATGGATTGCTTATGCCCTTGCAACAAAACAATATGGTTTTATAGCAATGGCTGTTGCCTATGCTGCAGTGTACATTAAATCATTTATTCATTGGAGGAAAGATGAGAAAATCTAAAGAGTTTGACGAACTAGATAAATCAATTACACTAGTTGTAAAAACAAAATGTCCACAAAAGTGGTTACTTATCGACAGGGAAACTGGTAATGTTTTTGAAGGAAACAGCGACGGAGCATGGGATAGATTAGATCCAGTTAAAAGAGAGCGAATGTAGTGTATACTGATAAAATGAAGATGGCATTTCATTCAATAAAGCCACCTAAAAATTTTATACTACAACTTATAGATCACGATAATTTTATAACAGTAAAGGCAAGTGAAAAACAATTTATGAGATTGTCTGGTGAAGAAAGACGAGAAGCAGTTGAATATATGATTCGTGTAAAAAAAGCACTTGAAGATAACGGAGCAATTGTTTTATTAGTTAGAGAAGGTGGTAAAGAACTATGATAGAGTTTATATCTTTTGTTTTATTTGTATCACTATTTGCTTTGCTTGTGGCCATGTTTGTTAAATCTAAAATAAATAATTTTAAGTTAGTGCAAATTAACCTACAACTTGCTATAGAAAAAGCAGAACTATTTAAAAAACTTGAACAATCTTTAAATAAAGAATCAGACGTACCAATAACACAAACTGAAGGATTTGTTAACTTTATATCACAGTCTCGTGACTGGGCATTTGACTACATTGAAACAGTTCAGGTTGGTATAGATAATTTTGTAAGGGATGCAGGCCCTTCAATTGAGTACTTTGATAAGTATGGGGATGTAATCTGGACCCCACTAACTGAGGGTATGGAAAAGATTTCTGCAGCGTATAAGGACCTAAAGGTATTGATACCAGAAGACTATGGTAAACTAGACTAATGATAAGATTTAAGTCCAGCCAAGATCTAGAGTATGATGCATTTTATTCATGCCATGTTCTTGGATGTGAACTTGAAGCAGAAAAAATATATTCTACTGAATCAAAAATTGTAGATGTATGTTCAAACCATTACAAAGAATTATTAGATAGGGACTATCAATGAAAGATATAATTTTATCAACACTAACAGGTTTTGGATGTGGCATAGTATTTGCTGCATTCAAATTGCCAGTACCAGCACCACCAGTTTTTGCGGGAGTCGCAGGAATTATTGGTTTATGGATTGGTTTTACAGTACTAACAAACTTCATATCCTAGGAGGAAAATTATGAATGAACAAATTAAAGCAGCACTAGCATCATACGGTAGATCAGTAGTTGGAGCAGTTACAGCAATGTATGCTGCAGGAATTACAGATCCAGAAACTTTGGTGTACTCACTACTTGGTGCAGTTGTACCAGTAGTATTGAGAGCAGCAAATCCTAATGACAAGGCGTTTGGAAAGATGCCTGCAGTAGAAGATATTGATGTAGCACTAAAGACTGCTAAGGTAGTTAAGAAGACTGCAAAGAAGGCTCCTGCAAAGAAGTCTTCAGGTGGCGGAGCATCTAATAAGGCTCTATAGTATAAAAGAATTAGGGGGCCTTTCGGCCCCCTTTTTCTATTTTAGGTTAATTTCTTAAAAAGTATTTAAATTCTGGTTCATATGGAAAGTCTATGCTATCAAGTCTAGCAGTTCTTTCTTCTTCTGTTATCTCACAACCAAAACAAACCATTGTATATCTTGTATTACCAGCAGTTACCTTGTGTATTTGATGCTGATATGAGTATGCAGATGGGAACAATAGAAAGTCTCCAGCCTTTGGCTTAATCTTTACTCCAAAATGAACAAACTCTAGTTCTCCGCCTTCATAGTCATCATTAGGATAGTAAACCATAGAAACTGTTCTAGGTGTTCCATAAGAATCATCTGGATGCATAGAGAAAAACTCATTATGCTCAAACTTTGTAATTCTAAATGCTTCACGAGTAATTGGTGCAATATCCCACATCTGACAATATGAGTCTACTATCTCCTCAAAGGCATCAGCAATTTCATCACTCTGATAAATCCATGTCGTGCTTGCCTTCTTGCCAATTTCTTCATCATAATAGTCTTCTCTTTGGAACTTACCTTCTGCTTCAAGTCTACGCATTAGGTCCATTCCACCTGGAAATGTATTGTGGTAAATATGAATTCCTGGCGCTGGTGAGTCAAAATTAAATTCATTTCCTTTACGGCTGCGTGTAATTCCACGGGCCTTGAGTTCTAGTTTTTGCTTGTCCATGCTTCTCCTTAGTGACTTTACAAGTATACCATAATCTGGTATAATCATTATACCTGCCCATATGGGGGGTAAATTAACTTATTCGCTTGAAAGGGGAATAATATGGTAAAAACAGCACTGGATCTTTTTAATGATCCATTTTTTAATACCTTCTCAAATTTTCAGAAGGTAACAACAACAACAAACTATCCACCTTATAACCAGATTAAATTAAATGATACAGAGTATATTCTTTCATTTGCTTTGGCTGGTTTTTCTAAGGATGATGTCTCAGTATCGCTAGACAATCGCAAACTTACAATCAGGGGCGAGAAGCAGGATGCTGAGTTGCCAGAGGGTGCAGAGTATCTACATAAGGGCATTGCTGCTCGTAAGTTCACGGATATCTTTACCCTTCCTGAGTTTATAGAAGTTGTTGGGGCTGAATTTAAGGACGGTATCTTAGATATCAGACTTGAAAAGCAGATCCCAGAAGATAAACTACCAAAGACCATTGAAATTAGGTAGTATAATAAACTATTCCGTCATGATACATGCAGTTGCTTTATAAGCGACCTTATTGCTGAGTACGGAGAAACCCTGGATCGCTACCTGGGAAGACCTGAGTAAGTCTGTAAACTGCTCTTTATCATGCTATAATGGTAGTTATGGAAGAATTAATTAATCTACTAAAGGTGCTGCTTGCAGATAATATTACTCTCAAGTTAAAGGCTCATGGCTATCACTGGAATGTAGAAGGTGATGATTTTCTTCAGTACCACGAACTTTTTGAAAATATTTATACAGATTATGATGAAGCAACAGATACCTATGCTGAATGGCTTCGTAAATTAGATACATATGCACCATTTAAACTATCAAGATTTATTCAACTTAATGAAGTTGGAGAACCTGATGTTACTTCAGATCCAATGATGATGTCTGCAGATCTGCTTATGGCTAATGACATGGTTCTTGCTAAGTTAGTAGATGCTTGCGATATGGCAACATCAAACAAACAACACGCACTTGCAAACTTTTTTGCAGAGCGTATGGATCAACATCAAAGATGGCACTGGATGTTATCTGTTTCAATTAAAACAGTAGGAGAAGAATAATGCCATATCATGTAGGAGCAAAAGGTTCAAACGGTTGTTCTGGATATCCAGTAGTAAGTGATGCTGGAAAAGTAGCGGGATGTCATACAACAGAAGCAGAGGCAGTAAATCAAATGCAAGCATTATATGCAAATGTGCCAGATGCAAAAAAGGGTGAAGCATCTATTGAAACATCAGGTAATCCTGAGAACCCATCAGAATCAATTAATCCAACTGTTGGAATGAGAAAGCCCGCAGTAATGCCAGGTGGAAAGAAAAAGAAAAAGTATCGTGCTGCTAAAGCAATTGATGCTACAACAATCTTAAAAGATATGGTTGCAGAAGGTGACTTTGTTATTGTTTCGTGTGAAGATGAAACACATGTTGGTATTGTTCAGTATGTAATGACTGAAGGAATGTTTGGAATTGCCACATCTGACTATGCTATTGAAGCATCAGCAGAAAACCCAGCAGTTCTTGTTCGTACCCTTGAACTTGAAGAAGATGAGGGTATTTGGGAAGAATCAGAATATTTAGTAGGAGCAGAAGCAAAGATGGTTACTAAGATTGAGCCACTGGCATTAGAAATAGAAGTAGTATCTAATGGTTATCAGGATTGCGGATGTCCTACATGCGAAGCACTTAATGTAGACTGTGAAAACTGTCCAGTATGTTCTCCAATACCTGCAACTGATTCTGAAGTTGAGATGGCAATGTATGACTCATCTATTGGTAAGGCTGATCCTTGCTGGGATGGTTATGTACAGCGTGGAATGAAGGAACAGGGTGGAAAAATGGTTCCAAACTGTGTTCCAGTTGAAAAAACAGAGTCAATTTTTGCGGGACTTGGTAAAGATTATACAAAATCAACCACAAATACATATAGAGTTGAAGAGTAATTTAGTAATAGTTTTATGAAAAGAGTAGCGCTACTCTATTCTGGAGAAATAAGAAATATCCTTGATTGCTTTAATAATCATTATGATAATATAATCTTACCAAACAAAGATGAGTATGAGTTTGATATATATTTTCATCTTTGGATTACACCATGGGAAACCAATGATCTTCGTACTAGAGTGTTACAAACATTAAGACCATTAGCATATGAGTTTGAACCATACATAGAATTTAAAAATGATATTGTACCAGATCCAAGGTTTCCACATCCAGTTCAAAATTTTTACTCAATGTTTTATGGTATGAATAAAGTAAATAAACTAAAAGAAAAAATAGAGCATGATCAAAACAAAAAATATGATTTAGTCTTTAGAATGAGAACTGATTTATTTTTTCTTAGATCAATAGGAAAACTAAGCGACTATGATAATACTAGAATTCATATACAGGAAGATTGGGCACACCTAGAGTACGGAGTCAATGATCAGTTTGCCTTCGGTCCATCGGAGGATATGTCAAAGTTTATATCTGTCTACGAAAACTTAGACGAACTATATAAGATGGGCTGTGCCATAAATCCAGAATGCCTGATGGGTTTTAACGCTCAGAATGTACATAACCTTAAAATTGAACGGCATAAGTGGAAGTTTTGGCTATTTAGACATATCCTATGGAACATAAGTAAGTAGTGTATAATAGATAAATGCCTAAAAAGAAATCATATGCATTTAATCCAATGCAGATAAAAGATGGATGGATTGTAAGACTGTACAAAGACGGACGCATAAAGTCTAAGATAGAAAAATATACGCCAAAGGCTCCTAAAAAGAGTTAGCCCATGAAAGAAATTCTGCACTTTACGGCAGATTGGTGCATGCCATGCAAAAGGTTAAAGCCTATATTAGATGAAATACTTTTAGATTATCCTGATATAAAGTACAACAGTATAGATGTAGATTCAAACATTGGTATTACAAATGACTATAATGTTCAAAGTGTTCCAACACTGATAATTTTAGTTGATGGTGGTATACATAAAAGACACCGTGGAGTTGCAACTAAAGAAGAGTTAATTAAGTTTATTAGTGAATAACTATACAACAGTTACCATCTATTCTGTCATTAGATAGTAGGTAATCTTTTAAGTCGCCAAGATTTTTTCTAATAATAAGTTCATCTTGTCTTGTCAGATTATAACAAAGGGTACTCTGTTTATGTTTTCCAAAAGCATTTATTACTTCATCTAAAAATAAAAATATATGATCACTAAAGTCTGCCTTTTGGTTAGGCAATAGATTTCTTTGCTTATTCATAATATAAAAAACCATTGGTATATCATTATTTTTAATTTTATTTAAATGATTTATTCTATCCTGTTTGTCATGTGAAAGAAACCCCTCAAATGAAAACCTATTCATGCAGCCAGCAACAGATACTGCAGCCATAATAGCAGAAGGTCCAGGAGTTGATGTTATCTCTACTCTTCCATCCTCTATAATTCTTTTTACTATTTGTTCCCCTGGGTCTGCAATACCAGGCATCCCCTCATCTGAAATAATAAAAATATCATTGCCACTTACAAGTAAATCAATTATGCGATCATACTCTTTTGCTTCTTTGTCATTTCCTTCTTCATATGCAATATCTATAAGTTCTGCACTACACTCAACACTTATTCTACTGCAAAAATCTTTAAACAATAAGGGATTTTCAACTGCTATATATTTAGCAGTTTTAATTGCTTGAATAGTTGTAAAAGAAATATCATCAATGTTTCCAATTGGAGATCCAATAAGGTAAAGTTTGCCAAACATTAGTAAATAAAACCTCTTACCTTATTAATCTTTTTAAGAGCCTTTTTTACTCTACGTTTTTTAAGTAGATTTTTTATGAATTTCATTTATAATCCCCCTCTCTTTAATTGCTTTTAAAAAATCTTCTGCCCAACATAGGTTAGTTAAATATCCTGGATGACCATCTCTTGCATAAAGATCTGCTTCTTTAAATTTTCCATCTGGCCTATGCCTTGCAATAAACTCTTCAGTTGCTTCGTTAATTCTAAAGAATGTATCTTCAAATAATTTACTATTCTCTACATTAATAGCGTTTGCATCATCCCACATTGTCCAAATAATTTTTATATCACTTGCTTTGCAAAATTCAATAAATGAAAACCATGCAGTTGCCCAAACTGGAAAGATTTGTCGTTCTTCATACAAGGTTGGATATGGACTTAGATCTAGTGATGTAAAAGGATCTCCACTACCCCTTGTTTCTCTATTTTCTTTAATTATTTTATCTTGATTTGTTCTATCTGATGCATATGGAAACTGCTGAGTGTATCTCCATTGATTTTCTGATTCTATCCAGTAATAATTTCTTAATATATTTGGATGATTTATTAAAAGCACATCTGGTTTTGCATATTCTTTACAATATTTAAAAACAGCAGACATAATCTTTTGCCAACCATAACCACCCTTACCTAAACTAAAAAATCCAGAAAGATTATAGTCTTTTGAAAGTTCATCGTAAACAATCTTTGTCCAAACATTGTCTATTTTTGAGCCAACACCTTCTGTGTTTGAACATCCAGCAAATAAAATATGTAATCCGTCATGATCTTTTTTAAAGTGTTCTGATCTAAACCAATCTGAGTTGTATTTGTAACCAACAGCCCAATCTTTTCTTTGAGGATTAACATTTTCAGGCGGGATAGGATCTAATATATGATAATTACTTTCATCAAGTTTATAGTTAAATGCTTTGTATAAAAAGGCAGTCTCTGACTCTGTTTTATCAACTACTGGGTCAGCCCAAGTTTTATCAAATTCAGCAATCTTCATTGTTCTTAGAGCGTCTATGCTTAATTTTAATTCTTCAGCGAGTTCTCTTGTTTGATCGTAATCGCTCATTTCAGTAAGCCTTTCTAAGATAAATATCATAAAAACCTAGATTATGTAATGCAAGTGCATCAACTACCCAGTTTGTATTAATAGATAAGAATTCATTTACTGTTTGAAATGTACCATATCCAATATCTTCAATTATACCATCGTAGATAAGGTAATCATTTAGCCCAATGCGACCACCAACATTAACTAAATTAGAAGAGTCTTGTAAAACCTTTCTTGTAAGAAATCTATCATTTGAAACATCGATGTAAATAAAGTCATATTTATTATTTAATGTCGACAATATGTTTGCTGCATCACCCTTCATAGTAGCAACCTTTGGATGATAACTAAACTTGTCAATGATATAAGTTTGGTGAGTTTCTGGTGTATACAAAAGTTCATGCTTAAATCCATCACATTGGCATGAGCCAAACTTTCTCCATGACCAGCACTTAAGGTCTTGGTTATAAAGGTCTACCAATACGGCTTCTGAGGCTTCTGAGGCGTCTATAAACATCTGTGCTGAGTATCCCCAAGCAACTCCTACCTCCAAGTACCTTATGCCTTTAGGAAGGCTTTTAGCATACTCTTCTCTTGATGAAAAGATTCTTGCTTCATTTAATTGCTCTTGAGATATTTTTGGTGAGTCTTCAATTTCATCATCATTTACATATCTTATTTCATCATAATTAGACGAACGCACTGGTTTTTTAGGCATTTAGTCTGCGTTCCTGGCTATCAATAATAGTTTTATTTGCAGAATAAAATAGTTCAATTGCCTCATCTAGTCTGGTATGAGACTCAACCAATTGCTTTATTTCATAATAAATCTCTGGTTTTTCATCTACTGGTAATGGGTTGTTGAATGCAGGATGGCCCTTGTCATGTTGATTAATTACCCTCCGTGCCTCATCCATTAAATCTTGCAACATGTCATTACTTAATTTTCTATATGGCAAATTAAAATTAGACATAACATAGTCAACAACAAAGTTAGGGTTAGAAGTCATCTGATCAAATGTAAAAGCAAAAAGATTATCTATATTTTTAATGGTTGATCCAGACCATCTCCTGTACACATCAAACTGATCGTCGACAAGTCTTTCTAGTGATGGAAGATTGTTATATTCGTGTGGCATTGGTATTCCAGATGCAACAGTATTTCCAATACCTCCCATTGTTTTGGTAACAATAGATGGAATTATGTCAACTGGATTTCTTAAAACGGTTGTTTGCACAATATCTTTAAACTCACCCAATAAAATTACTGGGGCATTGGTTCTAATAATAAACCTATCTTCTATCTCGCCCATAGAGATTGATCTATCAAAGTCAACTGATTTAAGAAGAAGATATTGTAACCAGGTGTGGCCAGACCTTGGTGATGCATTAATTAAAACTCTTATGTCTTTCATTAACCAATCCTTGAGTGTGATCCATCACAAAATGGTGCTCTTGCACTTTGCCCACAAACACAGGACTTTTTCTTCTTTAAATTATCTAACTTTACTGTAATCTGTTCATTTGTTTGCAACACATTGACTAAATAGTTTTCTTCATTAATGCTTAAAACTTCTACTGCTTTACCGCTGTATCCTTCAAGGTCTACAACTATTGCATAATCATTTATATTCATAATACTCCTTTTAACTATTATAGCACCCCTGGCAGGAATCGAACCTGCGACGCATGGCTTAGAAGTCCATCGTTCTGTCCACTGAACTACAGAGGTATTGCATCTCCAACGGAATTCGAATCCGTGTTGCTGCCGTGAAAGGGCAGAGTCCTAGGCCACTAGACGATGAAGACATAGTACATCTGGAAGGACTTGAACCTTCGGCTCTCCGCATATAAGGCGGGTACTCTAACCAACTGAGTTACAGATGTGTAGTACACCAGGTAGGACTTGAACCTACGAATAGCCGAATTATGAGTTCGGTGCCTTAACCAACTTGGCTACTGGTGCTAGTCCTTAAGATACTAGTATACCAAGTAGCATACCAATTGTAAAGCAAAGAATACCAACAGTCCAGTGATAGTAGGTTTTCATGTGTTCTTTAATAATCTGATCTTTAATTTCTGTTTTAATTTTTTTTACTTCTTCTGTCATTTTTACACCATATCTTATAGTCGCTCATAGTCTGGTGATTATCCCAGTACTCAATGTTTTCTTTGTCCATCTTACAGGTAGGGCAGATCATTGTCTATGCCGTTTCTTATTGCCAAACTTAGACTTAACTTCAGCCTTAGCCTGATCAACAATAGCCTTCGTAATGTCTTCAACACTAAACTCTTGATCAAACTCTGCTTCATTCATTCTGATTCCTTAATATGATTTAGTTTAGTATTGTAATAATTAGTAGAGGAACCGTGTTTCATTTTTCTTAACTTCTTCCACACTGCAAACCTAAGACCAAGTTTTGTATAGGCAAGTCCACCCCTACCCATTCTAGTATAATAAACTTCATTGTAGCGATTAGATAGTTCTTGATTGAATTGTTGAACTTCCCAAAACATAGCATGTTTGCCATATCGCCAGTCTTTCTCAATCTTTACCCTGATTAACTCTTCAGGTGGTTCAATTTGTGAATATGTTTCTTTACGTTTTTTCATGGGCGTGCAGTCCTTTCAAGGTAGTCAATCACATCACAATCTATATCACAAAGATCAAGGGAGATGATATCTGCCACAATATCTGATCTAATTGAATTCATTATTGCTCTGCTCATTTGCTCCTCAATATCTAATTCAAGGTTAACATACTTAACCCAGGGTTTGCGTAATGTATATGGTCCTATTTTCATATATATATCATATCACTAAGAACCTTGTTCACGCAAGTCTAAAGTCTTAATACTTTCAATACATGTTGTAACAGCCTTAGCCCAATTCTTAGCCCCTGGATATTTCATGTTGGAAGTTACGCTACGATTGGCATGCTTGTACCAAGTAATAATTAAACCATTTTTCTTGTACACAAAGTTTGGTGCACAACCATCTGGATGAGGACCTTCATACTCTCCCCATCCTGAATCACACCAGCAATAAGGACGCATCTCAAACACATCATTAATAAATTCTGGATCACCAGAGTTTGATGTTAGAAGGTTTGCATATCCGTATTTACCGTGAGAATACCCACGGTATTCAGCAATAACTTCTGCAATTAAGTTAAGACCTTCAGTAGCCCAAAAACCATCATAAGTTTGTGACGGAGTATTACTAAGTAGCATTTGTCCTAATTCCATTACCATCCTCCAAGGCATTCGTTGCGTGTGTGAAATAATCTAATCTTTGTCATAATTTTGCGGGATGGAGCATAAAGCATCTCATTACAAGCACACTTATAAGACCATTCACCAGTAAAGAAATCATGCACATAACCTTTGGCATTAGCGTATTTCTTAGATACAAAGGTTTGAAATGGGTCAGGTATTTCCATATTGATCATATACTAAGTATACTTTAGTTATGGCTGTTTGTCAACATTAGATCTTTTAAATATATTAAGTTTAATTCTTTTCTTTTCATGCTTACCAATAACCTCACCCTTGTGATTTAGTGCATCCCTGTATCTATCTGTCCATTTACCCTGTGCTGCAACTGCTTCAAATGCTTTACCAGATTCCATCAATTCGTCATAATATGATTGAGGTAAATCTTTATCTGATAATTCTAATTCTGTAAGTTCTAGTTCTGTTAGTGATATTGGCATTATAGATCCTATTGGAGTACCTGCTGGAATTGTAATAATAGTATCTGGTCTTGTAACTTTATAAACAATTGGCAATGGACCTTTATATACTGAAGTACTCAATATTGCTGTAAATGCTTGTATTCCATCGATGAACTGATTTGGAACTGGCATTGTTAATAAACTTACATTCTCTTCAGACTCAAATGTAAGTCCAGAATTTAAACTAATACTCTGATTTGCCCTGTTGGTGTTTGCATATTGATGACCAGACAAAATCTCAACTTGAGTATTATGACTATGCCAGATAAAAGTAATATCTTCATTAAAAGAAAATGTCCAACCTAAAAAATTTGCCAAGGTAACAGGAAAACACCTATAAGCATGATGATCCCAACTAGCATCCATCCAATCACGCTTAACTCCAAGCACATCGAAATTAACATCATAGTTATCTCGTTTGTATACTTTTATTTTATTTGTCATGAGGATTGATAGTTTGTTAAATGTTTCTTGCATACGCCAACAACAGAATAGTCTGCAAGATCATTGTATAGTGCATCATTGTTGCAATAGTGACATCTTTCTGGTGGTCTGTTTTCAATCATAATTTAATTATATCACAGACTACTTTGTAGACAAATGATGCCCTTTTGTATATTCACACTTAGTACACTTAGAAATAACAAAAGATCCCCTTATGTATAACTGAATATCATGTTTGCAATCAGGCACGGTAGTTTCTCACTACTGCAGCAGCAAGCATACGCATGCCTAAAGCATTAAGTTGAGAATTATCTTCGCCAAGTGGTATAGATTCAATGGCCTTTGCAAGTTCTTCTCTTAGTGTAATTTCATCTAGACTCATATTCTACCCCTTATTATCCTTTTGTGGAACCCAAATAAGTTTTCCATCTTTGTATTCTCTTTCATATCCTAAAGCCTTCCAGTCCATCTGCATAATCTTAGGTTCTTTTGGCATGTCAGACTCCAATCTTATATTATAATTTTCTTTTCTAAAAGTTTATTGTATTCATAATAACATAAATCAGTATTAAAGTCAACCAAACTTATTGTTTTATATTCCTTAAGATTCTGGCTTGATCCTAAATACTTTTCACCATTAAACTTTTTATAATCTTCAATGGTAAATTCAAGATTGTCTTCTATTTTTATGTTTAGGTAATCCATAAAATTATTAATTACTAAACTAGAATCATTGACTAAATCATTAAAATCAATAACATAATCTGCATGTTCATACAAAAATTTATAAAAAAGTATATAGTTTGATAGAACATGATTTATAAAATCTTTGTTAACATCTTGACCATAACTTGATTGCACTGCTAAAATTGACATAGCAGTTTCTTTTGGGTCTCTGACTATTGTAATAATTTGTTTTGTTTTGTTCATATCTTTATAAAACAAATCTAATATTGTATGAGAGCCTTCGATTCTGATACCAGTTTTTTGATAAAACAATTGATGAAAATAGTGTGATCCACTTCTTGGATATGTTAATAGATATGGAGGATTGCTATGCATTTTTAAACTATAACTTTCTTTTCTAAAAGTTTATTGTATTCATAATAACATAATCCAATATTAAAATTATCTAGTTTTATTTCATTATATGAATCAAATTTTTTGCTTGATTGTATCCATCTCTCACCATTAAATTTTTTATAATCTTCAATAATAAAATTTGAATCTTTGTTATATTCTATATTTAAAAAATTTAATATTTTATTAACTATGGTATCTGGATATTTAATTAAATCGTTATAATCTATCACATAGTCTGCATGATTATACAAACATTGATAAAGTAAGGCATAGTTTGATATGGTATGACGAATAGAGTCGTCATGAACCTCTGTACCCTGTTCTTTTTGCATTGTCAAAAGAGATCGTATGCTTTCTTCTGGATTTCTTGCTATTGTAATAATAGTTTTTGTTTTTATTTTATTTTTATCAAAAACATCTCCAATTGTGTGAGATCTTTTAAAGCGATACCCTATTTTTGCATAAACTAAATGTTCAAAATAGTGAGAACCACTTCTTGGGTATGTCAATAAGTGTGGAACCATCAAGCACCTATTGAAGGCATGGTTTGTTCGCAGGGACAGATGATAGACTCAGGTAACTCATGAACCTCAGTCTCAATAGATATAATTGTTGCACAATCTGGACATTTATAAATAGTTTTCATGTTTTAAGTATATCAGATTAAAACTATGCAGTCAACTCTTTAATTACAGAAAATATACCAGATAGATCCTTTTGATCTGTAACTATAATGAAATCATCTATATTGAAATCTTTAGATATCTGTTTAATTTGATTAATAACTTCTTCGTGAGTGCCTTTGATAGTATGATTGGGTTTAATTGTATACTGGTATTGATTATATTCGACGGTATCTAGGCTTTGACCTTCTTTAAGTACTAGTGGATCAATTATTAGTATTAGTTTAGTATTCGTAATCTTGTCAAGTATATGCTCATTAAGCATATATTCTCCTACAATCAGGTAGTCTGCATAGTTATTTGCTATTCTTATGGTGGTATCAGATGAGCCAACTACACATAACTTTGCATCAAAGTCAAACTCTTTCATTAAATAAACAAACTTTTCCATCCAAGGCTCAGTTAATGCAACTCTTTTTTCATGATCATCTAGTATGGATGGATCTCCTGGATATGCTTGAATTACCATATTTTCTCTATTTTCATCATATCTGCCAGCAACTAGGTTAAGATCTAGTCTTTTATGAGCAAAATTGTTAACTGACTTAAATATTTTTGCAGCATATTCTGGTGTAATACCATAGGCAGGCAGTGCAAGCATCATCTTAATCTTTTTGGTTGCATTAAGCATTGGAAACAAATGAATTGAAAAATCTATACCTCTTGGGCCATAAGGAAGTAATATGGATGTTATGTTTGAATTTTCCATATCTTTAGCCATGCGGATAAGTCCATCACCCTCTACTGGCCAACCCACACGATGCATCCAGTGAAATTTTATGCTCATTATTAAATTATACCTGATTTAAAGTTCGGCGGAAAATAGAAGTAACAAACCATCTTATGCCCTACACGGGCGGTATTGGTTAATATATCTACACAAGCCTACGAGATAGTAATAGATTATATGCCTCATATGCCTTAGATAAGTCATAGCCATCTAAATGGTTTTGACCATACAACTCTGAAGTAGTACTTGATACTAAATAAACCTCATCAGGCCTATCAATCATAGAGTCTTCATATGTATGGTCAATGACTGGTTTGTTTAATATATAGGATATTGAGTCTATAACTGCATCTGGGTTTTTTATCAGGGTATCGTAATCAATAACAGCATTAGCCCTAGTATATAACAAACCATATAGTGCCGTATATTTATCTATCTCTGCCTGTATGCCTATATCCTGATGATAATGTGATGACATAGTTATGAAAGACTGAAGTGTATCTTTAGGGTTTCTTGCTATAGTAAAGACAAAGCCATCTGCATCATCTATCAGGTGTGAGCCATCTATCCTAGTATCTAACTTTTGTACAATCAATGCTCTTAAGTAATGTGAGCCAGATCTAGGATAGGTAATTATGATCATATATTTAGTATAACATATGGCTCAAAGTTTATATCCCCTGGCTTTAGTCACAGGATACACAGTAATATGGAGCACGAAGGTGATCTGGAGCAATAAATGATGGTTTGCCACATCTTACACATACTGCTCTGACTAAACCATTGTCTTCCATCTCAAATCTAAATGATCTTGTGTAGTATACCCTTGTGGCATACCAGGTGAAGGCTATAGCGATTATTGTTATCATTTTACTCCTCAAAACTCATTTGTGATGACCAAAAGTCATTATTGTCTGTTTCAATTTCATCTACAACGACATGACAATTAGAACAAGTTACCTTGCCATCTAAGTCAATTTCATAGTAATGTCTACAGTCCATAACTCTATAGTACCACATCAAGGTTAACAGATATCCACAGGTTAGCAGTTATGAGTATAGCCACAATCAGGACATTTCTCTCCTGGATTTGCTACACAATCATCACACCAATCTGGAGCATCCTTCCAAGATTTACCTAAAGAATCATATTCTGGTTTGTCCATGTGTCTAGTATATCAAAAGATATTGTAATTTGATAGTGGATTTGTCGATAAATCATCTTACTGATGATATTTCTAGATAGGGTAGAAGTGGAGTAAAGTGGAGGATAGTGGAGTACTGAGCATTTATTTGAAGGCGCCGTAATTTCCACAACGGCCAAACCACCTATCTTTCAAACCACCATATCCCTCATATACCACATATGGGGAATATTGTCAAACCTTCGTAATATTGTTTGGGCATTATATACCCTGAAACAGGGTTTGTCAAGCCCCAAACCACATATATTTGTATAATGTATTGTCGACAAATCTCCAAATATCAGAGAAAAATTAAATAAAAATATATAAAGGTTTGATAAATATTTAAATATCAGGATAAAAGGTTTGATATCGTAATATAGGGGTTATTCTGTATCAGAGTTGGCTTGTTTGTATACCTTGCCTAGTTCCCGCCCAATTTTGCGGGGGTTGAGAACCTCTGGATCTACGCCTGATAAATCGGCGGGGGTAAAAGAGAAGAAACGATTAACAATAGGAACATACTTAGTAACAGATACAAAACCATTCCATAGGTTATCACTGAATGCTTGATATTGTTTTGGATCTTGCTTAGCATAGTCTGCAAAATGTGATCTTCCCATATAAGAATTATATCATGGTTTGACAAACAAGGTTTTATATGATAAAAGGTTTGGTACGGGGAAAAGAATTTGTCTTTCGTAATCTGGTTTGGGGAAAATAATTGTTTGATCGTAATATGGTTTGATATGAATGTTTGGTATGTCCGATATGTCCGAATTCACGTGGCGATTTTCTGGCAGCACAAAGCAGGGGCGCAAGGCCCCCACCTGTGACTGATTATTCTATTGTGTTTTTCTTGATGTGTGACTCTGCCAAGAGAGCAGGAAGTGTGATTTCATCAAATGATTCAATCTCTTCCTCTGTAAGTTCGATAGCCTGAATAAACATCTCAAACGATTCAACAATGTATTGCTCACCTAGTGGTGAGATTTCTTTTACTAAACCTTCAGCAACATAGTATGCCAATGGCAATCCAATGTCGTTATACTCAATGAAGTTACTAAAATCCTCATCGTCCCTGAAGTTAATCCACAGTTCTCCTAAGATCCCTGCCTTGTCTGCCAAATCTACCATACTGGTCTCCCTGTCTTTATCTCTTGCATAAGTTTATCATACTCCTCCCCCGCTGTCAAGGCAACAACCTCAAAGCGGTCATAGACAATCTTAGGCAGGTTTCTAACTAAATAATAACCAACTCGTTCTAGGTCAATAGAAAAGTCCTCTGTCATCAACTTGCCAATACGCTCTGCTTGTCGTGTTTCTTTGTTTGCACCATTAAGACTAGTAAGCCTTCTAGACATAGTTCTCCTCTCTATTCATTGTACCAAAAAAGTATTGGGGGCGCAAGGTGGCAGGCCCCACGCCCCCTATAGGTAAGGGAGACCTAGGCCCCTACCTCCGCAGCAACAGGTGCATAGGCTAAGACAAATACATCCCAGCCAACGGCATTGCCCTGTTCATCAATAACAGTATGATTAATCAAGTCAACAATCACAGTGGTCTCGCCCAAATCATAGTTGGTTCCAGTGATGGAGTAAATTCCAAAGCCGTGCTCATCCAGAACAGAATCTTGAATAAGATAACTAATCATCATACGGGTGGCATATGATGGATCAGTCCACCTAGGCTTAGCATGCTCCAGGGCCATGGCAATATCACGACGCCAGCCAGTCTCACCCCAATGGCTGTACAAAACAACTGCAGATGACAGTTCGTCCTTAAAAACAAAGTTAATCCGTGCTCCCATTAGTTTTCTTCCTTCCAAGATACAATTGATAGTTGACTTAAAATTTCATTGCAAAGGTCAGCCTCATTATCTGATTCAGCCTCATAACTAAATGTCATGTAATCACCTGTTGGTTCAAAGATGATTTCTACTTTATATTCGTTCATTAGATTGCTCCTAGGTCTCTTAGTTCTTCAATACTAGCACAGCCTGCACATTTTTGCAACTCCTCAAACTTTTCAAAATGTAGAGTTGCTTGCTCGTCATCCCATATCATCTCACAATTTGGGCATTCGTAAGATGGTTCGATAACCGATACCTGATAATCCTTGCTTTCATCCCAAGGTACCTCAGTAACAAAATAGCCAATCCTATTAACAATGCAGCGACCATTAATAACATAGGTACCCCCATCATCTCCGTCAATGTATGTCCAAGTATATAATGGGTCAGCGTCAGAAACATACTGTACTTCATCACCGTAGGTCTCAAACATAATGCCACCTTCGCCATTGTCAAATGAAGCATTTTCATCTAGATGATTGGTGATAGGCTTGTAGGTCTCTAGCCATTCATCAAAGTCTATCTCTATAAGTTCGTTAGGCAAAGTACTTCTCCTCAATGTTTTTGCGGTCTATAGATAAATTATAGGTCATGCAGTATGCACTTGTCAAGGCTTCCATATACCCTTCCAAAAATCTATCAGCATTGCCTTCCATGGCGTACTCGCACTCCAGCATTTCTTGCTTTAGCCACCCATGCATGAGGTCAATCAGAGGTATAGAGATGTCCTCTAATGGTTTAGTTAAATATTCGGGGATGAATGGATACTTACTCATTGATTACTTCAATCAGATGTTTAACAGCATAGATTTGTCCCTCGATATCTACCACATGGATAGAGGCTGGGTTTTCTTCAAGGTCTTGTTCAAGACTTATAAGGTGCAGGTTTAGATACTCTTTAAATGTTTTTAGGTCCATATATTAATTATAAGGGTTGGTGTTGATTTTTACAAGTTTTGCTGGTGTGACCTTCATCACAGGCTCATCGTCAGGTGTTGGATCTTCATCCACATGTGTAACAGTAGTATTCCATTTGCTTAATAGGATTACATGTGATGTAGCATGGCAAATACAGGCGGGATCAATCTGAGGATTAACAGATGCGCTAATCTCTATAAGAGCATCACAATCAGTACAAAGATAACTATACTTAGTCCACATATTAGTCTCCTTGATTAACTAGATAAGCACGAACTTCTTCCAGGGCATCAATAGCCTGTTCACATACTACAATCATATCTTCTCTAGTCATTAGTCAAAATACCCTTCTGCCCATAGACCCTGGAGGAATGCATAGGTCTTAGCCAAACCATCAGAAACAGTTTCATCTGTTGTGTAATCATGAGCGGTACCAACTGAGTTAATCATTTCATCTAACTCTATTTTAGTATATCCTAGCATTATTCAACATACCCCACAATCATTTGCATAGCCTGGTGTAGGAAGCAATCGCAATCCCCACCATTCATATTTTCCATTAGTTCAAAGTGTGAGAAGTTATCCTCGTAGATAGCGGTAAGTAGTTCATCTATTGTGTATGGTTTATAGGTCGTTGTCATAGATTAATTCTACCCTAGACTGGGGAAAAATGCAAGTCATCTTAAAGTTTTTATATAAGAAATTTCATTGTCCGAAATGTCCGTTTTTCACGTCCCGCATTTTTATGCATATCAGTGAATAAAAATTGAGCAGTTTATTCTCATGCTCAGGAGATTTTTTATTTATGCAATCTGCAAAGTGCTTTGCACAATTTTGAGCAAACGATTTTTCTCTGCGTTAATTGCAGGGTCAAATCCGCTTGCACTTGCAAGGATAGATTCGTTAGAACCACCACGAGCAGAACGATACCAATCTAAACGCTCTGTGAGCGCATTGAAAGCGCCCCATGCGTTACCAGCAATCATTCCGTTAAACTCGCCTGTGTAGATGTCGTTAATAACATCGACCTTGTTTTCCCACTTCTTGAACGCACCCTTAGAGTCTTTTTCAGGCTTAGGGTATGCAGCAAGAATGATGTCGTTGAATTGCTTAGCATTGACTTCTGTTTCAATCATAGCCTTAGCCATGAGGTCAAAAGAATCCATGTACTTATGAGCCATGCCTAATGTCTCACGAGCAACTTGTACCTTGCCAGCAGCAGTTTGCGTGTGGCGAATCTTGAAAGATTGCTTGATGCCATTCTTACGCTTAGTAGTGTTAAGTGCAAGATTGAGGGTGTTAGCGCACACAACACGAACAGGTGTTATGCTTGCTTGAATAGCGATTGAGCCATCGTGTGATGTGTTGATTAGAAGATAAGTCTTTACCTTATCTGCTACACCGTTAGGGTCAAGAACTGTTTCACGCTCTAGTGCTAAAGCGCCAAATACTACACGACCACCCTTGATTGAGCCAGCGGTCTCCCAACGACCTCCGCCGTCAAGAATGTTATCACCAAATGAAAATAAATCTTCATTCTGCATAACATGATAACGCTCACCTACGACACCTAAAATGTCTGTCTGTGAATTATCTGTAGGGTTAGTACGCAAAACATACTGGTATGTCTTGTCGCTTGTTAAATGTGATGGGGTTTCCAAATCTTCCAGACGAACATTCCAACCATTGAGGTTTGCAGCCTCTAGCATTTCTGCTGTTGTTTTTTCTTCTGTAAATACGGTACCCAATCCATGCCAAGCGGGTTCACGAAATGATGCGAATGAAGCCTTACCATTTTGTGTTTCGATTTCATGTGCCATGAGTTTACTCCTTTGTTGTTGTTGAGATTTAAGTATAACAGGATGGGCTGACAAATGCAAATCGGGATAGTTAAACATGGGCAATTTGGACATGGGAAAAGTTTGACTGATCATAACGGCGTGTCGACTTGACAGGGGACGTGGCAAAATTTTGCAGGGATTGAAGGAGCAGTTTTAAAACATGCTTAGGTTTTATTAGTAGCCCCCTACTAAATATCGATACGGTCAACACTGGATGATAAATAAGTTACACCCTGTGGTTCTGATACAGAATCAAAATCAATGTCATGAATTAAATTCATTGCTGATTCTTCATCTCGTGCATTGACTGTAATTGAATATTGAACTGTAACTTCTAGTTCAAATTCTTTTGATAATTCAAATCCGCAAATATCTGCAATTGATTGAGCAGTGTCTTCATCAATGGTACCAAATTCCATTGCTTCCAAGGTCCACTCTTGCATTTCGCTACGCATACGGGAGCGCTCTGCAGCCTCGCCATATGAGCGCTGAGTTACTGTTTGAATGTGCTCTTCAAGTTGCTTGATACGCTCATCCTTTTGTGCAATTTGAGATTGAAGAAAATCTATTGTTGTGTTTGGTATTACTGTTGTTTGGTCCATGGGGGCCTTTTTCTGTTAGTTTGTTTAATTTAATTGTACAGGTGCCCACTGACAAATGTCAAGGACCCTTGCGGGAAGCAGTTTAGCGACATACTTAGGTCGTTTATTTAATTAGAGATAACGAGCAACCGCTTGATAAGTTGATGTGGAAACTACTTCCTCATCTGTCATCTTGAGGATACGAATTGCATTAAGCATTTCCTCTTTTTGCTCATTGTATGTGTGAGCGTGCATAACTGTAAAGTCACGCTGAGGCTCTTTAGGCAAATCCTTTTCTGCAACTGTTAGGTCATAGTCAATGTTTAGTGTATTGTTCCATGAACGATAGTTGGTGCGGAAGTTTTCTGCCTTCTTGATGTTAGCAATAGCATAGTCAGAAATCTCTTTCTGCCAAGCCTTACGAGCCTTCTCATACTTTGCTTCGTTTGCTTCTTGTGATGAGTAATCTGACTCTAGTTTTGCTAGTGCAGTTTCTAGTGCCTTGATTACCTTTGGTGTTGCGATTTTAACTGAGATTGCTTTTCCTCTTGCCATGTGTTAGGTCTCTTTCTGTTAGTTGGGGGGTGAGGTAAGCAGTTTGTATTCATGCTCAGGAATAAGATAATTACTGCTTAGGTGTCCAAGTGGTATAACGAGTCATACCATTAACATCTAACTTTACACGAACATTACCATTTGCTTGTGGGTCAATGGCAAGGATTGTGCCTGTAACCTTTGACTTCTGTGAAGTGTATAGGTCGCCTACCTTGTATGTATTTGTTGCTACTGACATTGTGTTTCTCCTTTTGTTTGTTGATAATCCAAGTATAACATTTCCTACTGACATTTTCAAGCCAGCCAAGAAAAATCTCACATCTTGGACTACGGGGGTTATTTTTTTCATACCTTAATTGTAGCAAGAAAATGTCAAAAATACAAATCCAAGCCCCAACAAGCGGTGTGAGAAAAATCACATCTTAAAGCGGTGTGTCAATTTGACAAATGACTGGTCAGCGACGTGGCCCTTTTTCAAGGGGATACTAAGATCCAGATGCACCAAGCATATTAGAAAGAATAACAATAAGAATTAAGATCATGAATAACTGTTTCATTACTCTTCGTCTTCAATAAATACATAGAGTGGAATTAAATCAGTATAAGCAAATTGAATAACTTCTTTTTCACCAAACTCATTTTCTGTTTGAACATCATAGTTATCTCCTGTTGAGTCTGACTCAATAAATACAACCTCAACAATGTCATCACCAATCTTAACTAAATCACCAAGCATTAACTGGTCTGGTGTTAAAGTATCTGCGTGGATTAATTCCATAGCATTCATTGTAGCATTCATTTTATTCCTCAATTCTGTTTTTGTATTTAAGTTTACGAGTGTATTTCTTTTTATTACGGACAGGGGTAGCCGCATTACTACGGCGTAACTCCTGTATTCGATTAACCTTACTCTTCATTACAGATACAATCTTCACAGTCACAACTCCAATCATGAGGCAACCATGCATCTAGGTGGTGTTGCTCAATGATAGCCCATGCTGGTGCAGTATCTTTGCCTCTGTAAGATACGCCTTCAGGCATCTCAATCTCACGATTAAAGTCCTCGTCATAGGCTGCATCAATAGCATCAATACAAGGCTGAACCATGCTTAGTGGTACTGGAGGATAGTGATTACCTCTAAGGTGCATGCCAATAGCACTCTCAAGTGATAGATCAATGTTTTCTGCTAAGTCTAGTGCTGTATTCATTCCCATTATCGTGTTACCACCATTCCTGTTGTGTAGAGGGTCTTTGTATGCATCTTACCTGAAGGCTCTGACAAGTTAATTGTTGCGTATTCTTTAGCATCTCCACTATCAACAAACTGCTGAAAAGTTTCAACGGCACTTAATGCATCTGAGTAGCGACCAACCCAAGTAGGGGTAGGGGCTGAGTCATAGGTACAAGTTACTGAGTATAGGTATTCATTCATTTTATGCATTCTCCAATGTGTATTCGTTCATTTCGTTACTAGCATACCATTCGGTGTATTCGTTGTAAAGCGACACACCCAATGAACACTCACAAAATTCTGTGTCGTATTCACCATGTCCATTACCAAAGAATAGGACACCCTCATCATAGCATTCCATGCAATTCCAATTATTCATTATTTATTCTCCTGTCTTTACGGCAACTGTTGCCCAAAAATTTTTAATTCCACGAGTGGGGGATACTTCAATGGCATACGCCTCAAAGTTTTCACCATACCAAACACCATCACGCTTTTCTGCGTATAGGATAGTGCCTTCATCATGGCGAGAGTGTGAGCGATAGTATTTTCCCTCTAAGAGGCTTTCTATTGTATAAGGTTTTGCTGACATGAGCAACCTGCTTTCTTTTTGTTTAATTACTTTATTACTCTGTAATCCTATCATTTTCTACTGACAAATACAAGACGACACGCCATAAATCTTAAAAAGTGAGACGCTGGAGAATGTGAGAAAAATCACACACACTTAAAGTTATACACACCCTGTGGACGACACGCCCGACTGCGGGACGTCAAATTTTAGTTGAAAGTTAAAGCAGTTTTAAATCGTGCTTAGGATCTCCCCTTAGCCTGGCTCCAGACTAAACTAATTCATTTTCTTTAACGCAAGCGTTCCAAAATCTTGTTTCATCAAATCTTGGATTATCTGCACTAAACCATTCGCTAAATTCAAAAACTAAATCATTAAAAGAATGTGAATCCATTCTGTTGATAAATTGGTTTAGAATGTTTGCAGTTTCTACATAGTCTTTGCGTGTCATCATGATTACTCACCATCCAATTTTAAGAATGCGTAGGACCCACCCTCGTTGATGTGTTCTAATTGTGCAAGGACCTCATCACGAGTTGTATTTTCTGTAATTGTAAGCAACTCGTCAATCATGCCTTTGTTCATGTTAATAAACATTCCTTCAGGTAGGTTAATTACTTGAGGATAGACAACTGATTCAATTTCTACATGAGAAACAAAATCAAATCCTTTATGTGTAAAAGGAAATAGTGCAAAGCGTGTTGTTGTGTTAGTCATTAGAGTGTAGCCTTTCCTCGTAGTGTGCCAGTAATTCCTAGAGTGTCGCAAGCGACTTTAACAGATACACCAACAGGCAAAGTCTGAGGGTATTGTGAAATAAATTGAGCAACCGCACCCTTGCTAGGGAGTGAGATAGATTTTACTGAACCTGAAAAAGTTTCTAGTTTTACAGTGTATGACATGGATGTCATCCTTTCGTTTAAGTGATAAGACTATCTTATCTTAGGGGGCTGACAAATTGGGCACTTATTTGCTTAGGCTCACTGTGATTTGCATCACATTTATTTGCTAAGGCTCATGCTTATTTATCTTTATTTAATTGTTATAGTAGCAATACTAGCAGAGAAATGTCAAAAAGTCAAGTCCAAACACGGCGTGTCGCTTGTGATTCGTATCACATTTTACCTGAGAGTAGTCTGAGAGGCGACGTCGATTTTTTTTGCAGTATTTACAAATTACTTTGTGAATACAAAAAACCAAAAACAATAAATGCAATCATTACAACGAGCATTATTTATTCTCCTCATCTTCAAAATCCAAAACTGCTTGATGGTATGCAACGGGGTCTAATTGTTTTAGAATTTGCGAAGGATAAAAGTTTAAGTAACCAATCTGCACTACTGGATAAACTAAATCCATGAACTGATCAAATCTATCTTGTAAATCTTGATCCATTACTTATCCTCCAAAACTTCCAAAATTGTTTTTAGTTGTTCTTCATTTAACAAAACCTGAGCACAACCCCAAAGATAAGCAAGGTAAGTATCTCCACGATTTTCTTTTGCAAGGTTAGTTACCTCTTGTACTAATTCTGTTTTCATTATGCAATTTCCATTTCATTATAGTCGATAACCTCAAAGTCAATTTGACTTTCAAGGGGCATAGCCTTTAGCCATGATAGTGCAGAGTCAAAATCCTCTGCTTCAACAGTTACGAATAAATCAAAATTAAAAATAGCCATTTTGTTTATTCTCCTTTCTTGTATAAAAAATCCCAAGCCTTACGGCATAACACGATAGAGTTGCAATTATCGCAACAGATAACCCCATGAGGGTTTAACTCGAAATCATAGATGTCTACCATAGTGGTAGTTGCGCCACATACAGAGCGCATAGGTGCAAAGGTGCTCATTTAGAAACCTTCCAATCTGTCCACATAGGGAACTGTTCAGGGTCACTATCATAGTAGTAACGCTCTACATTGTTTTCACAATCCATGCAGAAAGTGTATTGTGTATCTAGTACCTCAGAGATAGCAGATAGCATAGGGTTATGCTCTACGCATACTATTGTTTTTTCTAGTGTTATCATTTTGACAACCTTTCTTTTATTTATGCTAGTAAGTCTAGCATGGGGGTCTGACAAATAAGCCCTACTTGTGAGGGTGTTTAGTGTGATACTAGTCACACTTATGGAACTCTAGGTAGAACCTATCGTTACAGTTTGGACAGAGAGCATACTCTGACTCTGGAGATTTTGTCTCCCAAATTCTGTTAGTCATTTTGACCTAACCTTTCTAATCAAGAACCTTTCTTGATTTTCTTTATACTAGTAGTATAACAGGCACCACTGACAAATTAGCCTGTTTTTCGGGCGTGTCGGGAAAGTATTTTTGTGATAAGGGTCACATTAGTTATCCACAATGAATGGTCTGACCTGTGGATAACTCCACGTGGCGTGTGATCTAAAACACATTATGTATACGGCGTGTCGTGTTGACTTTTGAGGTATGGTGTGCTAGAATACTAGTATTAGAAAGTTAGAGAAGGTCTCTAAACTAGAAAGGACTAGAATGTTAGTCAATAAATGTAAGGTCTGCCAATGGCAGACACCAGAAGGGCAAGACTATTTCTGCCCTGTCTGTTCAGACGCTGAAAAGCGTGTCTTTGTTCGCCTAGAGCAAGATGTGTGGGTGTGACCAACACCACACGCTAAAGGCTTGACTTTTGGCATGGTATCTGATAAGATACTCCTATACAATTAAATAGAAATCCTAGTGAGCCCCTAGAAATAGGGCAAATAACCTAGGTCAGCAAAACTACTAAAGAAAGGTGTTCACATGAATACACTAGAAAGAATACAAGCAGAGCAAGCAGAGCGTCGCCTTGCTCAACGAATTAAGGATAAGGCTATTGTTGAGGCTATGTTCTCCAATAACTCTCGCCCCCTAAATAACGAGTACCTACTAGCGAAAGAAGAAAACTAATTGCTATCTGCTATGTATGCACATACCTGCGAGTCATGCGGTGACACAGGGTTAATTATCTTTGATGAAAACAATACACACATTGACCCTTGCAAGTGCGAGGGTATAAATGAATAAGCGTTGCAATGTATGCGAATCCCTTATACATACTAAGACTACAGATAGAGCATTATGGTTTTGTGAGGATTGCCATTCTACATTTAAGTATCAAAGTGACAGATACAAGATAGCCAAGCAAAAGTTCACACAACTAACTAAGTTAGAGCGAGGCTGTGAGGCTGAGGGTGGTTGTGACTATACACAACAAGGACAAATGCTAAGTCATTACATGTTTGACTATGACCACATGAATCCTAAGATTAAAACTGCTGATGTGTCTGCTATGTGCGTCAATGGTAAGTGGTCATTTGATGACATTAAAAAAGAGATTGCTCAATGTCGTGTATTGTGCAAGATGCACCACGCACTAGTAACAGAAAAGCAATGGCTAGACCGCAAAAAGTCAAAGGTGGGTGTACTAGTAAACGCTTAGTGGGTAGTAGTAGCATGAAGGTAGTGAGATTATGTGCTCACTATCTTTTTTGTTTTTTGTTTTATAAATCATGTATCATACATCTGGACAAAATATTCAGATTTTAGGCAAATTGGGTTTTACAAATTTTTTCAGATTTGCCAGGAATACGATATAATTATTATATGTCAGAAACTGTAGAAAACATTCTATATCCAGAAAACCTCGCTCTAAAAATATTTTCAGATTTTTGTTGCAACGGATGTTCATGCAAAACTGAAAAAGATCATCAATTAGATTGATTTTCTGCAGAGATACGATCTCTCCAATATTGCTCAGTTAGCATACGCATGTTTGCGATATCTTCGTATTTTTCCTGGGTAGACTCATTAAGATCTTCTAAGTCACAGTTCATTAAGTATTGACGTAAATCCATTTTCTTACTCCTTATTGTTTTTAAATTTTGGCATCGGACGATATATCTCATGTATATCTAAATAATGGACTATCGTCTGATGTGTAACATTACACTCTTCTGCTATTTGTTTGGCAGGTTTGCGTTGCGTAACATATTGGTCATATAACCAATTTTTGTCACGGTATTTAGCCAATGACGCCATTATTCTTTAATATATCATACAACATTCCATTAACAAAGTCTAACTGTGTACGACCTGATGTGATAAATTCCTCTATCTGACTTTCAGGGATTCCAGATTGCTGAGCGCCTTGACGATTCATATTATCAATTGCATCTGACATTAACTTTACTACTTCATCTCTATACATTCTTTCACCATTTCTCTATTGGACATTTAGCCTGTTTTAAAGTTGACTTTAATTTCATAAAGCAACCACACTTTTTACATTTTGCAAGTCGTTTGTTAAACCACTCACACTCATTACAGATTTTTAGGCGGGATTCAATGAGTTCACGATCTGATCTTGGCTGATTAGGATCAAATAAGTCACCAAAGGTAACATCACTCATTTCCAATCCACTTCCTGATCATATGTAACCGAATACTCCCCACCATATACTTCTGCATATGACATGATATCTCTATTATACCTTAAAACCGTATTGATACCAACTTTGTCAGCCATAAACTTCATACCCTTGGTCATAGGTAGGAATTCTACTGATCGTGTCTCTAAACCCTCATTGAGGGCTTCTAAATACCGTTTCTTTCCAAACCTCTTAGATGTTATAGACTGGTTTGGATATATCTCTCTTAGTGCATCATCTTTGTTTATTTCTTCTTCCCCGCTATTTATAATATAATCAACTGCCAAATGAGGCATACGTACTGCCCAATTTCGCATGTTATCGCTGTAAGAATTCATATTGCGTAGTGTTGAATCAGCGTATGCCATGCGTTCTAGGTCATATGGGGTCAATAGAACCTCTGTTGCGAACGAAATTAAAAACGCCGTGGCGAAAGGGAACTTGTCGGTATAGGTTGTCACGCCGAACTCTACATTGGGATTAAAAGATCTATGCGACATAAAATCTCCTATTAGGCGCATGTGGTTTCCTATCGAAACATAATTAGGATGATTCATATCGCAATCAACGAACAAGCAGTCATCTATTGTCACATCTTCGGAAAGACATAAAACATTTTTATCGTATGTGCCGACGACTTTAGAACCGTTATATCGATTTAGTAACTCGGCGCAAAGTAGTCCATCCATATCTGGCGAGATGATAAGATTTGTTGAATGCTCTAGTGTCTTAAGAATTGCCGACTTCACTGCTGCGCCTTAAAATATTCATACAGTTCAATATCAAGTTGATTGATATCTTCAATTTGATTCTTATATTTATCATATAACTCTTGGCTAATTTTTTGCGAGGAATTTACATGGGTTTCAATATCATCTGGTATATTCATATCAAGTATAGAGAATACCTTGGTATATAATTCTGTGTCAGAATATTGAAGCACTTGAATGTTGTTATTTGATAAATGTTCGATAACATCTTGTGCGTTAGTCTTATAGTCAACAAGGTTCCACCCCTTAAGAATCATCTCTCTCTGGTTATGAACATATCTGTTATACTTTTCAAGATTAAGAAATCCTGAGAAAAACTTAGAATGTTGATTTGACAGGTTTTTTCTAGTAATCTCATTATTTAAGAAAAGTGTAAAAGCATGGTCTATTGGCATGTGTGAATAAAAAACAGAAGCCATACCTTTTATATAACTAAATGTTCTTTCAACTGGATCTCTCATAATAGTAAATGTTTTATCAGCAAATTTTACTGGTGTATTAGAATAATGACCAGCGATGTAGTCAGCCTGTTCTAAACTATCAAGTGATATTGGATATTTATGTCCTGCTACTATATTTGAGTCTGGCTTTTGTTCCCGCAAATTTTGAACTATAAAAGTTCCAGATGTGCGTGGAACATGCATATAGTAAACACACTGTTTCATTTTTTAAAAAACTCCCCTTATAATAATCTAGTTATGAATATCCAAGACTGGGCTTCCCTAATCGTAGCAATACTTACAATTGTATCATCAATAGCCTTTGCGATAAAGTGGTTGGTAAAACATTATCTCAGTGAACTTAAAACCAATGGTGGATCAAGTGTCAAGGATCAAATCAACAGGCTAGAAGTGCGAGCCAATGAAGCAGATGTAAAAATAAAAGATATGGATCGTAAATTAGATCACATGTATGATATTCTAATTGAGTATATCTCTAAATCTAAATAATTACTATATATATAATATATAAATATATAAACCACTAAAAGATAGTTCTTTTTTCTTATATATATTTAAGTATACACCATCTCTTTTCTGATGACTTATTACATAATAGACAAAACGGACATAATAGACAATAACAATTTGATAACTTTAAATTTCAATGTCCAAATTATACTGATATGATATACTTTAATCTGACTAGTACTCTGGTTTGTCTTTCATACCCACCAGCCTGAGTACTAGTCTTTTTTCATGGTATAATCTCAATATGAATCTTTGTGGTCCTGAAGTATTTGGAGCAGATCCTGCTCGTATCAAATGGCAAATCGTTAGAGGAGATACCTCACCTCTTAGAGTTGAATTTTTACAGGATGATGAAATAACATATTTTGATACATCTGATTGGACATATGAGGCTACTTCTTATGATCCTCAGTCTGATGTTCTTGATTCCCTGGAAGTTACTGCTTCAAATGGTTATGTTGATATTATGGCTCCAGCATCTATTACCCAGTATTGGGGTACTGGATATAAGTCAGTTGTAACAGAATTAACTTTTGACCTCCAAGTAACTATTGATAATGATACTATTTGGACACCACTGATTGGAACTATCTCTGTACTTGGAGATATTACAGGTAGTCTATAATGGCAGTAGTAAAAGTTACAACTCCAAGACCTGATTTGCCATCAGTAATTAGAATTAAAAATAAAACCTTTAAGGTAGGTAAATAAATGACAACACATGCACTAACACAACTGAGTAACACAACTGCTACTCGTTTAACTCCAAATGGAGTACACTCTGGTATGGATGTAACTTTACAAAATGTAAATGCAGAAGCATATATCTATATTGGTGGAGAAGATGTAAATTCAGAAAATTATGGATATAGAATTTCTCCTAACAATGCTTGGTCTGTAGAACTACCTGGCCAAGATGCACTATATGCAATTTCAGATACTAATGGTGCATATATTGCAATCTTACAGATGGGGCTTGAAAACTAATGTCACGATTTACACAACCAGGTGGTGGAAGCGGATCTGGTACTCCAGGACCACAAGGACCACAAGGTCCACAGGGAGAACCTGGAGATGCTGGTGCACAAGGTGCTGCTGGAGATCCATTTGGTATTTACTATTTAGGAAATTACAATTCAGAGTCTGGATATCTTCCAAACATTGCAGTAGTTAGAGGATCAGATGGACAACTATATCTTGCAAAAGCAAGTGGACAACTTGGTGATCCAGTTTATTATGAAGTTAATGGACAATGGGAAGTATGGATTCCTAAAGGTGCAGATGGGGCAAATGGAGCATCTTCATATTTTCTTGGTACATGGAATAGTGTAGATGAATTTCTTGCAGTATATCAAGGTGGTCCAATAGGATTAGCAGTAGGAGATTGGTGGGCTTTTGTAAAGGATAATGAAAACCCAAATAAAATTTATGTAGTTCGTGAAAACCCTGCTTCTTTAACTGGATGGGTAATTGATGATAACGAACATTTTGTCTTGCCTCAAGGACCAGCAGGTGAAAATGGAGCAAGCCCCTTTACTCTTGTAGGTGCATACGATAATGGTGTTTCATATAACTTAGGAATTGCTGTTTATTATAATGGCGGAACATATGTAAGAACTGGTAATCCACTTAATCCTGGATACCCTCCAACAGTAGGCTCTGTAAATGCATCATGGACACCTCTTGCAGAAAAGGGGTATGATGGAAGCCAACTTAATTATTGGGATGGAACTGGCACACCTTTAAATCCAGCAGAAGATGGTTTCTTAATTATTGACGGTGTTGTTACTGGATTAGGACGGGGGCTATTAGTATCTGCTTCAGATAAAATTACAATAAATGCAAACAACGGTGAATTTTTAAATGATTCAAATGTTTCATCAAATCAGATTGCAACTATTGGAGATTTGCCAAACCTTTCATCATACGAAGGAGATATTCTTCCATCACAAGACAACCAATATGTTTTAGGTAATTCAGAAAATAGATGGAAGTCTATATCTATTGGTGAAGGAACTATTTATATTACTGACGCTACCCTGGGAACAGAAGTAGGGTTAACTATTGATGATGGTATTTTCTTTATTGACGGAATTGCACAAGCACAATTGCCTGATGTTAAAATTACAAACTTAACTTTTGCCGATAACCACACTCAAACACACTCCTCAGATATTCTTCTCATCAGTCACCAAGATGGTAATCAGACACCATTTGAGACTGTTGATCTAACAAAACAAATTTTGGTAATGAGTGACGGAACATGGACACTGCCAGATGGTGCAGAAGGACAGATCATGTATTTTGTTCAAGGAAACGGCGGGAGTGCTGAAGATTCATATCTTAATGTTGCACACTTAAAATACAATAATAATGGACTAGCAACACAAATGAATAATGGTGTATGGTCTCCATTTAATTATGAATCTGGACATGCACAAAGCCCAATGTGCACAGCAATATTTACTGATGGATATTGGTCATTTAGTAATGGAAGAAAACGATAGAATTAACTGGTCTGGCGGAAACTGGTAATTTAAAATACAATGAGATAATGTCGTTATGGCTACTTCTAAATCTATGGATTTCCCTGGTGCAAAAAAATCTAGTTATGCTGCACAAGTAGAGCAAAGCCAAGCATCTACATATCAAGAAAACACTCTTTCATTCCTTCCAGTGCCAGGCCCAGTAGGACCACAGGGGCCTGCAGGTAGAGACGGCAAAGATGGAAAGCAAGGACCTGAAGGTCCAGAAGGAAAACAGGGTCCTAAAGGTTTACAGGGTCCAGCAGGAAAAGATGGCCTAAGTTCTCTATCATCTTCAGGACAGCAAGCAGGATGGGCTTCATATCATAATAAGTCTCAAAAAGCATTTAAACTTGGAATTTCAGAAGGAGATGATGGGTGGGCAACAGTATTCATTATTTCTGATGATTCATCAAATGAAAAATTTTTACCTAAAGGCTGCACATCCTTATGGAATGATAATTCAAGATCTTTTAACTTTAAAGGTTTGGAAATCGGTGCACAAGTATTCATTACATATAGTTTTGAGTTGACTACATATAGTAGTAATACTGAAACATGGATTAGGACATATTCACCTAATAGTGACTTAGATGTTGCTCAATTTATAGGTTCTATGAAATATCAGCATACATACCCAATAACAGTTACTCAGCAAATATTCATAGAAAACCAAAAAATCTGGGGTAACGGGGCAATTCCTCAAATTAGAACAGATTATGATGCATCAGTAATTCTTAAATCTGTATATGTCAGCGTGGTATAATAAAAGCATGGCATTTCCAGGAGAATTAAATATCAATTATTATAAGGGTGATACTTATGAGTTTAATGTATTCCCAAGAAAAACAGACGGAACCAGTTTTGACCTTACTGGATTTATAAATGCAACATTTAAGATTGCTACAACTCGTGGCTCAGCAGGTGTAACAGCAGGACAAATTACTGGTTCTGCAAAAATATCAGATGATAAAAAACATATTGCTTGTGCTATTACACCAGCAAATGGTGATTTAATGAATGCTGGCACAACATATGTTTATGATATACAGGCATATTTGCCAACACCAGGTTCTTATAATAAAGTAATTACTTTTATAACTGGATCTATTTCAGTTACAGATGATGTAACGCAAGGGTATGGAGATGCATCGGCGTGACAGATGTATTTGTATCCAGTGATTCATTAACAGTTATTGGCGGAACAGCGTCAGTAGATGTCAATGTAGATTACGGTCCACAAGGAGACAGAGGAAGTTCTTTTTTTGTTGGTTATGGAAATCCAAATTCAATTACACACACATCTTCATTACAAGTTTTAGACATATACATAAATGTTCAATCAACAGATGATGATTATTTGGTTATGTATCAATATCAACTTTCAGATGGAATTTTATCTTGGATTTCTATTGGTAAACTACTTACAGATCAATTTAGTTCAAATCGTCAGTTAAGATTTGTAAATGGAGTTACAGAAAATTCAGTAGATTTTAATGTTGCAAATATTGTTCCAATGTCCATTTTGTCTAGTCTTACAAAAAATAACTTTAATGTTCAGTGTACATTTGTATCTGATAACCCAGTAGCAGCATCTACAGTAGTTGGTGATATTTATATAGATTCTTTAACTGGTAATACATATCTTCCAGTAGATATAAATGCTGCTGAATACTCAGAAGGGAATTGGGTTCCGCTGCACACTGGATCATCTCCATTGTCTAACGTACATTTTTTTGTTACGGTGGTATAATCCTAATGGTGATATATTATGGCTTCTGAATACATTGATGATACTGAAACTGGCACTGGGATATACCCAACAAAAATACCAGGGTACGAAGATGCTGCAGATATTCAAGAAGCATTAAAAATATATCACTATGGAACAACAACGATTCCACAAACAACAGGGGCAGTAGATTCAAAATCTGTTGCAGGACATTTATTATCATTAAGACAAGATCTTAATACAGAGATTGCAAGAGGAATTGGGTCTCAGATATCTAACTCAGCACCAGTATCTCCTGAAGATGGTTTTATTTGGGTAGATGCAGATACAGATGTTCCAGGTGTTGCAACATATTCAACTGCTGTGTATACAAATATTGCACCAACTACTGGATTAACAAATGGGATAATCTGGGTAGAAAAAGGTTCTAGTCCATTAAAAATGTATGTATATAACAGCGATACATCTGCATGGGATGAGATTGGTGCATAATGACAACATTTAGCAGCACTCCAAAACCAGCATATATTTATGATGAGGCATCTGATACTTGGTATCTTGTTAGTGGAATAGTAAATACTGCATATCCATATACATGGACAGCGCCCAACACATTTGATGCTGTATTAACAGCAAAGGCTGGTGTTAATAATTTTGCAACATTAGCAGATAGAGATACTGCACTTGGACTAACACCAAGTAGTGGAGTTGTTTGTTTTGTTAGAGCAGATAATAGTTTAAACTCAATTAATCAATTACAGTATTTTGATGGCTCAAAATGGAAAACAATTCATGATGCAACATTTGTTGATAAGTCATCAAACTATGTTATACAAAAGCATGATGTTAATAAAACAATTAAAGTTGGATCACCATCTGATTCGTCAAGCGGTACAATAACTATAACTATTCCAAATAACTCAACTCAATCATTTGAAATTGGAAATAAAATTAATGTTGTTAGATATACTCCAAAACAAGTTTCTATTGTTCAAGGTTCTGGTGTAACAGTTTTTAGTAAATATAGTTCATTAGATATTGTTCCACAATTTGGAATGGTTGTACTTACAAAAATTGATACTAATTCTTGGTTGGTTACTGGAGATTTAGTTGGATCTATTCCATCAACACCAACTCCAACTCCAACTGCTACTCCTACCCCTACACCTACTCCTACAACTCCACCACCAATTACAGATCCACCAATTACTCCAACACCTACCCCAACACCACCAATTACAGATCCACCAGTAACCCCAACACCTACTCCAACAGTAACCCCAACGCCTACTCCAACAGTAACTCCAACGCCTACGCCGACACCTACTCCTACACCTACGCCAGATAATAAATATTATTATACATATTGCTATGGTGGTCAGACTTATAATGGAAATTCAAGCGTTCTTAATTGTGCAGAAATTGAAGCCAACCTTGGAGAAGGATCAACCAGTTTTGCTTGTCAACAAGGATCTGCACCAACACCTGCAGTTTGTAGCGTAACACCAACGCCTACTCCAACAGCAACACCAATTCCAACTTGGTATTTCTGCTGTAGTAATGGCGCAGGTGGATCTGTATCTGCAGCAAATGCTGGAATAGCAGCAGGATTAGCAAGTACATGGTGTGCTAATGAAGAACCTGGAAATACTTTATCTGGTGGAGTTTATTCAACACCACAAAGTTGTAATTCTATAACTCCTACACCAACACCGACTTCTACACCAACACCTACACCTTTAGATTGTTCTGACGCTGGATTCTTAAATCAAGCAGATTGTTTAGCATGTGGATATACCTATACAGGTGGAACTTGTTATGATACACCAAACCCTAGTGCAACACCTAATCCAACACCTACACCAACACCTACTCCTTTAAATTGTTCTGATGCTTCATTCTTAAACCAAGCAGACTGTTTGGCATGTGGTTACACTTACACAGGTGGAACTTGTTATGATACACCAAATTTCACTCCTACACCAACACCAACTGCAAGCCCTAGCCCTACCCCTTCTCCAACTCCTTCACCAAGCCCTAGCCCTACTCCAACACCAACTCCTACACCTACTCAAAACTGTACACCAATTTATCAAGGTATTGAAAATAGACAGTGCAATGGAAACTCAACACCAGTTGCAATTTATTTAAATCCATGTACTGGAGTTTATACTTGGAATTGCCCACCAGTAACTCCTACCCCTACACCTACACAACCACCAGTAACACCAACACCTACACCTACACAACCACCAGTTACCCCTACACCTACACCAACACAGCCACCAGCAACACCAACACCAACACCAAGTTGTAGTCCAAATCAAGGTAATTCTTGTTTAGGTCCTGATGGATGTGCTGGAACAATTGGATGTAATGGAATTTGTTCATGTAATCCATCTCCATTTAGCGTCTTTAGTTTCTCACCATTTAGCGTATTTGGTTTCTCACCATTTAGCGCAGCCTTCTCAGTCTTTGGTTTCTCACCATTTGGCGCAGCCTTCTCAGTCTTTGGTTTCTCACCATTTAGTGCTGCATTTGGCGTATTTGGTTTCTCACCATTTAGCGCAACATTCTCAGTCTTTGGATTTGCACCATTTACTGCACCAGACTAATCATTATGATATACTTTTAAGATGTCAGAAATTGATAAAAAAGAAGAAGATCTTAGACAAGTTAGACCATGGGATTTTTTTAATCCAAATACTGAATATGCAACAAAAGAAGTTCAGTCTGCAAGATTTGATATTTGTAAATCTTGTCCAGAATTAATTAAACTAACATCGCAATGTAAAAAATGTGGTTGTGTCATGAGATTAAAAACTAAGTTAGCACTTGCAACATGTCCTATAGGTAAATGGGGTACTGCAGAAAAATTAACTCCAGAATTAATACAAGAAGACTCAGTATCTAGAATATTTATTAATATACCTTCATATAAAGATCCAGAAATTTGGCTAACAGTAGAAAACTTTATTAAAAATGCTAAATATCCAGAAAGAGTTTTTTTTGGCATTACATTACAATCTAATAATATTTATCAAGATAGAATTCAGTCATTTGAATATAATAATGTTAGTCTAGATGCTATTGAACCTGGATCAATTGTAGGCTGTCAGCCAGCCAGAAAAAATTCTCATAAATTTTATAGAAATGAAGAATATTATTTAAATATGGATTCACACATGAGGTCTATAAAAAACTGGGATGTAGAAATAATTAGAGAATACGAATTTAATAAAGAACATTATGGTGTATCAATATTTACTGCCTATGCCCCACCTTATGATTTATTGCCAGATGGAACAGATGATATTAATCCAGATATAAGTTCAAACCCTACATTTTTTATGTCTGAATCAAACATATCTAATTTTTATAAAAATTTAGTTCCACAGTTTACATCTCAATATACCAATCCTGGACACAATGTATTATCTCCATATATTTCTGGACATTTTTTCTTTACAGAAAAACAAGTAATTGAAAGGGTTCCATTTATGTCTGAGATAACATTTACAGAAGAGGAACCCTTAATGGCTTTAAGATTTTTTACTGCTGGATTTAATCTTGTAACACCTAGTAAGGTTTTTGTATATCATAGATATGGAAGAGGTGGAAGAAGCCTATTTTGGGAAGATTTTCCAGAAAAGTTTTTCCCAGAAGATGAAAAATCTAGAAACTATTTTAGAGAATTAGTTACAACAAATAAAATAGACCCAGTAAGTGGTCTTTTTACAGAAAGATCACTAGAAGATTATGAGAAGTATTCTGGTATAAGTTTTTCAACAGCAACCCTTCATGAGGGAGTAAAGTCTGGACTTCCTTCTGGTTCTTTCAAATAAAAAAGGGCCAGGTATATAACCTGACCCAATTTTATATAATTTTTATGATGGGAATTGTGTCATTAAATTTTTTGTTTTTGGCGTAATACCGTGCCAAGATGACCAATCTTTTCCACCGTTACTCATATGATATGCAATTTGAGCATTTAAAACTGGATTGAATAATTCAGCATTAGAAGAGAGTTCAAACTTATCTCTTCTATCTGGACCAAGAATTCCTAGCATGTTAATTTGAAAAAGTCCAAAAGATGAGTCTCCAGTGCTTGCATTTCCGTTAAATGCTAGAGGTCTTCCTCCAGATTCTTTTTTAGCAACAGCCCAGGCCTCAATAAGGTCCTTTCCTTTAAATCCAACTAAAGATAATAAACTTTTTAACTCTAGATCAGTTAGAGAAACCTTATTTGAAAAACTCTCCAACATTTTCTCTTTAGAAACCAAAAAAACCTCTTTCGAGGTAGTTTGCGATGTCTGAGCCTGTTCGGGACTCAAATTATTAATAGTATTAGCGTTAGCAGCATTAGAAAAAACACTGATAAGTGCTACGGTACTGAGTATGCTAATGATCTCTTTGTTTCTTTCGATAAATTTAATCATAGTTTCCTCCTTAGAAAACAATAACACCCTGGTAGGTGTCTACTGATAAGTATAACATGTTTTTGTCTCAAAAGTCAAATATTGTAACATTTTTTATAAAATAATTTATTCAAACATGGTATAATAATTAAATGGCTACGCTCAGAGGGTCTCAATCATCATATGATATTGGAAACAAACCACCAACAGTTATTTGGACAGTTGTTCGTGGTGATACATCTGGTTTTAAAGTTTATGTTACAGATGATGCTCAAGTTCCTTTAATTTTAAAGGGTGATGAGTCTGAATGGGATATTGCCATGAAGATTAAAAGACCAAACTCAACACCTGGAGTTATTACTGATGATGCAGTTACAATTATGGCATTGCATCCAAGAGCAGATGAAGATGATCTAGTTGGTGAATTTACGGTTTGGCTTACAGCAGAAGAATCTAATGTCTTACAGACAGGAGACATCTTTGATATTCAGGTTAGCGACCCAACAAGAGTCTGGACAGTTTGCCAGGGTAGCATGAAGATTCTTGAAGATGTAACAGATTAATGGCAACAGCAATACTACTAGATAACTTAAACGGTAAAACTAAAAAAATATTCCCAATTGATTATTCATTAATTGAAATTAAAGGTTCAAATCAAAAAGTTATTATAAATGATGTTTTACCTTTTAGAGTTAGGTTTACAGCAATACAAATTGAAGGAATTGGTTTGGGTAATACCCCAGCAATTCCATTGCAGGTTATTGGATATAGCAACTATATTCTTTAATAATATTATTTAAAAAGAGGGGTTATAATTACCACATGGCTAAAATATCAGTTCCAGGAGTAAAAAGTCTATTTCAAACAGGTGATAGACCAACTCAAGAAAATTATGTAGATTTAATTGATACCCTTGTTGCTCAATCAACAGATTTGGGATCAGCAGGTAATAATGAAAATACAATCAATGGTATTGAGAATGTAACTGTAGTTGATAATTTTGACGCCACAGTTTGGCGTATGGTTAAGTACATTGTTTCAATATCAAAGACCTCTGCAGGGGACAACAAGTTCTATGCAACCGAACTAACAATTCTCGTTGACGGTACAGATGTATCAGTTAGCGAATATGGCACAATCGACAACGATGGGAATATTGGCACCATTAGCGTCTCTCGCACTGGAAATACCGTGGCTTTAACAGTCACTCCAGATCCTGCGATCAAGCCAGTCACTGTACGATTTGCTCGTATGGGACTTAAGGCATAATAAAAGGAGATAAAAAATGGCAACAGTAAATAAAGACTTTAAGATTAAGAGTGGCCTTATTGTTGAGGGTACAACAGGTACAATCAACGGTTACGATATTCTTACAAAGAAAACAGCAGACCAAAACTATATTATTGGTCTTATTGGTGGATCAGCATCATCAGATGCTACACCAGATACAGTAGTACTTCGTGATGGAGATGCAAACTTTGCTGCAAACGAAATTACAGCAAATCTTTTTGTTGGAGATCTTGATGGCCAGGCTGCAACAGTTGATAGCCTTTCAGGTCATACAACAACAGAAATCTCAGAAGGTTCAAACCTTTACTTCACAAACCAAAGAGCACTTGATGCAACTAATGCTGCATATGATCCAGCAGGTTCTGCAGCAGATGCTCAGGATGCAGCAGAAACTTATGCAGAGGGTTTAATCTCTACAGAAGTTACAAACCGCAACTCAGCAATCTCAACTGCAAAGGGTGAAGCAATTTCTTCTGCTAATTCATACACAGATGGAGAAATCACAGACGCACTTACAACTGCACAAGGCTATGCTACAACAGCACAGGGCAATGCAGAAGATTATGCAGAGGGACTTATTTCAACAGAAGTAACAAACAGAAATTCAGCAATCACAACAGCAATTGATTCAGAAGTTACAGCACGTAACTCAGCAATTGCTACTGCTAAGGGTGAGGCAATTTATTCTGCTAACTCATACACAGACAGTGAAATTGCTTCTCTTGTAGGTACAGCACCAGATATTCTTGATACTCTTGGAGAATTGGCAACAGCACTTCAGGAAAACCCAGATATTATCTCTGATCTTCAGGATATTGCAGCAGGAAAGCAAGATTCATTTACAGCAGGTGACGGACTTACATTTAATGGTACAAGCCTTGATGTAGAACTAGATCCAACAAGTGGTCTTTCACTTGCAACAGGAATGCTTGCAGTTGATACAAACATAATTGCTACAACAGTTTATGCTGACGGAGTTGCTTCAGATGCACTTGATAGTGCAGAAGATTACACAAACTCTGCAATCTCAACAGAGGTTTCAAACCGTAACTCTGCTATCTCTGATGCAATCTCAACTGAAGTTACAAATCGTAACTCAGCAATCTCAGATGCAATCTCAACAGAGGTTTCAAACCGCAATGGTGCAATCTCAGATGCGATTTCAACAGAAGTTTCAGATCGTAACTCTGCAATCACATCAGCAGTAAATGCACTTACAACATCTGATATCGAAGAGGGAACAAACCTTTACTTCACAGATGGTCGTGCTAAGACTTCAGCAGCAGATCTTTTGACTGGTGCAACTCTTACAAATATCACAATCACAGGTTCAGGTTCAGGACTTACTATCACCGCAGAAAACGGTGTAGCAGATTCTACAACTGATGATCTTGATGAGGGTACAACAAACAAATACTTTACAGCACAAAGAGCAGTAGATGCCCTTGAAGCAGTTGTTCCAAACTTTACAGCAGTTGAGTTAAACTCAGTTGCTAAGCAGGTTGCAGCAACAACATCAGTTCCAGTAGCAGGAATCTCAACAGGATATGCATGGGCTAAGGCTGACTACCGTTCAGCAGAGTTCCTTGTAAAGGTTGCTTATGGAACACATACAGAAATCTCAAAGGTACTTGTTACACTTGACACTTCTGATAATATCGCAATCACTGAGTATGGCATTGTTGGAACAAATGGTTCAGCATCATCAGTTTCAGCAGGAATCTCAGGAAACGATGTACAACTTCAGGTAACAACAGTTAATAACAACTCAACAGTTACTGTAGTTGGAACATTGCTTGCTTAATAAAAAATAAAAATAGTTGGAAGAAGGAGTAGTAAATGGCAACAGTCGATAAAGACTTCAAGGTAAAGAATGGATTAGTCGTTGCAAACGGCGGTACATTTGGAGATGCAGTAACAGTAGGAGCACCAACTCTTGCTGATCATGCAGCAACTAAGGAGTATGTTGATTCAAGATCTATGGCTGTAGGTAATACTGCTCCTTCTTCACCAACTAATGGAACACAATGGTTAGATACTCTAACAAATAGAGTTAACTTTTACTATAATGGTGATTGGTATACACAGGCAACTATTGATGATACCTTGACATTACCACAGCACATTCACGATACAGCAATTGATGGAACTGGTTTCATAGTATCTCAGTTCTATGAAGGTGGATCATTTAATAGTCCACAAGGAACAGGTTTAGATGCTGGTGGACCAGGTACAACAACTTGGACATCAGTATTTGATGGCGGTACAGCAGTAGATAACTTCAATTAAAAACTGATGTTATAATAAGATAAGTTAATGGGCAGCCCCCATAAAAGGAGAATATAAATGGCAACAAGAATGCAACAGCGCAGAGGAACTGCACAGCAATGGTTAGATGCAGACCCAGTTTTAGCAGCAGGAGAAATTGGATTTGAGACAGACACTAATGAGTTCCGTATTGGCGATGGTGTTAACGTTTGGTCAGACCTATCTCCTTTCAAGAATTTAGAAGACCTTGGTGGATCACTTGACGATTATGTCACAGTTGCATCAAAGGGTCAAGTTAATGGTGTAGCACCACTTGGTTCAAATGGTCAGATCCCAATCGCATTTTTAGCAGATCTAATTGATGAAGCACCTGAAGCACTAAATACACTTGGAGAAATTGCAGATCTTTTGACTACAGTTCAGTCAAGTGTTTCATCTTCAGTTGCAGCACACTCTGGAGACACAACAAATGTTCACGGAATTGCAGATACAGCAAATCTTGCGTATCAAGCAGACATAACTACACACAATACTGACACAACAAATGTACACGGTATTGCAAATACAGCAGATCTTGCAACAAAGACATATGCAGATTCAGCAGTATCAACACATAATTCAGATACAACATCTGTTCATGGCATTTCAAACACTGCAGATCTAGCATTACAGGATGATGTAACTGGTGCAGTATCAGCACACAATGATGAAACAGAAAATGTTCATGGAATTGCTGACACATCACTTCTAATAACAACAACTGCAATGGCAAGTGCAATTACAACACACAATGATGATACTACATCTGTTCATGGTATTGCAGACACTACAGCACTTGCTACAAAGACTTATGCAGATGGCAAGGCTTCTGACGCTCAAACAGCAGCAATCTCAGCAGCAGCAACAGCAGCAGATGGCAAGGTTTCAGACCATAATGCTGATACTACATCTGTTCACGGTATTGCAGACACTACGGCACTTGCTACAAAAACATATGCTGACGGAGCAGTTTCAACTGCAGTATCAGCACTAACAAAATCTTCAGTAGGTCTAGGAAATGTAGATAACACTTCAGATGCATCTAAGCCAGTTTCAACCGCTACTCAAACAGCACTTGATCTAAAGGCACCACTTGCAAACCCAACATTTACAGGAACTGTTTCAGGTATTACAAAGTCAATGGTTGGTCTTGCAAATGTAACTAATACAGCAGATGCTGACAAGCCAGTTTCATCTGCTACCCAGACAGCACTTGACCTTAAGGCTAACCTTGCAGGTCCAACATTTACAGGAACAGTAACACTTCCTGCAAATACAATTACAAATTCAATGATGGCTGATGATTCTGTAGATACTGCAGAAATCAAAAATTCAGCAGTTACAAACGCTAAACTAGCAGGTTCGATTGGATGGGACAAGTTGTCAGTTTCTTCAACAGTTTCATCAACAGAACTTGGATATGTTGATGGCGTAACATCAGCAATTCAGACACAGTTGGATTCTAAACTACCACTTGCTGGTGGAACAATGACTGGAGCACTTACACTTTCAGGTGCACCAACATCAGATCTTCATGCAGCAACAAAGTTGTATGTTGATAACGTAACTGCTGGAATTAACTTCCATGAATCAGTTCACGCAGCATCAACTACAAACCTTGCAACAATTTATGCAAACGGAACATCTGGAGTAGGGGCAACTCTTACAGCAAATACAAACCGTGCATTTGCAACTCTTGATGGAGAATCTGTTACTCTTGGACAGAGAGTTCTTATTAAGGATCAAACAGACGCAAAGCAAAACGGTATTTATACATTAACAACAGTAGGTTCAGTATCTGCTCCATGGGTATTAACTCGTGCAACAGATGCAGATAATAACCCAACTGGAGAACTAAAGGCTGGAGACTTCTGTTTAGTAATTAATGGAACTGTAAATGCTGGTTATGGATATATTAATAACTCAACAGCAAATCCAATCGTAATTGGAACTGATAACATTACTTACACAGCATTTAGTGCTGGCAAGACAGTAACTGCAGGCTCTGGTCTTACAGAGTCTACACCAGGAACACTTGATATTGCAACTGGTGGAGTTACATCAGCAATGATCGCTGATGGAACAATCGTAGATGCAGATATCAATGCTTCAGCAGCAATTGCTAAGACAAAGATTTCTGGAACAGCGATCACTGCAGCAGATTCAGGTACAGTTACATCAGCAATGATTGCAGATGGAACAATTGTAGATGGAGACATTAATGCTTCAGCAGCAATTGCACAGTCTAAGATCTCAGGCCTAACATCAGCACTTTCTGCTAAGGCACCAGTTGATGCACCAACATTTACTAACCTAGTAACAGTTGCAGCATCTGGTGTAGCATTTACAGATGGTACACAGACAAAGGCTGGCGTTCCTTCTATCACATCATTTGCAACAGCAATTTCTTCTAGTGCAACTCTTGCTTCTGGTCAACAGGACAAGTTCGTTCCACTAACTGGAGGAGTTCAGATCACATTGCCTGCAACTGGTTATTCAACTGGTCAATCAATTGATTTCTACCAAGAATCAGGTACAGGAGCATCATTTGCTTCAACTAACGGCGTTGTTGGAACACCAGGTTTAAAGTTTAGAACTACAAACTCAGTTGTAACAGCAATGAAGACTTCTGCAGGATGGTTGGTCTTTGGAGACCTATCACTATAATACGAAATTAAAGGAGATTAATAATGTCAAAACAAGCAGGTAGAATGAGCCAAGGTGCAAATGATTTCTTGGCTCCATACGCACCAACAATAGGAACAGCAACAGATGTCGGAACAGCACGTCCATATAATAATGGAGCAGCAACCGTAACATTTACTGCAACAGGTCCAAATACAGCGGACTCATTCACAGTTTATGCTGTTGAAGATCCTACAAAGACTGCTACTGGCGCATCATCTCCTTTAACAGTAACAGGTCTAGCATCTGCAACAAATTATACATTTAAGGTATATGGTACAAATACTGCAGGTGGTCGTGGTTCTGATTCTTCAGCATCTAACCAAATTACAGCAACAACAGTTCCTGCTGCACCAACAATTGGCACAGCAACAGATGTTGGAACGGGCCGTGCATATAATAATGGTGCAGCAACTGTTACAGCAACTGCAGGAGCAACTGGTGGAAAAGCAATCACTGGATATACTGCACTTTCTAGCGCAGCACAAACAGGAACTGCTGCAACTAGCCCAGTAACTGTTGGAGGTTTAGCATCATCAACTGGTTACACTTTTACAGTTAAGGCAACAAATGCTAATGGTGATTCAGCGTATTCTTCAGCATCAAACTCTATAACAGCAACTACAGTTCCAGAAACTGTTGGCACACCTGGTGTAACAACCGCTGCAGTTGGTGGTTCAGCAGCACAGGGTGCAGCAAATACTGCAAATGATACAGTTTCATGGTCAGCACCAGCAAATGGTGGAAAAGCAATTGATCTGTATTATTGGACATGTTCAGACGGCAAATCAGGAAGCACTGCATCTACATCTATAGTTGTAGGACAAGAATCAAATACAGCACAGACATATAGTGTTTATGCACACAACCCTAATGGAAATGGTGGCACTGGAACATCTGCATCAATTACATCAGCGTTCTCATTTACACCATTCTCAGTGTTCTCATTTTCACCATTTGGTGTGTTCTCGTTTTCACCGTTTGGTGTTTTCTCGTTCTCACCATTCGGATTCTCTCCATTTGGATTCTCGCCATTTGGATTCTCACCATTTGGTGTATTCGGATTCTCACCATTCTCAGCAGCGTTTGGTGTATTTGGATTCTCACCATTTGGTGCATCGTTTGGCTTTGCACCATTCTCAGCATGGACATAAAAATAAAATAAAGATTGGCCCTCCTGAAATACGGAGGGCTATTTCTTTATGGTATACTTTTATTATAGTAGATAGGACTTAAAATGCAATATAGCATGAATATACCACCAAGTGTGAGCAAGTCAACACAGCCACACAGATTCTTTGAAAGATTTTTAAATAATGATCTTCAAGAATTAACAGTAGAACTTCAAGATAGATATCAAAAAATCCAGGAAGCAAAAGTTGCTGGTGTTACACCAGTAGGAGAAAATGAATTTTGGAAGCAGTCTAATAGTGTTTCTACTATGAAGTGGAGACAGTATAATGTTTTTCAGTTTCACTCATCTGGACTCTATAATCTTTATTCATCAATCTCTGATATGGTTAAAGAAGCATGTCAGTATTATGGTTTAGATTTTAATGAACAGCAATATATGGTTCAGGGTTGGTTCAATATTAACTATACAAAATCTGGTAAGTTAGATTGGCATGACCATGGCCCAGAAGGTGCACCAAACTTTCACGGATACTATTGTGTAAGTGCAGAACCTTCTACAACACATTATCGTGTTTTTGATAAGAATGTTGAAAATAATAACTTAAACAACCGTGCAATTTTGTCTGAAATGGGCCATCCACATGCTCAAGCAGACTGGGACTGGGAAGGTCCAAGAATTACAGTTGCATATGATGTAATTCCATTGAAAGATTTAAAGAAATTTGCAATGGATCAAGAACAGCATTGGATACCACTAATATGAGCGAAAAGAAAGCACACAGATTTTATTTTAGACATTTAGAAAATGATTTAGAAGAACTTAGTCAGTATTTAACACAAAAACAAGAAGAACTTTTAAACGGAACATGGCTAAATATAGATAAAGAGATTTTATCTGAATACAATAAGTATAATGGACCAACCACACAACTTGGTTCACTATACAACATCTTTAATCTTGATGTACCAAGCATAGTTAATCTAAAGTCTGCAATTAGAGATGCAGTAAAAGATGCTTGTGATTACTACGAGTTAGATTTTGAGGCATTGGATTATATGATTCATGGATGGTTTAATCTTGACTATAAGACTGAGGGTGACAATGGTGTTAACCCAGTAAAGAATGAAGTCTTCATGCATGACCATATGGGTGGAGAAGGTGCACCAGTTTTCCATGGCTACTACTGTGTAAATGCAGAACCATCAATAACATACTATAAGATTGACGGCAAGCATCTGCATGAAAACCATAATCAAAATAATAAACTAATTGTTTCAGAAACTGGTCATCCACATGGAAGAGATGATTGGTATGAAGATAAGCCAAGAATCACTATTGCATATGATATCTCTCCTTTAGAAAGAGATGGCAAAGGCGAAAAGTGGATAAAGTTATAAAGAAGTTGGTTTGCAAAGTTATTGGGCATTCTATTAATATTCAAGAGTGCCCAGTAACTGGTGCAAAGTTGTCACAGTGTAATAGATGTTCTCCAATTACACATTCATCTAATATGTCTTTTAGATAACTCTACAGTTTACATTGAGGTAGAGTTTTACTTTTTCAAAAACTCTGCTATACTTAACACTATTCCGTTTTTGAAAGGACGATACACATGTCAGATTTTTTTAGTTTTAGACTTCCAGAAGATTTTGTAGAAAAGTACAAGAATACAGAAAGCCCATTTGGATTTAAAGATGCAGCAGAAAATTCACTTGGAGAGATTACTTTTATTCGTACATATTCTCGGATGAAGGAAGATGGAACTAAGGAAAGATGGCACGAAGTATGTCGTCGTGTAATTGAAGGTATGTATTCAGTTCAAAAGAATCATGCTAAAGAAAACCGTCTTCCATGGAATGACTATAAGGCTCAGAAGTCAGCACAAGAAGCATTCCAAAGAATGTTTGAGTTGAAGTGGACCCCACCAGGACGAGGTATGTGGGCATTTGGAACTCCTATGACTATGGAGAAAAAGAACTCAGCAGCACTGCAAAACTGTGCAATGGTTTCTACAAAGGACCTTGACAAGAATGATCCAGGAGCATTATTTGCTTGGGTTATGGATGCACTTATGCTTGGCATTGGTGTAGGGTTTGATACAGTTGGACAGGATAAGAATTTTTCAATCTATGCCCCAACAGAACCAGAACAGGTGTTTGAAATCCCAGATACCCGTGAAGGATGGGTAGAATCAGTTAGACTTTTAATCAACTCTTACCTAAGACCAAACCAGAGCATTCAGAAGTTTAACTATGATTTGATTAGACCTCTTGGAGCACCTATTAAGGGCTTTGGAGGCGTTGCATCAGGACCTGCACCTCTTATCAAGTTGCACGACCAGATAGACCGTGTAATCGGCTCCAGAGGCGGGGAAACACTAGATTCTCGTGCCATCGTAGACTTAGTAAACCTTATTGGTACATGCGTTGTATCAGGCAATGTACGTAGGTCAGCAACACTTGCTTTAGGTAACGCTGGTGATGATACATTTATGAATTTAAAGAACTCAGAAATGTTCCCAGAGCGCAACTCGTTTGATCCAGAAAATCCAGGTTGGGCTTGGATGTCAAACAATTCTATTTCAGCAGAAGTAGGAACAAAGTACGAAGATTATGTAGATTTAATTACAGAAAACGGAGAACCAGGTTTTATTTGGCTTGATGTTGCTCGTAATTATGGACGACTAAAGGATGCGCCAGACGGTAAGGATTATCGTGTGATGGGATTTAACCCATGTGCGGAGCAGCCATTGGAATCATATGAATTGTGTACACTTGTAGAAGTGCACTTGAATCGTCATGAATCTAAGGAAGACTTCCTGCGTACCCTGAAGTTTGCATACCTTTATGGAAAGACTGTAACTCTTGTTCCAACACACTGGCCACAAACAAACGGTATCATGCAACGCAACCGTCGTATTGGTACATCACTAACAGGTATTGCGTCATTTGCAGATCAAAAGGGTTTGCCAATTGTTCGTGAGTGGATGGACGAAGGATACAACAAGATCCGTCACTATGACCACCAGTATTCAGAATGGCTTTGTGTTCGTGAATCAATTCGTGTAACAACAGTTAAACCATCAGGATCAGTTTCAATTCTTTCTGGTGCAACTCCTGGAGTTCACTGGGGTCCTGGAGGAAACTTCTTCCTTCGTGCAGTTAGATTTGGAAACACAGATCCAATGATGCACTTGTTTAAAGCAGCAGGGTACACAATTGAAGATGACGTAGTATCAGCAAATACATCAGTAGTTTACTTCCCAATTAAATCAGGCCATCCAAGATCTGAAAAAGATGTAACATTGTTTGAAAAAATTGCACTTGCTGCAACTGCTCAAAAGTATTGGTCTGATAACGGTGTTTCTGTAACGCTTTCTTTTGACAAGGAAACAGAATCAAAGCATGTTGTTCCAGCACTTCATATGTACGAAGGACAACTAAAGGCAGTATCATTCCTTCCAATGGGAAATACAGTTTATCCACAACAGCCATATACTCAGATTACTGAAGAAGAGTATAATAGTTATGTTGGAAAGTTGAAGCACATTGACTTTGGAGCAATTTACGACGGTGTGGACAATCTAGAAGCACAAGGTGAAGCATATTGCACAACTGATTATTGTGAAATTAAGATAGGAAAGTAATGAATATAGTAGAAGGTTTTATTGATAAAGATGATCTAAAAGTTGTACAAGATTATCTTAGTACAATTGTTTTTCACACAAAAGAAGAACATGTCCCTCTTCATGATAATCTATTTGATAATGGTGCACCTTTCGATATTCATACTCGTGGAGAGATGCCAGATCATATCCTAGAAGTTTTTTCAAAGTATTCAAAGGGTTACTATAATTTAGTTCAATCAGAGAATACAGATGAATACCATCCAGCAATGTTTTCAAAACACTACATTGCAAGATATAAGCCAGGATCTTCAGATCAACCACATCACAATGAGCATTCAAAGCCAGAAGGAACATATGTTTCATACATTGTTTGGCAGAACGCTAACTCTGGTGGAGAATTTATTTTTCCTAAATTAGAAAAAACATTTTTGGCAAACCCTGGAGATCTTATTTATTTTAAGGATACAGAAGAAAATATGCATGGTCTATCAGAAATTAAAGATGGGTTCTTATTTTTATCTGAGGCATGGATGGGTAAAAAGGGTCAACTTTGGATGGAAAATAGAAGTACATATGAAGAGGTTCAGTGGGATGACTGGGAGATAAAAGGTTTTCATGAGTGACAAGATTAAACTTGTAAAAGGTTTTATGGATGCTAAAGATGCAGAAATAATCTCATCATATGCTAAATCTGTAGATCACACTTTTACTGAGTTTGGTAATGGAGAAAAAGAGTTTACCTTTCATGCTTCTTTTGAAAATACAGATGTCTTAAATCTTTTAAATGATTATGGCAAGTTAGTTCTTGGCTTTGTTAATAACAATTACGAAGGACCATTTCCAGACTTTGATTCATCAAAAACACATATTGCTCGTTTCCAAGAGGGAGTGGGTATGCATGAGCACTTTGACTCAACAAAGCCAAATGATATTGCAACACTCATATATTTAAATGACTCTTACGAGGGTGGAGATATATATTTCCCAGATCATGGTGTAAGCATAAAGCCAGAACCAGGAGATTTAGTTTGTTTTCCAGATACTCCAGATTTTGTGCATGGAGTTAGACCAATTACAAGTGGTATTAGATATACATCACCCCGTTGGTTTACACGCATAGTGTGATAAAATAGACTTATAATGTCTAGTCCATCAAATCTATATGCAGAAAAAATTTTCGCAGAACACCCCATTAGTCTTTGGGCACTAGACGATGCAGCAGACTATATAGATTTATTAACTGATGCAAAAAGAGATTTTTCTCTTTGGTCAATTACTGGCGGTACATCTGAAATATTAGGACTCGCACAGTATGACCAACCATTTGTAGATTCACCAGTTGTTAGGCTAGAGGGTGCAATACCATCATCAGAATCTGGACAGATTGTATTTGTAAGTTCAAACGTTCTAAATTTAAATACACTCAACGATACACTTGGAACATTCTCTATTGGATGTGTCGTAAACTCTGAGAGCGCATATTTGTCTAGTGTTGAAATTGGATATGAGTATGACAATCCAGTTGTTGGAGAAAACCCAATACAAGAGTTAAAAAGATTTAATGCATCGTTTAAGGATAGATGGTTTTTTATATCTCAAACAGTAGAAACACCAAATGTTAATGCAAACGTAAGAATAGTTTTAAAGATTAACTATATTGGTGGAGCAACAGAAACAGATAGTTATAGATTTTTGGTAAATGGCTTTACTTTTGGTCAGTGGTCTGAAGAGTTTAACGCATCATCTTTGGGAGTTCAAAAAGTATTAGTTCCAAGTTCAATTGCGTTGCCAACAACATATGGAATTGAAGCATCAGCATATGGTTTGCAAGAAAACAAGGGTTACTATTTATTATCAGACAATGCTCTTCTTGCAAAAAATACTGGAATACCATTGGTATATGGTGCATCTAATCTAACAAGGCTTTCGCCAAATAACAATCTGCCATCATTAATAATTCCTGGCTTAGGATTTCTTGGTGAAGATGGGCAGTATAAAGATTACACATTAGAGATGTGGCTAAGAGTAAATTCAGATAGTTCAACATCAAAAAGAATTGTAGGACCAATAGGATCTACTGATGGGCTATACGTAAATGGTCCATTTCTAACATTAAAAATAAATAATAACATTGGCTCTTATTATGTTGGAGAATGGGCACGACCAATGTTGATTCATATAAGAGTTTCAAATAACTATGCTTCATTATTGGTAAATGGTGAAGAGGTTATATCTTTAAATTATATTACTTCTGATTTGTCTTTTCCTTCAAGATTAAACAGTGATGGCAAAGATCAGGATTGGCTTGGCTTCTATGCTTACAATGATGTTACTCCAGTTGAAGTAGACTGCGTTGCATTATATACATATCAGGTACCAATTGTCTTAGCAAAAAAGAGATTCGTATATGGTCAGGGTGTAGAGTTTCCAGAGGGTATAAATCAAGCATATAGTGGATCATCTGTTTATATTGATTATCCATTTGCAGATTATACAAATAACTATTCGTATCCGACTATAGGTAATTGGAATCAGGCAACTATTGATAATCTTGTTGTTAAAAATAATACACTTACAACACCAGATTATTCTTTGCCATCCATAGTTTTGAGTAATGGAACTACTGAAGATTTTTACTCAGATATGAAGCAATTAAATGAAGACTATACTGAGTCAGATACATTCTTATCTTTTAAAAATCTAGATGGTGGTCATTTAGTATTTGAAGACTTAAACTTTTTAAAACAAAACATTAAGTCTTTTTATGGATCATTCAAGTTTTTAGAAGAGCCTACATCACAACAAACATTATTGCGTTTAGAATCAGATATAACATCAGACTATTTTGAAGTTGTAACTGATGGACTTTCAATAAAATATAATCTTAGTTACATGTCAAACATAGAAACACTTGCAACATTTTCATGGATGGGGATTGGAGAAATTTTTTCAGTTGGCATAGATATAGATAGAATGTGTGAATACTATGGTGGTTCAGTGTCATCATTTTTTGGTAACATAAATAGCCTCAAGTGTTATGTTGGCGGTATGTCAGATTTATCAGAAACCTTTCAGGGCAATATCTATAAGATTGGTTTTTGTACAGCAAGAAATCATCAAAAAATAAAAGATTTGTTTAGTGAGCGTGGAGTTCCAATAGACTATGAAAGCGTATTTGATTCATATATGGAAACACCAGATGTTGACTACAACTCTACAGATGATTATTTTGGAACAAGTTCATATATTTGGGAAGAAATAATCGATGGCGGGTTTGAGACATCATTTGCATCAGACGGACTGCAGGCTCACACAGCAAGTTATACACTTGTACCACAACTATATTTTGATAACTATGCTTTAGATATTGATATTCATTCATATTGGGAAGACTATGTGCCAGTTACATATTTTGCACAGTATGTTGAGGATGAGTTTGGTGATTTATCTTATGATGTAGATTTTATTCAGTTTAATATAAACTATCCATCACCTTCTAAAACAACAGATGATATATATGATGCATCTAATTCTATGCTTAGATCTTATGTAAGTTTTCAATATGTTCAAAATGGAGCAAATCTTCCAGAAACTAACTTTACAAATATTGAGTTGCCATCAAGCAGTTTAATTGTTTCTCCTCAGTCTGATTGGATGCAAACAAGGTATGAAGTTCTAAACAATAGCATTATATATATGCCAGATTCTGTAAGTAAGACTGACCTTGCTCTGGTTACACATTTAGATTTTAATGTGAAAGGTATTTTGAAAAATAAAATAACTATAAGAAGTTTAGAGTATGCTTCACAGGCATTCAATTCTACATCTCCAAATCCAATTGGAACAAGATTTGGTAATGAAATTTATCCATATAAAAAGTCTGGATTCTATTATAGTTATAAAGATCAAAACCCATTTTCAATTTATAAAGGAAGTTCTCCATACCTATATCTAACTAGATATTCTGGAATAGAAGTAAAGGGTGATAATCATCCAGGAGTTAATCGTGGACTTGCTATTCCAATTAATACAAAATTGGCAACCAACTATAAAGTTATGGCTATGCAATCTGCAATACGATACGATCATGACTCATTCCCAACAGCACCAGTTGAGATATTTGAGATTGAGTCAAAAAATGCACACATAAAGTTTTTCCTTGTATCTGTACATTCAAGCGGGGAAAGAGGAAAGATTTATGCAGTAAATGCAAAGAATGGAATTATTGAAGAAGGTATTGGCTTTTATTGGAATGGCAAAATTGTTAGAGAGCCAGTAATCAATATAAAGGAATGGGGATTCTTGGGAATCTCATTTCCAAATACACTAGATTTTAAAAATGTAGTTGGTGCAATTAGAATTAATGGACCAATGACATTTAATACGATATCTCACTATCAGTCAACAAACTTGCAAGAGGTCCAGCAGGTTGAGGTTAGACCTTGGTTCAATGTTAAGTATGTTGGTCCGCTAACCCTTGAGTGGGATTACTGGAGATCTTCCTCATTTGTATGGAATGAGGTTTTGGTCTTGTCTTCAACAAGTTATTATGGTGTTGATCCATCCACAATTTATAAGAGTTATACTGGAACAAATAAGATTATTATTGATAGTGAAAAGGTCTTAACTCTAAATAAGTATGAATATAATGTGTATCAAGATATAACTTGGCAGCAAACAACCTCAAATGCTGTCTAATATGGTATACTTGTAGTTATGAATCTCGAAAATCCAAAGAAAAAGCGTAAAGCATTGCCTAAAATGAAGGGGCAGGTGGGCGAGTCTCGTGCAAAAATTATTGAAAAGCATTATGACTGGGGTTTATATGTTTACAAAAAGGCCAATGGAAAATGGTTTACAGACGGAACTGGTTCAGTTTTAAACATTGAATCAATGAAGGGTGACATACTTCAGATATCTAAACTTAAAGAGGCAGCAAAATATTATGGTGATGAGGGAGATGGCGAATGCATCTTCGTGCCAGGATTAACTAGAATTTCAGAAGAGGAATATTCTGAGCAAAAGCAAAGATTGTCTGAAGGACTAATTCCTTCAATGAATGACCTTGGAGCAGTTCAAGCAGCCAAGGATACTATTGCAAAATATGGAAGTGATGACTAATGGCAGAAGAAAAAGAATTTTTTATTAGAGCAAAAATAGATTCACCTTTGCCAGAAGATGATACTTTTGCCAAGCAAGATCCATTTAACCAAACCTGGGATGTAATCAAAGATTTGCAGGGATTAGATAATAACTTTAAAAGAAGAACATCAAGACTAGTAAAGACAGAAGCATCACAAGGATACATAGATAGTTCAAGAGCAGTAAGTTCTGGAATTGACGGAGCACAGTCAAAAGAAATAAACCCAGGAACAGTTTATAGAAATGCATACGGTCTGTTTGATGTAATTACTCCTCCATGGAACCTGTATGAACTTGCAAGTTTTTATGATACATCATTTGCAAACCATGCCGCTATTGATGCAAAGGTAGAAAATATTGTTGGACTTGGATACGAGTTTGAGGTATCAGCAAGAACAATGCTTAAACTAGAAGCATCTGAACCAAAGACAGCAGAAAATGCAAGAAAAAGAATTGAACGAGCAAAGATTGAAATGCGTGATTGGCTTGAATCGCTAAATGATGAAGATTCATTTACAACTACAATGGAAAAGGTTTTTACAGATCTACAATCTACAGGAAATGCTTACCTAGAAATTGGTCGCACAGTTCGTGGAGAGATTGGATATGTTGGACACATACCATCTACTACCATGCGTGTGCGTAGACTTCGTGATGGTTTTGTTCAGGTAATTGGAAATAAAGTTGTTTACTTCCGTAACTTTGGGGCAACAAATCCTAATCCAATTGGAACAGATGCACGACCAAATGAAATTATTCACTTTAAAGAATACTCACCACTAAATACTTTTTATGGTGTTCCAGATATCATGTCTGCAATTGGTTCTCTTCATGGAGACATGCTTGCATCTCAGTACAACATTGATTATTTCCAGAACAAAGCAACACCAAGATATGTTGTAACATTAAAGGGTGCTAAGTTATCACCAGAAGCAGAAGACAAAATGTTTAGATTCCTTCAAACAGGACTCAAAGGGCAAAACCACAGAACACTTTATATTCCACTTCCTGGAGATTCTGATACCAACAAGGTAGAGTTTAAAATGGATCCAGTTGAAAATGGAATTCAAGAGGCATCATTTAAGGAGTACAGAAAGCAAAACCGTGATGATATTCTTGTTGCACATCAAGTTCCACTTTCTAAGATTGGTGGTTCTGACTCAGCAGCAATCGCTGCAGCACTTTCACAGGACCGTACATTCAAAGAGCAGGTTGCAAGACCAGCACAAAGAAATCTAGAAAAAATGATCAATAAGATCGTAAAGGAAAAGACAGACATCCTTGATTTTAAGTTTAATGAACTCACCTTAACAGATGAGATTGCTCAGTCACAAATTATTGAAAGACTTGTTAAGACACAAGTCATGCTTCCTAACGAGGGTAGAGAGATTCTTGGGCTACCACAAAGAAAGGGAGGAGACGAGCCATTCAATCCAAAGCCAGAGCAGGCAGCAAATGATAACGCAAATCGTGCACGGGATACGGAACGAACAAACAACCAGTCTGATGGAGCAGCCACTATAAGTGGTAGAAATCCAAAGGGTGAAGGACGATCATCTCAATAAATGAGACTTGTCTAAAAAGGCGCTATAATATATACTACCATGACTATCTCTAAAGCCCATTGGAACACTGAGGGCGACAATGTTCGCCTATCGATGCCACTTACCAAGGTTGACAAGGAAAGACGTATTGTCTCTGGTTTTGCATCTTTAGATAATGTTGATAAGCAAGATGACATTGTAACATCAGAGGCATCACTAGATGCATTTGCAAGATTTCGTGGAAACATTAGAGAAATGCATCAACCATCAGCAGTAGGCAAGATGGTTTCATTTAAAGAAGATAAGTATTTTGATCCAGAGACAAAGAAATTTTATAAGGGCGTTTTTGTCTCCGCCTATATTTCTAAAGGTGCACAAGATGCATGGGAAAAAGTTCTAGATGGAACATACACTGGTTTTTCTATCGGCGGTAGAATGAACAAGTGGGATGATGCATATGATGAGAAATCAGATAAAACAATTCGTGTTATTAAGGAATATGATTTAGTAGAGTTGAGTCTTGTAGATTCACCAGCAAATCAATTTGCAAATATTGTTTCAGTAGAAAAAGTTGATGGTGTAGATGTAGTCAAAGGTGACGAAACAATTTTAGAGAATGTTTTTTATGATAAAGAATCTGGTATAGTAATTGCTTCAGAAAATGAATCAGAATTAAGCCCAGTTACAGGTGAACAGATGACAAATATAGGATTCGTTGAAAAAACGGATAGCGAAAAAGTTAACATGATAAAATTCTTAGTTGATAGTGCTAAAGGCATTAATACTTCTAAGATTAACAAGGAGGTAAGTCCTATGACAGAAAACACAGAAACAGTTGCAGAAGTTATTGAAACAGAAGCAGTAGTAGAAGTAGAAACGTCAGAGGTCGCTCCAGAGGTTGATGCCGTAGTTGAAACACCTACAGAAGATGTTGTTAAGGCTGATGAAGCCACATCATCTGAAGAAATTGTAAAGTCTGAAGAGACTCCTGCAGTTGAAGTAGTTGCAGAAACTTCAGAGGTATCTAAGTCAGACGAAGCAATTGTTGATGCAGTTGCAGAAATCAAGAATACCCTAACATCTGCCTTTAGCGATCTAGTATCAACAGTAAAGTCTTTGCAAGCAGAAGTAGAACTTCTTAAGTCTTCAAAGGTTGATGTTGAAGAAGCAAGAAAATCATTTGAAGCAGTTGCAAAAGATATTGCAACAGCAGCACATGAGTTCAATGAATTTGGTAAGCGAGTAGACGCTGTAGAAGCAGATACCGCTTTCCGAAAGTCTGGCGATCTCGGCGAGATAGTACAGAATCAACCTGAAACGGTTGAAAAATCCCTATGGGGCGGTAGTTTCCTCAAAACAGCCGACTTATTCAATTAAAAAAAATAAAATAAGTAAAATCACTAGGAGGTGACAATATGTCGGAGCAAGAAATAATCAAGAACCAGCCAGGTACTACAGGTACAGGGCACGTAGGTGGAACAGCACCAGGACTCTATCAGGGTCAGGGAGCATTCGCATCAGGTTCAGATGCAGGAGTTAACGTACCAGGAAACTACACAGATGGTGGAGTTTTGGGTAACATTCCTGCAGCAAATTACGGTCTAACAGATGGACCAAACGCAGTAAACCCTTCAGGTGAGGCTGGATCAGGTATCCTACGCCCAGAGCAAGCACGTCGTTTTATTGACTACGTGTGGGATGCAACCACTCTCGCCCAAGATGGCCGTCGTGTTACTATGAGAGCCAATACAATGGAACTCGAAAAGGTAAACGTCGGAGAGCGTGTAATTCGTGCAGCAGCGCAAGCAGTTGGCGACTACACAAACGCAGGTGCAACATTCTCAAAGGTTGAATTGACTACAAAGAAGATTCGTCTTGACTGGGAAGTATCTGCAGAAGCACTAGAAGATAACATCGAAGGTGCAGCACTAGAAGATCACATTGTCCGTTTGATGACAAATGCTTTCGGTAATGATATCGAAGACCTTGCAATCAATGGCGATGGCGCAACAGGCAACTTCTTGTCAATCATGAATGGTTTCGTAAACCATGTTAAGACTGACGGAGATGCTCACGAAGCAGTTGTTACAGTATCTAACGATAACTGGACAACAGATGCAATGCAGAAGATCATTCTAGCAATGCCACGCAAGTATCGTGCTATCAAGTCTAACTTGAAGTTCTATGCTGGTACAGACGCATTCCAGGGAATCATTAAGAATAATGGTACTTTGGCAGATGCAATCGCAGAAGCATTTGCTGGTACACCAGCAGGTACACCTGCAAACCGTCAGGCATACCTTGATGGTACAGCACAGACATTCGGTGGAGCACGTACAACTCGTGTTCTAGGAATCGATGTACAGGAAGTTCCTTACTACCCTGCAGGATATGTCGACTTGACATTCCCACAGAACCGTGTTTGGGGATTCCAGCGTGACATCACTGTAAACCGTGAGTACAAGCCAAAGAAGGATACAGTAGAATATACAGTATTCGTTCGCTTCGGTATTCAGTGGGAAGAGCAGGATGCAATCGCATTCGCTGATGCTGCAGCAGATGCATAATCTGTAAACAGTACACTTTTAGGGGGAGTAGGAGTTAATTCTCCTGCTCCCCTTATTAACTTATAATGATATAATACTATTTAGGAGGAATCATGGAAAATATTAATGAAAATCCAATTGTAGAAGAAGCAGTAGTAGAAGCACCAGTAGTTGAGACACCAGTTGTTGAGGCTCCAGTTGCAGAACCTATTGTTGAGGCTCCAGTTGCAGAAGAGGCTTTTGTTCCACCACACCTACAGAATGAGCCAGATGCTATTACAGCACCAGCATATTCAGCACCTGAAGAAGTTCAGGCTCTAGGTTCAGTTGCAGAGGGAGTCATTGGTGCTACAACAGCAGCCAAGGCACCTGCAAAAAAGAAGGAAGCATCAAAGCCAGTAAAGAAAGAAACAGTTGCATTACATTCAACTAAGAATGTTACATGGACAGGAGTAGGCAAGGTCTACCGTGGATATAACATTGTTGAAAAAGATGCAGCAGACCAGTGGCTAACTCGCTCACACATTCGTGTAGCAACACCAGAGGAAGTCGCAAAGGAATTCGGTCAGTAATTCATGGAGGTCATGAGAGTTCCACCTTATCCTATTACAACAACTTGGAATTTGCCTTATGCAAATTATAACTATATCCAATATGTTGAGGATCTGGTGGACCACTCAGTCGTTGAAACAGAGGTAACTTCAGATGCTAATGGAATAGTTGAGTATATCCTACCATTAGAAAAAGTTCAGTACGACAGAAAGTTTTACATTAAATTTTATGATGCAGAGCATATACATACATTGTATGAAGAAAATTTAGACATTATTAGACCATATGTAAATGCAAATAAACTTGCATCAACTGCATCTGAAATCACAGAATACAGAATGCTTGAGTTAGTATCAAGATCCATTATTGATACCATTATTCCAAATGGTTTTTATAATCACAAACAAATTATTCAAGCAGTAGGTCAGGGATCTGACTATTTCCCATTGTGGTATGACACAAATAAAATTTTAAAAGTTTATGAAAATAATATTTTAGTATATGATGTTGATACACCAGAATCAAATGAGTTTGAGTATGTTATTACATTGGATAACTCTGCAATCCAAAGAACTGTTTCTGGTTTATATAATAGAGCAGAGCAGTCATTTCCAAACTTACCAGTTGGAAGAGGAGATTTGGGCTATTATGGAAGAGCATTTGTTGCATTCCCAGAAGGATATGACTATACCTTTGTTATCGATAGTGGATATAAAACAATTCCATCAGATGTTGAATATGCAACACAAGTATTGATGGAAGATATTAAGTGCGGTAAACTTGATTACTACAAGAGATATGTAACAGCATATAATACAGATCAGTTTAGAATTCAATTTGATAAGTCAGTTCTTGATGGAACTGGAAACATGCTAGTAGATAAGATATTAGATAAGTACTCAAATACTATTCTTAAACCAGGGATAATCTAATGATATGCGAAGAGCCAGACTTTATCTTCCCTATGCAGGCAGACATATATTATCCAATTGTTGAGCAGGGTACGTACGGAAATGTTAAGAAGACTTGGATTTTAGACAAGACTATTGCTGCCAACTTTAATGCTGTAGGCTCTGCAGGTAAAGAAGAAATAACTCCTAATGTTAATATAACACAAAAGACTCACCTTATTGGAAGAGTAAAGACAGACCTTAGAATCTCAAGTTTAGATTCCCCTCACTCAATAACAAATATCATTCTGACTAATGTTCGTGATAAGAACTGTAATTATATATACACAGAAACATCTGGTCCACGATCAGGTAAGTCTACAATATTTGAAATTGCAACACAGGAGCCTTTTGTTGGCCCATTTGGTGGAATTGAGTATTATAATTTAGTTATCCGTAGATCTGAGAATCAGGCGGTGGATGTATGAAATTAGCATTTGATGCAAGAGCATTTAATAAAGAAATGAAGAATATTATAGATTACTCAACAGGTTTTCTTGATGGTGTTCAAAATGGTAAGAAGCAGTTTTTAAATAATCTTGGTCCAGAAATTGCAGAACTTGCATCACAATACATTGACTCAAATGCAAGGGTAGATGAACAATCACTGCACCATATCTATGAATGGTACCAAACGGGAGACTCCAATGCAAGACTATTTGATATCAAGTACACAGTAAGCAATCTTGGACTTTCATTTATAACAGAATTTAAACAGTCAACAACTATTAAAAATGGCTCTCGTGTTCCATTTTACAACAAGGCATCAATTATGGAATCTGGACAGTCAGTAACTATTGCACCAGTAAAAGCACAGGCTTTAAGATTTGAAGTTGGCGGAGAAGTTGTTTATACAAAGAGCCCAGTTGTAGTTGATAATCCTGGAGGAAATACTGCAGGTAAGTTTGCTCAAGTATTTGATACATTTTTTGGAAGATATTTTTCACAAGCGTTTTTAAGATCTAGTGGCTTAGCAGAATATTTCAATAAGCCAGTAGTTTATAAAAAGAATTTGCCTCAAGGTTCTCGTGCAGGAAGATCTCATGGTCTTAATGTAGGGTATCGTTGGGTAGCGAATGCGAGGATTGCATAATGGCTAGTCCAACATCAACATTAAATACTCCAGGCTTATGGGTAAACAAATATCTGCAGGAAAAAATTTTTAATAACACGGAAATAGCAATGCCATTTTTCCCAACAATGCCAAGCACTATTGATGATTTGACAGAGCAGTGGGTAGTTATAAATGGAGAGAGGCTATCTTATCAGGGTGTAGTTGCCGTATTTGACAGACTAATAAGAATGAGAAGATCTCCATTTCCACATATTAAGTGTGAGCAACTTCTTTATTATTTTTATGCTACTCAAGAAAATGTTACAGAAAATATGATTCAAGTACAGGAGGCAGTTTTAAGATTAATGGATCGTGGGGATGAAACTGCACAGGATATAAATGTCTGGGCAAAAGATAAGACTTTTGATGGTATGACTTGTAAGTTCTATTTTCATAACTTTAAGATTTACCAGTTAGAAGAAGTAAGAGACATTATTGACTTTGGAACAGCACGTACCTTTGGCGGTAATAAGATGATCATTGACTATGATTACCACCAGCGTCAAGATATCATAAATAACTAATCTAAAAAAGGTGCTATAATTAATCTTGAGGAAACAAGCCCTTTATTCCATAAAGAAAAAAGAGGTGAAAGAATATGGCTTTAGGTAATAGCAGTAACATTATCGTAGGCGCAGCGCAACTCTGGACTTTTGAAGCAGGCCAGATGGTAGACGGCGATCTTCCAGCATATGCAAGTGGCGTTAAGTACGCAACAACACTTAATGATGCAGATGAAGATTTCCGCAACATCGGTTACACCATGAACGGTTTGGAAATTCAGTTCCAACCTGATTTTGGTGAGGTTCAAGTAGACCAGGTTCTAGACGTTGCAAAGTTGTACAAGCAGGGTATGCAGGTAAATCTAAATACTACATTTGCTGAGTCAACACTTGAGAATCTTCTTGTTGCTATCGCAGCATCAGATGATGATCTAAATACTGTAGCAGGAAATCCAACACTTAACTTGAAGGCAGGAAACCTTGGTGAATGTCCAGTTGAGCGTGGTCTTGTAGCAGTAGGTCCAGGTACAGGTGACTGTGCACTTGGATCAGAATTGGAAAGAATTTATGTAGCATACCGTGCACTATCAATTGAGAATGTATCAGTATCTGCAAAGCGTGATGAAGCAACAATGTTTGAAGTTTCATTCCGTCTACTTCCAAACGATGCAGGTTCATACGGTAAGATCGTTGATCGTACAGTAACACCAGCATAATATAACTTAATATAAGATTGGCCCAGACTAAAAATCTGGGCCTTTCTGTTTGGTATACTTATATAATGGCAACAGAAATATATAAATTAGGATATATCAATCTAATCGATGGAGAAGAGTTAGAAATATCTCCACTTAAGATTAAGTATCTTAGAAGACTTATGGATGAGTTTGAAAATGTCAGGGCATCTAAAAATGATTATGAAGCAATAAGCGCATTAGCAGTATGTGCAATGCACTGTATGAAACAATATAAACCACAAATAGCAAACTCAATTGAAGAGTTTGAAAATCACATAGATTTAAAATCAATCTATAAACTACTTGATCTTGCAGCGGGAATTAAAATTAATGATGACTCAGAAGAACCAGTAAAAGAACAAGCAGAAAAAAGTGGAGATACATGGGAAAACCTAGATCTTGCTAAATTAGAGTCTGAGGTATTTCTTTTGGGAATCTGGAAAGATTATGAAGAACTAGAAAAATCTTTATCTATGCCAGAATTAACATCAATATTAAATATTAAAAGAGAAGAAGATTATAATCATAAAAAATTTCTTGCAGCAATGCAAGGTGTAGACCTTGATAAAGGCAATAAAACTGATGCTTGGGAAGACTTAAAGGCAAGAGTTTTTAGTAAGGGTCAAGCAAAAGATGCAAACGACATAGTTGCTCTTCAAGGACAAAATGCACAAAAGGCTGGTTTTGGAATTGGAATGGGTCTTTCCTACGAAAAAATAGAGTAAAAATAAAGGTCCGCTATGGTATAATTAAGTGTTAACAACCTATGGAGGAAATAATGGCTAACGCTAATGCAAAGAACGACAAGACAGAAAAGTTGTCCCTTATTGATGGAACAACATTTGAAGTTAAACCGCTAAAAATCTCACTACTAAAGCCCTTCATGAAAACTTTCCAGGGACTTTCAGAGGTAGCGGATGATAATGAGAAGTCAATGGATGTATTAATTGAATGCGTACAAATCGCTTTCCAGCAGTACTACCCAGAACTCGCTGATGACAAAGAAAAGATTGAAGATAGTTTGGATCTTCCAACTGTTTACAAAATCGTTGATGCTGCATCAGGAATTCAACTATCAGACGCTACAGCGCTGATGGGTCAAATTTCAAAGTAAAGAGGGTGTAATGATTGTCTGATGTAAACGCCAATATTGGTATAGTCTTTGATACTAAAGACGCCCTTGCCAGTTTACGTCAATTACAGGCTGGATTAAGCAAGTTTAATCAGGCTTTAACTGTAGGCAATGTTAATGCAGCCAATGCACAAAAAGGATTAAATGCCCAGTTAATTCAGGCAATTAATTCAACAGGAAAATTTGTTGCATCTCAAAAGAATGTAGTAAATAGTACAACTTCTTTTACTGAAGCACTTGAAAAAAATAAACTCAGCATGCGGGAATACTTTAGGTATACCGCTGCTGCTGCAACTGCAAATACAAAAACATTTAGCAGAATGTTTGCAGCAGAGCGAGACATTATTAATCGTGCTCGTAAAGATAGAGTCAAGTCTCTACAGACACAGTATATACAACTAACAAATGCACAGGGCGAACTTGTAAAAGTTTTACAGATAGTTCCAAAGCACCTTGAAATGGCCAACGGTCAGTATGCTGATTATGCTACACGTGTTCAGATGGCTGCACAAAGACAGCAGTTAATGAATCAACTTCTGAAGCAGGGTTCTACACAACTTCTAAATTTTGGTAAAAATACACAGTGGGCTGGCCGTCAGTTGATGGTTGGTTTAACTATTCCGTTGTCTATGCTTGGTTCTTTTGCTGCTCAAACATTTAGAGACATGGAAAAAGAAGTTGTTAATTTTAAGCGTGTTTATGGTGACATGTTTACTGACAACGGTGCAACTGATAAGGCTGTAGCAGACATTCAAAGACTTGGTATGGAATTTACTAAGTATGGAGTTGCAGTTAAAGATACTATGGCTATGGCTTCAAAGGCTGCTGCAATGGGTCTTACTGGATCAGATTTACAATCTCAAGTATCTGCAGCGACAAAACTTTCAGTTCTTGGTCAAGTAGAACAGCAGCAAGCATTAGAAACAACTATATCATTGCAAAATGCATTTGGAATTTCTGCAGATCAACTTGCAAATAAAATTAACTTTCTTAACGCAGTTGAAAACCAAACTGTACTTTCTATTGAAGATTTAACAACAGCAATTCCAAAGGCTGGTCCAGTTGTCCAGCAACTTGGTGGATCAGTAGAAGACCTTGCATTCTTTATGACTGCAATGAAGGAAGGTGGAATTAATGCATCAGAAGGCGCTAATGCACTTAAGTCTGGTCTTGCATCTTTAATTAATCCATCAAAGAAAGCAAGTGATTTTCTTGCAGGTCTTGGAATTAACATTAAGGGAATTGTTGAATCAAACGCTGGTAACTTAAAGGGAACTGTTGTAGCATTTGCACAAGCACTTGATACACTTGATCCACTTAACCGTGCTCGTGCTATTGAGCAACTTTTTGGTAAGTTCCAGTTTGCTCGTCTATCTACATTATTTCAAAATGTAACTAAGGATTCATCACAGGCTGCAAGGGCGCTTGGACTTGCTGGTGCATCAGTAGAAGAATTAGCAATCTTATCTGAACGAGAATTAGGTAAGGTTGAAGATGCTGTTGGAGTTAAGTTTCAAAAAACAATTGAACAACTAAAAGTTCAATTAATACCAGTAGGAAAAGCATTCCTTGAAGCATTAACACCTGTCGTTGCGTTCTTTGGAAAGATTTTAGAAAAGTTTAATAATTTTAGTGATGGAACAAAAAAAGCAATTGCAATTGTTATTGGAGTTGTTGGAGGTCTTGCTCCTATTGCACTTATGACATTTGGTCTTCTTGCAAACGGTCTTGCAAACTTGATTAAGTTTTTTGCAATGCTTCGTGGAGGAATGGCAAAACTTAATGGACAAAACTCAGTACTTGGTGCAGGATTTGATTATTTAACACAACAAGAAATTGAAAATCTAGCACAATCAAATGCTTTGCATACATCTCATCAAAATCTTATTGAAACATTCAACATTGAAGCAGGTGCAGCAAATGCTTTGGCAACAGCATACGCAAATGCATCATCACAGGCAAGAACTCTTGCTGCAACATCTCCAGGATTATTTAATTCTGTTCCAGGTGCAAAGGGGGCAGTATCTAAACTGCCTAAGTTTGCTGATGGCGGAGTTGTTCCTGGTAGTGGTAATAGTGACACTGTTGCCTCAATGCTTACACCAGGTGAAGTTGTACTTACAAAGCAAACAGTAAAAGAAAATCCAGAACTAGTTGCTGCACTTATGAATGGAAATATTAAGAGATACAATGGTGGTACTGGACAAGAAGGAAATGGAATTCCAGGAGCAAGACAGTCAGATAATTTTGCAACAAGTGGAAGATATACAGATATTGGTTCTGCAGCACAAAAATATATCCAAAGACAAATTAATAATATTATGGCAGAAAATGAAAGTGCAACAGCACGAGTAATTGAGTGGGCAAGAAAATCTGGCAAGGATGTTTCAAACGTAACAAAAGAATCAATTGATTTATGGCGTCAAGAAATGGTTACTAGTCTCAAGTCATCAGTTGATAACATAAGTGATGAAACAGTAAAATCTCTTGCTGGTTTGTCAGATAAAGCAGCAAAGGCAAAGATTAAAGAAGGATTAAAACAAACCTCAGTTGGTAAAGATTCTAATTTATTTGAATTTGTAGACCCAAGAGGCGGACAGCAGAAGAAGCAACAAGAAGCACATGCAGATGTTCATCCAAAAATGAATGCAAAACAAGTTTTAGATCAGTATGATATAACTGATGATCAGGCAGTAAAAGAACTTACAATGTTTGCTGAAGAATTCCCAGATCAATTATTCAGACCAGTTACAGCACACATGTATAAACTGGTTGGATTAGTAAATCGTGGAATGACTGGTGCAACTAAAAAGAGTGAAGCAGCATTTGAAAAGAAAAATGGAATGTCTTTATTTGATGCTTGGGAAAGCGATTTTTCTGGAAAGGGTTCTGGAAAATCTTCAATTGATGTTGCAAAAGACAAGTGGTCTCCAACATTTGATGCAATTGGAGAGAACATTGATACATATGGAGAAGAAGTAGATCTTTATCATAAAGATATTATTGCTGGTGCAAGAGAGTGGAAAAAACTTCATGGAGAAACTAAGGCATGGAACGATGAGGCTTTTGCAGAGGTAGAAAAAATTGCTAGATCAAGAAGAAGTGCTGGATTTAATAGTGTAATCCAAAAGGCCGAAGATAGACTTACTGGATTACGCACATCATTTAAAGATGATGTTGCAACAGATGTTGAGGCTGTTGCTGGAAGAAGAGGCGTATCTGGCGGTATCATGAATGTTCTTCGTGGTGGAAGAGCAAAGATTGCAAACGTAGAAGATAGAGTTAAAGGACTTGGATCTAGAAAGAGACGTGCTAAACAAGACGGTGCCGAAATTGGAAGATCTACAATTGATGGTATTAGATCTAATGCTGGAACAAATGCTAATTCTCCATCTATAGAAGCAGAAAAGGCTGGAGTGGAAGTCTCTGACGGACTAGCAAAAGGAATGAAAGAATCAAAAGGCAAGGTTAAAGCAGCAGCAGCAGAAACAGGAAGAGCAGCCACAGATGAAGTTAAAAGACAGGTACAGTCTGATACATTACAAAATGGAAATGTTGTAGATGCTTATGTTCCAACATTTTATCCAGATGGTTCAATAGTTGCAGATGGAGATGGAAATCCACTACCTCCAAGACAAGCAAAGAAGTTAGTTACAAAGTATAAGCGTGGACTTAGAAGAGAAAAGGTTGGAAGATTTTCTGGTAAATCAGCAGGTGCTTTAGGAACAGCAGCAATGGTCTCTGGAATGGCAGGTGCACCAACAGCAGTTACAGGAGCACTAGGTGGTGCATCAATGGTTGCATCTATGGCACCAGCACTTGCAGGAATGGGTGCAGTTGGTTGGACAGTAACTGCTATTGCAGCAGTTGGCGTTGGACTTAAATTATTAGATAAGCATTTTAAAGATTCAGCAAAGAAACAAGCAGAGTATGTAAAGTCAGTTTCAGCAACAACTGAAAAAATGAAAAAGATTGGCGAAGTTACTGGAAAAGTTGGTGCCTCAGAACTTATGTCAAAAAGAAGAAGTGGCTCATTATTTAATGATTATAATGATGCTAATAGGGCTGGTACACAATTTGGAGATCAGTTCTTAACATCAGATATTGGAAAGAGTATAACTAAATCATTTGTAGATAATATGTCAAAGAGTGGTTCTCCAGAAGCAGCAAAGACTTTGGCACTTGAACTAGCAGCATATATATCAGATGGTATTTTAACAGCAGAACAAGCAAACAGCATTGCTGAGCAAATTGGAACAAATCTTGGAAGTCACACAATAACAACAAATATTGAAGGTAATCTTAGAATGCTTGTTGGTCCAAATGGAGAAGACATATTAAATAATCCAATTGAAGCAAGAGTTCGTCTTGTAACTCAGCAGGGCATGGAAGTTGATAAAGCAATTAAAGCAATGAATAAATCTATTAGTGCTGGAAACAGTGGAAGAAATGAAGCAGCACAAGTAGTTGCCTTTGGAGTGCAAACAGTACAACTTGCACAAGCACAAGCAGATGCCGTTGCTAAATACTCTGACGATTTGATTCGTGCAAAAGAAGCAGAACTGGCTGCAACAACAAATAAAGAAAAACAAATAACTTTACAAAAAGAACTAAATGATTTAACATCAAAGGCAGCATCAGACACTGCAAGAATGAATAGCAATACTGCAAGAACTATTGATATGCAGATGAAGAATTTTGAAAAACTTCAAGCAACTGGAATGTATTCTGGAGGTCTTGGTCAAGATCCATTCAACAATTCAGGTGCACGAGAGGCTGCTGCATTTGATTCAGTAAAGGCTATGGCAAAAGATAGATATGCCAATACTGAATATAAGACTATGGCACAAACAGTTCTTAGCAGAACGGCAAAAATTAGTGATAACCGTCAGTATGGACAGCAAGGATTTAAGACCGCCAAGGAAGCGCAAAAGTTAGAATATAAGATTGACTTCTTAATGGCAAGTGGATTGATGAATCCAGCACAAGCAACAACACTACTTGATTTGTTCCAAGGAAACCTAGATCAACTTGCAACTACTCTTGATGTTGGAGTAAAAACTCATGGTGCAGCAAAAGTAGAAGAACTTGGAATGCTTCTTTCAGTTGGTAACAAAAAGGGTAAGATGCAAAATATTATGCTTAATGTTTCAAAAAGAACACCAGCAGACTTTGACAAGTTCTCAAAGATGCTATCAACAATGACTGCTTTAGATGGACATGAGATAAACATGCAGGTAGTTCTAGACACACTTGGTCAAGATGAACTAGACAAGTTAGCAAATAATTTAGATAAGATTGAAAAAATTAACACACCAATAACAAAAGAAGTTATTGCAAAATTTATTCAAGACAATTCCGATATGCCAGGAATGACACAAACAAATATTGATTTACTTACATCTAAGTGGGCAAATTGGGATAAACTTCCAGACTCAATTAAAAAAGAAGCCATATCAAAGTTTGAAACAATTTATGCATCTACATATGAAACACATTTTAAAGATGATGCAGCAAGAATGAAATTTGCAGCAGAGTATGCAAATAGCAAGGTCAATGAACTTCCAGAAAATTCTCCTTCACAGGTTAAAGAATTTACATATAGATATAATTATGAAACAGTTGCTGCAGGAGATCCAGCAAAGGCTGCTGCTGCTATAACTGCAGACAAGGTTAAAACATACCTTGGCGAAAAACCAACACTTGACACTAAAAATCCAAAGAGTGGTGGCACCAGTGGAGGAACTGGAACTAACCCATTATCTTTCTTAGATGAACTTGCAATGAGATTAAAGCAGGTAAGAGATAATTCATTTAATGCTTTAAAACCAGTTCAATCATTACTTGCTGCATTTACAAGCAAGAAAGCACAAAAGAACGCAGCAGCAATGTTTGATATCTTTGATGGAATTCAGAATAGACTTTTAAACATGGGAGTTGGAAAAGATTTTAGAGATGCTATTGCATCAATGTCAGCAGAAGATTTTGCAAAGGTTGCTGCCCTTAAAGGTAAAAATGCATTGTTTACATTTAAAGATGGCGCAGCAAAGACAAAAGATACTATTACTGGTTTAACTCAAACTGGCAAGGCAGTTGATAAGGGATACAATGAGGCAAACCTTGGACAATATAATTTTGTAAATGAGCAAACAATTAAAGAAGTTCAAGATCAAGCAACTGCATACAATATGCTTATTGCAAATGGGTTAGATGCATCTCAGGCTTTGGCTGTTGTAGAAGATAAGGCACAAGCAGCAGCACTTGCATCTGGAGCAATTAAAGCATCTGATCCAGAATGGAAAAAATATATAGCAAATATTACTAAGGCAAATGATGCACTTGAAAGACAAGCAGTTCTTAATGAAGCAATTAAGGCAAATGAAGATTTCAAAATTTATCAAGAAATGCCAAAACTTGTTTCTCAATTGAGTAGTCTTGGCTATAGTACAGATCAAATTGATGCAGTTCTTGGCAACCCAAATCTTGCAAAATTCTTAGTTGAAGACTTACAAGATGGTCGTATTGATGCCCAGGCAATTGCAGATTATTTAAATAATATTGAAGCAAGAAAAATTATTGATATTCAGGTTAAGTTAAATAAGGGAGATCTTGCAGGGGCAGCAGAGCAAGGTCGTGCACTTATGGAAGAGTACTTCTCTGTTATGGAGGCAGTAATTAGAACTGGCCCAGAAGCAATGCAACTAAATGCAAACAATAGAATTATTGCTGACCTAGAATTACAGTTAATGCCATTCAAGCAACAGATTGAGTCAATTAATAAATTAATTGCAGATGCACAGCGTGAGATAGAAATGTCTTATTCAAGACCAATTGAAAACTTGCAGGAACAAGTAAATGATTTAACTCGTGAACTTGAAATGAATCCTTTGTTTGGTGATCGTGCAATGAAAAAGATTCAAGATGAAAATACTATGCTTTCAAATGATCTTACAGTTATATCTCATGCAGCAGACGAAATAAATAAAAAGTACGATGCACAAGCAGAAGCCTTGGCAAAGGTACAGGAAATTAATTCAAACATTATTGAACAACAAAAAAATCAACTTGATCTAGCAGATGCTTTAACACAAGGAGATATTTCAGCAGCAGCCCGTGCTGCTCAAACTATGAGAGCAACTGGAGCACAGCAGTTTGCTGGTGGCGTAACAGATGCACTTGCACAGGCTAGAGCCAATGCTTTAGGTGGATTAACTGGACCTCAAAGTGGTTTAACACAAGATCAGATTAATGAAAAACAATATCAAAATTCACAAAAACTTTATCAAATGGAAACTGATCCAAGAAGACTTCAGATTATTGCAGACATTCAACTTAAGCAAGATGAGATTTATCAACTTGAAGAAAAGCGTGAGGCTGCACTACTTAATATTCAAAAACTTGAAGATCAAATTTACAACATTCAGAAAAATTCTATTCAACCAATTCAAGATAGAATTGATCGATTAACATATGAAAATCAAATTCTTCAAGCAAACATTGATAGACAGATTGCAGGACTTACATTCTTAGGTAAAACAAGAGAAGAGTGGGCAGCAATTACTGCTAAGATGGATGCATCAGCACTGCTTACAAAGTTGATGAATTCAAGTGCATATTTAGGAGCATTACTTGCAGCAGCAGAAGAACTTAACAATACCTGGGCAGATATTCTTGCGAAGTTATTGGAATATGCAAATACCCTTGCTTCTATTACAGCAGCACAAGGACAATTTAATACTCCAAGCACATCTTATATTCCACCAGCAGATACTCCAGAATCTAAGCAGTATCTTGAAAATACAATTAATGCAGCAACTGCTTTAGATGCTGCACAAGCAGCATATGATCAGGCAGTTATAAATGCATCAGAAAATAAGGGTGGAGGACCTGATGCTCAATATGATCAAAGAGCAGTTGCTGCTGCTGCAGCAGCCCTTGCTAAAGCACAGGATGCATACGATGCAGTAACTGGCATTGAAGAACTTCTTGCAAACTATGACGGAAACTCAACTGGAGGAGGAGCAGGATATCAATATGCTGCAAAGGGTGGACTAATTAAGCCAAAGTATTTTGCAGTAGGTGGAAATGTTCGTGGAACAGATTCAGTTCCAGCAATGCTAACTCCTGGAGAATTTGTCATGAGTAGGTATGCTGTTAACTCACACGGTGTTGATAGAATGAGGGCTATCAATAATGGCTCATCAGTTGGTGACTCAGTGTATAATTATAGTATTAGTGTTAATGTTAAATCAGATGCAGATGCAAATGAAATTGCAAGAGCAGTAATAACACAAATAAAGAGCGTTGAATCACAAAAACTCAGGGGGACTAGATTCTAATGGCAACTAATACCTACATGTCTGGAAGAAAGAAATATTCAAGACCACAGGCTATGCTATGGGCAGACAACCCTGGTACTAAAATTAATGGTTTCTATGTTCCAGACGGTTATGAGGTAGGGGCTAATCCAGGCCTAGAGGTCGATACAAGCCTATTTAACGAGTTTTTAATACTGTCAGATGATAACAGGTCATCCATAGACTTTAAGCCAGTTAGAATCGAAAAACGGGAGAGAATGATCAATGGTCGAATGAGGTCATATCACATAGCAGATAAGACACAAATAACAGTGTCTTGGAATATGCTTCCATCCAGAGCCTACGATTCATTTGCTGACTTTAATGCTAACGGTGAGCCAGACCTATCAGTAACACCATCAAGAACAAACCCATATGAATTTACTACAGATGGCGGAGCAGGTGGAGTTGAACTTTTGAATTGGTACGAAAATCACAATGGTTCATTCTGGGTTTATCTTTCATATGACAAATATACAAATTTTGAAAATGATCCAGAAGTAGAAGGTGATGATAGATTTAATAATGTCAATAAATATAACGAAATCATAGAAGTATTCTTTTCAGACTTTAACTATACTGTTGTTAAAAGAAGTGGTTTGAACTTTGATTTCTGGAATGTATCAGTAACTCTGGAAGAGGCATAATGTTTCAGAATGATGATTTATTAAATCATATAGAAACTAGTTCTTCTATAAAAACACAGTCAGTGGTAATTGCTGAATGGAACATGAATATCCCATCAAACATGTTGCAAATTGGAAATTATAGATACAGACCAAACCAATCAGACTCAGTATATAGCGCCTTACCAAATACCTTTGATTTAACAGACTCTGGAAATTCAACTGGTGCTGTAAAATATTATACTGATGCAACCGATTCAGATGTTGTTATTGATGGAGGTTTTGATGATAATAATGAACCAACAACACTGACATCATATAAAGAAAAACTAAAGATGCTTTATTCTTTAGAAGATTGCTTTAAACCTTTTAGACCTAGATCTGGCATAAATAAAGCAACATATCTTAATGGCAAGTATTTGCATAACCCAAATATCAACATGGCAAAAAGACCAAGATATTATATGTCTGATAAAAATGATGCTTTTAAATATTGGACATCGTTTAGAACAGAAAACGGTATAGAATACGGTATTTCAAATAAGATAGTCGGCAATAGATATCACATAGAAGATACAGTTCCATTTATTGTATATAAAGAAAAAATGCCAGTAAATAGAATAGTCGTAAAGATGCAAACAAATGTTGGAGACCTTGACTACGGAACATTTTCTAACTCTGCAACAACATTTTTAGACCCATACTACGGAGAACAAAATAAAACAATTCCTTTAAAATGGAAGATTCAAGTTTTAAAAAATAATAACTGGGTAGATGCTATTTCATTTTCAGACAGCGATAAGCGTAAAGATGGAACAGCAATAATAAAATCAGATGGTTATCTAGAGGTATCATATGGACTAATTGTTCCAGATCGATATCGCTCAATATTTTTGTTTTCTGGCGAACTAGCATCTGAGACACTATTGACTAAACTTCCCAATGAAGGAGAGGCATATTTAGTTTCTGCAAATGATTCAGAACTTGGTGCTTTTCATATTTGGTATAAGGGAAATTGGGAAACATTTACTCCAAATTATGGTTGGCAAGTTGCAGATCCAGAAACTGATAGACTTACAAACTTTGTAACAGATTTAACAAGCCCCCCAAGTTATTTGGCAGAATATGACACTGTGGTTAGATATAAAGAATTTGAATATATTTCTGGAATCAGACTAGTTATAGATACCATGAGCAAGTTTGACTGTGCATTTGATTTAATTGAGTTATCCCCAAGACTTGCAGTCGATCTATCTGAAAAGGTGTTAGAGTTTTCAGTCAATAAGAGTGCTTCAGATTTAGGAGTAAGTGGATTACCAGTTGGACAATTACTTGCATCTACTGGAAAATTAAGTCTTTTTGATTTTGATAATGCATTCAACTCTAATAATACTGATAGCATAATCAGTAATTATGTTTCAAAAAATATTCAAATTAAAATGTATGAGTCGATTACTGGTCCAGATAATTACTCATATTTTATTCCTATCAAGACAATGTACTCAGATGGTTTTCCAAAACTAGATAATGCAGCAAAGCATGTTTCTTTAGATCTTAGAGATCTATATTTTTATTTTGAATCTCAAACAGCACCACAGATACTTTCAACAAGCACATCTGTAAGTTCGGCAGTATCTCTACTTCTAGACTCTATTGGATTTTCTAACTATGTATTTAAGCGTGTTGATGGAGAAGCAGAAGTTATCATTCCGTACTTCTTTATTCCGCCAGATAAGAGCATTGCACAAGTTCTTCAAGATATTGCAATCTCAACTCAGACAGCAATGTTCTTTGATGAATTTAATAACTTTGTAATGATGAGTAAAAACTATATTATGCCATCTATTGCAGAAAGACAAACAGACATAACGCTATTTGGATCAATTGACTATGAGGATTCAGGTGTAGTTAAGAATCAAAACACTAATTTGAAACTAGCAAATGTTATAGAACTAACATCACAAAATAACGATGTATATAATGATGGAAAAATAACATACACTACAAGACATATTCAAAGATCAATTGGAAGCATTAAGCAGGCAAGCCTAGTTGATAATGAAAAAACTTGGATATACAAGCCAGTATTGTTATGGGAAGTTTCTGGAACCGAAAACACAAAGTCGATAAATAGTGAGGTGGGCAATCAGTCAACATATATGCTTAGCGCCATCCCTCTAAACTCAACTCTCTCTGATGCCGTACCTACAGTATCAAATAATCAGATACTTAATAATGTTATGGATCTTGGTGAAGGAGTTTATTGGATAACTAGATACAATGGATACTTCTATTCTAATAGTGAAATAATTAAGTATGATGCTGTTCAGTATAATGTTTCTGGAACTGGGGATGTTTGGATTAATGATGTTCAGGAATATGATAAGTATTTTTCAGCGCTACCATTTAATGGGAAGATATATCCAACAGGATTAGTTAGAATATATTCTGAGCCAGATTATGAAGAAGTAAATGGCATAGTTAAATTAAAAAATGGAACTGTAGCAAAACATGGTAGAGGGCAATTCGGCACACCAGTTACAACTCATCATGCAGGATTAAACCCATACTGGTCTAATAATAGCAATGTTCGTGGCTGCACTATGCAGTCTAAGTACTTGTTTAAAACTAACCAAACGCTTCCAGTTACATATATTGGCCCAGCAGGTGTTAACAATACTCTTGCACAAAAAACAACCAGAAATGGTGTTATCAAAAATTTCTTGTCATCAAAGTATATCTCTGAATCAAATCTAAATACAATGGTTGCAACACAGTCTGGAACAATTCAGTCATCTGCACTAGTTATGAATGGTCCAGGATTTACAACCACAGAGTCTCCAATAGATTTTATTTCATATGTCTATAAACCACTAACTGATAGTTATAAACATTTTGGAACTAGAATGAGAATTATTGGCAAGATTGAAAATGATGCTAATCGTGGACAAACACCAGTAGGTGCATCAACTTACTTTATAGTTCCAGGAAC